CAAAACTTGAACCAAATTTTGATGATAATTCAAGATTAAAATCGCTAAAACCAGACACATCAAGTGAGTTACCTAAAATAGCTAATTCTGCATCTTTGAAAAATACATAGCAATTCTCCATTCCTTCATCTTCATCTTCAACTATTGCAGACCTCAGAATTCTAAGTAAACCAGTAGAAAATCCACTTTCATCAATCAACTTTCTTAATGTATCAAACAATTGAGAATCCTCTACTATCAATTTACGAACCGTATCTCCATTATAAATTTCTTCCATAATTAACTGTCTCAAACTATCAAAATCAACAACTTCTGATAAAATCAATACTCTTAATGAATCAAAATTAATATTCTCATCTATTACCAGCTCTCTCAATGAATCAAACAACTCTTCATAATATTTAACAATACTACGATACGTCTTTCCGTTAAAATAACCACCATAAGCAATTTTTCTAAGAGTGTCAAAATTGATAGTTTCTGATAAAATTAATTGTCTTAATGAATCAAAATTATTAATTTCATCTAGTGATAATTTCCTTAATGTATCTCCATCATAAACGCAAACTTCGCCTAATGTCATAAACTCAACTACATCACCATATACCGTATTGCCATCTTCAATTACCACACCACGATATTCATAGTTATTACCTAAAAGCAAACTACTAATATTTGCTTCTACAACCTGTGAAGATATTATTTCTTGATGTGTAGTTTCAATCCATGTTGACTGTCCATCTTTTCTATATTCAAAATATACTGTTGCCATTATCTACTTCACCGCCTTTCATTATAAAGGCATCAATCTTATATAATTGGTAATATATGTTTCTGCTAACTCGTAATACATTTCAAGATATTCATCATGTGCTGTTGCCCAATTTTCATTATTTACAGCAACTTCACATATTTTTACACTCTGATATATCTGTTCGTAAATCTCATTTGGATTTATTTCTGCATCTATACCTTGAATAATTTGTGGTGCTAATTCATAATACTCATTAATTAATTCCGCATACCCAACCTCATTAACATAATGTGTACGTAATAAACGCATAGCAGTTAATTCAGAACAATTATCAGGAAGTCCTTTATAAGTAACACATGCTGTTGTAAGATAGCAATCAGGATCATCCAAGCAAAGATAATGAAATTCATCAATAACTCTTCCACTTGCATCGTTTAATCTAATTGTCATATCTCCTTCGCAACCATCAAAATGCAACATAACTATACGCAATGTATCAGTTTCTACAAAACTTAATGTTTGTTGCAACCAACCGTTTCCACTTTCATATGCATTTATTTGTTCTTCATTTTTATTCCATGATATCATCATTGGATCAACTGTTGTAATAACGTAATTCATATGTAAAGTACAAGCTATAGGTATTGTTAAAAGGTCTGTATTTCCCGTTGCTTTTTCATCTGTTGTCCATACATAATTTAAAGTCCAAAGTGTTAAATCTCCACGTAATTTTGCTGAATATTTAGCTATAGGAGATGGAGTTAATGTTGTTATCGTATTACTCAAAATTTATCAACTGCCACTGAAAATATAGACAAACATACTCATTATCTATATCCAGAAAATTCCTTATTCAACGTGCCTGTTCTCGTATTATTACTAATACTACTAACATTTGATATAGCACTCCAAAGGCGTAAATTCCCATGTGACCCACGGTACATATATACAACGCAATTTTAACAAGCTATTGTATATTCTTTAGCATTTTTTAAATTAATTGCTGCATTTAAATCTCTATCCTTTTCATATCCACACTCTTCACAAATATAAATTCTTTCGGAAAGTTGTAAGTCTTTCTTAATGTTTCCGCAACAAGCACATGTCTTGCTTGAAGGATACCATTTTGAAACCACTCTTAATTCTATTCCATTTTGTTTACATTTATTTTCAAGTTTTGTTCTAAAATAATAAAAATTCTGTTGTGCAATTGCTTTTGATAAATGCTTATTCTTCATCATTCCTTTTATATTCAAATCTTCTATAGTTATTGATTTAGGCTTGATTTTCACCAATTCACTAACTATTTGATTTACGAAGTTTTGTCTAATATTTTTAAGATTTTGATGAAGTTTCTGGACTATTAGTATTTGTTTATTTATATTCTTTGCAGAAGTCGTGGCATTTCCTCCTTTTTTCTTTTTATTTTCATATTTTTTAGATAAGCGTCTCTGCTCACGTTTAAGTTTCTTTTCTAATTTCTTTGCTTTCTTTGTCTTATTTATATTTTTATATTGAATATCATTACTAATTACTGCAAATTCTTTAATTCCCAAATCTATTCCTATACTTTCTGAGTAGGGAAGATTATTCTGTTTTACTTCTTCTTTTATTAATACACTTACATAATATCTACCAGCTTCATACGAAACAGTACCACTAGTGACTTCTGAATTAGTAGGTATATAGCCTTTTTCTTTTAATTGAACAAATCCAAGTGTAGGGATTTTTAATCTATGTCTATTAATACTCCAATCAGTAGTATTATTTTTCGGGAAGTAAGCTTTTATATTGTTTCTCTTTTTCTTTTTAAATTTAGGGAATTTACTTTCACCTTTAAAGAATCTTTTAAAAGCCTTTTCTCCGTTCATAATAGCTTGCTTTACTGCTTTAGTAGAAACTTCTTTAATCCATTTATAATCTTGATTATTTGGAATAAATTCATTATTCAACCATTTTGAAAAATCCATTCCAGAAACAAACCTTTTCTCTTTTTCGTAAACTTCTTTATTGTGTCCAAGATAGAAGTTATAAATAAATCTACAAACGCCTAGAGTTTGATGAATTATTCGTTTTTGTTCTGTGGTTGGATTGATTTCTGTTTTGTAGGCTCGCATAATTCAGCATCCTCCTCTATTTTTTTCTTATATTTTCTAAGTCCATAAACTCTACATGAAAAGACATGTAAAATACTTATAATATCTTGAACTATTTCTTCTTGTGGAGATAATTTTTCATTATTTACAATTATTAAATCTACACCATTTGATTTAACAAACTTTTCAAACCATTCAAAACCAAATCGTATAAATCTATCTTTATGAGATACTATTATTTTAGATATAGTTCCTAACATACAATCTTCGAGAAGTTTATTCCACTTTTTACGATTATAATTAAGTCCTGAACCGATATCTTCAAATATTTCATCTACAATCCAACCTTTAGCATTACAAAATGTTTGCAAAAATTCTACTTGGTTCTTTAAATCATCTTTTTGATTAGTAGTAGAAACTCTAGCATAAATAATTGTTTTACCCTCTGGTTTACTTTCACTCATATATTCTACATATTGTTTATGAGTATAATAACGTCTATCTGATGGAGTTCTAAATGCTTTAAGTTTTCCTTCTATATCCCATCTTTGTAATGTTTTAACTGACACACCTAACATTTCTGCAAAATCTTGTGGTTTATAATTGTTCATAAGTATATCCTCCTAAGTACATTTTAACACTTATGAACACATTTGTCAATATTTTTGAGAATTATTCTAGAACTCCTTTTTACACAGCACCTATGGTCGCTGACAATTGTATGTCTACAGAGCTATCGTTGATAGGAACTTCTGTGCTCAAAGATTTTGCCCTCAAATAGAATAAAGTGTTTACCGCAGTTATCTCAGAAGTAAGGTCTAATGATGCACCATAAGCCATAGGAGAACCAGTATCTAATGCTAATTGCCAATTTGTGGAAGTTGCTATAGATATCCTGCAATGTCTTGAGTTTTCGAGAATTGTCTTATATCCTGAGTCTGTCCTAACGCAAATTGGAATCCAGTCATCCACCTGCTCCCCTGTTGATAATATCTTGATAAATCCAGTATCTATTGGTGACGTTCCATCTCCACTTGATATTAAAGTTCCTGATGTATCTCCCACAACACCGTCTTTATATAGTTTTATTAAAGCCATAATTTAAATCAGTCCTTCCATTATTTATTTTTATAAAATTATTAAACTCCAGTATCTGTATATCTAAAATCAGAAATTAACCTTCCATTTTCATCATCTAATTTTATTGTAATATCTGAATATCCAACATCCAATAATTTAATTTCAAATTTTAATGTATCATTTTGTGTTAAATTAAAAAGTCTTGGACTCCACGCACTGCTAGCATATCCACCCGTATCAAAATCATTTATATATACAGTTAAATAATCAGGAGTTATAGTTCCAGTAAAATCTATGTATATCACACAATCTTCTGGCACTGTCACTGTATTAGTAAAATGACCTGTTTCAGAACTATAAGTCATATCATTAAAATTTAATGTCCAAAATTCATTTGTTCCCACTAAAGCTTGTGCTATGATTTCACAAGTTTTATCATTCTGTACAATTTCATCAAAATTTGATTTGGCTTGAATCCAGAATATATAATTAGTGTCACCAATAATATCTATTATGTCCAATGGCAATCCCCAATCTAATGGTGTGCTAGAAGGAAGGCCATTATCATCTTCCGCTAATCTCCATAAATTGGCAGTATCCCCCGAAAGAGATATTCTAGCGTGGCGATTTAAATCAAAAACTGTTTGCTGTCCTACACTACAACGTACAGCAAGTTTTACCCAATTACCAGAAGCAAATGAAGATTCAGGAATTGATATAAACCCACTGTCTACGGCGTTATAAAAATCATTCTCACTGACCATTGTTCCATCTGTTAAATTAACGGTAGGATTATCACGATAAATCGCTATATGATAAGCCATTTATTTCACTCCTTTCATCACAAAGGCATCAACCTAACATACCCATCTATATAAGTCTCTGCCAACTCATAATACATACTCAAATACTCATCTCTTGCAGTTTGCCAATCACTATTATTAACTGCGATTTCACAAATCTTAACACTCTGATAAATTTGTTCATAAATTAAACTAGGATTATCTTCTTGGTCTATAGCTTTAACAATTTGAGAAGCTAATTGATAATATTCTCTAATCAAATCTCTATATTCAGGATCGTCAATATAATGCTCTCTTAATAACCTCATTGCTATCAACTCAGAACAATCATCCTCTAATCCTTTATATTTAACACATGCTGTAGTAAGATAACAAGCATAAACATACCAATGAAAATAAGATAATTCTTTTCCATTCTCATTATTTAAAAATAGTTTTAAATACCCACCTATTTCATTCCCAAAAATTCCACCTAAATATATTTGAAAAGTTGAATCTTTAGAAACACTTAATGCTTGATGAAACCATTCAAAATTAGGATTTCCCATATGACCTATTGTTAACTCTTCACCATTTATAATGTATTTAAGAATATAAGCCGGATTGGCAGCATCTACATTTAACGCATATATAATACAATCTTCTGGAATTGTTACTATGTTTGAAAAAACTATATTTACATCAGGTTCGGAAATCATATCATCAATATCTAAAATCCACGGCAATCCTACCAATGCTTGTGCCGTAAGTTTAGTAGTTTTGTCGTTCTCCACGATATCATTTACATCTGCACAGGCACGTATGTGGAAAATATAATTTTTATCATAAATTTTATCTGAAACTATATCGAGTGGTTCACCCCAATCAGAGGGAGTTGGAGATGGAGAACCATTGTCATCTGCTGACAGTTGCCAGCAGTCAGATTTCAACCCTTCTAGGCTCAATCTACAATTTCTATTTAGGTCATTTATCGTTTGTAATCCCTCGTTGCAACGAATTGCGAGTGGAACCCAGTTACCAATTTCAGTCCCAGTTTCTGGAATAATTAAAAAGCCAGAATCAACGGGATTAGTAAAATCTTCTGTTGAAACTAAATCTCCTCCAGTGTCTCCTATTGGATTTTTATATATTTTAATTGAAGACAAATTATTTCACCTCTTTTATATTTATATTTATATTTTATTAAGCAACTATTTTAAAAACATACCCTTTTACAGATTTAGTTTTACCATTAAGATGATTGCTAACACTTACATTACTTATTTTTAAATCATTTGAACATCGAGTTTGATTATCATAAATCCCTAAAAATTCATTTGTATCTTTTTTATATACTTCAAATACAAATTTAGATTTAGAATTTTTATACAACTTTTCTAGTTTTTCTTCGGAATAATTTTCTACATAAATAAAAACATAATTTTTTACAGAATGTATTTTTCTATTTGAATTTAAACAAGCATTAATGTTTTCAACATCTATGTTTAATTCTCTTGCACATACTGATTGATAATCGAACTTATCAATTAATTTTCTTGTATTTTTATCATAAACATAAAATGGTTTTATAAAAACACCTTTACCACATTTTTCACATAATTCATTTAATTTTTTATTTGTATATTCATCTTTATATATAAATATATAATCTTTTGCAGAATAACTTTCACCTCTCAAACAACTACTGACGTCCCATTTATATATTTTTAATTCATTAACACATCGATATTGAAAATTATATTCTCCAACCAATTCTTTTGTATATTTATTAAAAACTAAAAATGGTCTTCCTTCAACTTTTTCATAAATTTCATTTAATTTATCTTCATTATATTCATCCTTATAAATAAAAACATAACCATTAGATATATGTCTCTTACCCTTTAAACATTTACGAATATAACTAGAATAATTTATATCTAAATTTTTACTACATTCTACTGAATTTATCCATTCTCCTACAAACTCTCTGTCTTTAAAAACATAAAAAGATTTTGCTCCTTTTGATATAGCACTTTGTAATTTCATTTCATCATTATATTTAACACCCAACGGAGAACCTGCTGTTGGAGAAATGTTATAACAATTTTTTTGATTGTCAAAGTAAATATTCAGATAATATTGTTCTCTCTCAATTAATTTATTCTTGTCTTCTACAAATTCAATTATTTCAAATTGAAAACTATTTTCACTATACTTATTAAATGCATTTTGTAAATATTTATTTTTATGACAATTTTTCTTAAGTGTTCTAAAATGATCTCTTTTTCTATTCTTTAAAATAACGGCACTCCCAATATAAATCTTATCATTAACCAAATTTACAATCTTATAAATACCACTTTTAATTTTATTCTTACCTTTTAACTCTTCACTCATTTTATCAACCTCCATATTTGATTTCTCCAACAAATAGACAAATAAAAATAGAAGGGAGTACATCGGAGTGTGTACCATTCTCAAGTTCATGACACTTGAGTTACCCTTCTAAAAATTAACTTTATTATTAAATAAAAAGGAGAGACTAAAAATCTCTCCACTAAAAACTATTTATTTTATTCCTTCTAAATTTTAATCAATATATCTATTTAACTTTTCACTTTAACACTAACTCTTGCCATTAATAACTGAACAGAATCCTTCAGCTCTATAATGTATTCAATCACATATCCTTTTGTAGTAATAAAACAACTATCATTACTATCTAAAAAATAAAACACATTATATCCATCAATTATCCCATCAGCTTCACACATTAAACTACCTGCGTTATCATAAACTTTACATTCACATGATTCTATCTCAAAATCAGTGTTTTTCCTTGATTTTACTAAGACTCCACAAAGTCTTTTCTCTCCTTTATACATTTCTATCATAAGATTTTACTCACCTCTTCTAATTCAAATTCGAGAGGCATTTCAGCCATATACATATCTAACTTTAATTCTTCAACAACAAATTCCAATTCCAATTCAATCAAGTAATATGAATCTTTAGTACATATATCCCAAATAGTTACAAGCTTTCTTATTAATTGACGAATAGGGGAGACTAGATTAAATATATTTCTTTTACTTTGTTTTAAAAACTCAACCAGTAATAAAACATTTCTATTGCTTTGATATTTAGATATCACTAATAAAACAATATCTCTTTTTTGTTGAACAATAAAATTAAACAACTTATTTATTTTTCTATTACTTTGTTTTTTAAAACTTATTAGTTCAATAATATTACGCTTAGTTTGATTAAAATAATCTGACACAATTTTCCTAACATCCCTATTTGACTGACTATTATATTTAACCAACTTAATTATGTCTCGTTTGCTTCCTTTTGTAATAGATTCTAATTTGAATATTTTACGATAATTCTGTTTTATAAAAACAGTTAATTTTATTACATTCCTTTCGATCTGTTTTAAATACTCATCAAATCTAATTACATTTCTTCTTGGTTGTATTGCATTCTGAAATGTTTTTGTGATATTTCTATTATTCTGTTTTATACCACTAACTAATTTAATAACATTTCTCTTGCTTTGACCAACATAATAACTTAATAAACCATTGTTTCTTTTGGTCTGCCAATAAGAAGAAATTGAACTTAAAATATTACGTCTGTTCTGCCCCAAATAACTAATCAATCCATTAACTATTCTAACTAATTGTCCATATACACTAACCATACTCGTGCTTATTAACTTAGTAATATTACGTTTGGTTTGCTTACTAACACTTACTTTATTAATAATATCTCTATTATGTTGTGTTTTATTTCCAATTAATTCTATAATGTTTCGTTTAGTCTGAGATGAAATTATAAAAATCTTCTTAATATCCTTGCTTGTTTGGAATAAAACTGAACTCGATTGTGTTAATTTTCTTATAGTGTCCCCACTAAACACATCTGGTATTTTTCTGTAGGTTTGCTGTAATATACTGATTAACTTGTTATTAGTTTTTATAGTTTGATATTTATCTAAAACTAATAATATTATTTTTCTATAAGTTTGTTTTAACAATACTTTAAGTAATTCAACATTCCTATTTAATTGATTTATAATAATGATAATTTTATTAATATTTTTCTTAGATTGAAACATAATATTAATTTGTTGAATGATATTTCTTACTACCTGCAAAGTTACAAATTGTATTTTGTTTATTCGTCTATTGTTTTGAGTAGTAGTATCCACTGATTTCTTTATATCTCTATTTGTTTGAATGATATTAACAATAAACTCTAAAATATTTCTTTTTGTCTGCTTGTTAGTAAAATATAATTTATTTATATCTCTTTTAATTTGATTAATACAATAAACTATGATCATATTATGTCTTACAGATTGATAAAGAACACTAATTAATTTATGTATTCTTTTATTTGTTTGAACATAAAAAACAGATATACTATTAATTTTTCTACTTATTTGCACATTAAACATAAATATATTATTGATTTTTCTATATGTTTGCTTTATTGATTCACTTAATTCTATAATATTCCTTTTTATTTGATTACTAATATAATTAAATTTAATAATAACTCTATTATTTTGTATTTTATTACTAATCAATTCTATAATATTACGTTTAGATTGAGATAAAAATACAGATGTTTTATTTATATTTTTATCAGTTTGATATAAAAAATTGATTAACTTATTGTTTGACTTTATAGTTTGATATTCACTTAAAATTAATTGTGTTATTTTCCTATAAGTGCTACCAAAAAGTGTGATAAAACTCACATTATTCCTACGTGTTTGTGTTGAAGTGTCTGATAATATATTATTAATTCTATTGGTTTGATTTGTATTTGATATGGACTGAGTAAGTTTTCTGATAGTTTTACCTTTAAATATATTTAAAATCTTTCTATAAGTTTGACTTAATATTGATGTTATTAAAGTTGATTTTCTATTAATTTGATTTAAACCATATATTTCAACCTTATGCCAAATAATTGAATATATTTTTCCTTTAAGTATAAACATTTTATGATTAGTATTAGGCAGACTCGAATATAATCTGCCTTTAATTAATTTCATAGTCTGCCACCACCTAACTTTATTTTAATTAATATCAGAAAAATACACCACCGCACTTGCCCCACTATATTTAGCATATAAATACATTTCAACTTCCGTATCTCTTGTTGGAGTAATTTCAGCAGATAAATATAGCCAAGTACTACCATCTCCAGTGGCTGTAATTATCGTTGTTGTCATGTACTTTCCACGAAATAATATTTGAGGTTCACTACCTACTGCTACATTAGACCATTTTACCCATACACTTTTTTTAAAGGCTTCTCCACCTGTAGCAAAAAATGTAAATTTCTGTTGTCCTGCTCGCTCAATCTTTATTGAAGGAGTATATGTATGATAATTTACAAAATCAATTCCTACTCTTGAAAATTCATGTGCTCCATAATGACATAATCCGTCCATCAATGCTCTTCCATGACCCATAATATCATAAAAACTGTATCCAACACCAAGATTACTCCCACCAGTATAGTTAAATTCCATTATTGGCATAAGTGCTTTGATTAAATCTACGGGATAATAAGAATAATGGTTTGCATTTGAAACTTCAACTGTTTCATAATAAGTTATTGGTTCAGTAAATATAGTGCGTTGTTTGTTTCCACAATAAACTGCACTACAAGTAGAAGTGTTTAAAACATCTGTTGTAGATGTCCCATAAAATCCATTTATACAACTTACTGAACGGCAGTAATTAAGTGTTGATAAACCACTCATATTAAATCCATATTGACTATTTAAAGCTAAACAATTTGTGCTAGTAGATACCGCATTATTAGTATAAAATCCATTTGTACAACCTATAGCCGTACAATTTACATCACTTCTTGTACTACCTGTAAACCCTGAAACACATCCTAATGCAATGCCATTCATATTAAATCCATAATTAAATCCCACGTTTCCACCAATAGCTATACAATCATATCTATTACTAGAAGTAAATCCTTCATTTGCAACCATAGTAATACAGTTTTCGCACGTACCACTATAAATACCGTTATAACTAGTAACCACAGCACCAAACAGTTTCATTGTTGAGGTTGAATTCATATAAATAGCATAATTATCACTAGAACCATCTATATAAAATTCACCATAATTTTTCCAAGAAAGAATAAAATTATATCCTTTACTATTAAAGTTCCAAACAATACCGCTTGTTGGTTGCTCATTTATATCGCAACCTGTTATTCTTACAATTCCAGGTTTGTCATCTGTTAGATATTTAGATTCTTGATCTACAATCCAATAAATTTTAGAAAATACACTTCCTGATGTTTGAAGTGTTACTTTTTCGCGATATGTCCCACTTCCTATATACACATATGACCCTGCTGTAACCATCGTGATAGCTTTTGAAATTGTGAGAAAAGGAAATTCCTGAGAAAGACCATCATTAGAATCTGAACCTCTTTGGTTACTAACGTAATAATTAGCCATTTGAACTACCTACCTTTCTAAGCTAGGATTAAGTAGCTCTTTCTATACCTTCAGCTTTGATTGCAACTGAGCAGTCTTGAATTGCCTCTTCACTGGTCTCAGCCTTGGCTTTAGCGTGGAAGTAAATCTTACCAGCCGAATTTCCGACTGTGCCAATCGAAAGAGAAGCACCATAAGCATTGTACGTTCCTGGACTTCCTGCTACATCTGGTGCTAAACACCAACTTGTAAGTGTTGCAACCCCATCCCCGCCTTCTTTCGCTCTTATTGCTTCACCTGGGTCTTTTCTAAATTCACTGTCTACAAATGATATCACCGTACTCGTTGTCTCATATCCAAAATCTGTCATTGCATAAAGTCTAATTTCTCCTGTCTCAGATAGGTCTGCCCTAAGAGTAAACTCTACCGCATTGGTGAGAGTTCCAGCCGTTGAAATTATTGAATCGTCACTAGCTTTGTGTAAATTTAAATGTGCCATTTTATAATCATTCCTTTCATTTTTGAGTTTTTTGTTTTTTAATTTTTATTTAATTCAATTTTTAACTCCAAATAAAACAATACTTTTATTGTCTTATCACTGTTTGTAAAATCGTAAAAAAAATAGGAGAAAAAGGCTATCTAACAAGCCTTCTTACTTAGCTGTTTTTAACCGTTTTCTCCTATTGTTCGTTTTTAACTCTTGTTTTTGTTTTTGTATAGTAAATAAGTAGGGTAGGGGAGAGGTTGTTAATTCTCTTAGACTACCCGATTGTTGACTATGTTTGTTATGATACAAAAGATTCTATGTCTTTTTCTGTTATTTTTCTAAGATTGCCAAAATTATAATTCTTTATATATTGTGATGTAATAACTTGTGAATTATCAATATCATATTTTATCCACGAATGTCCTGTATTTAAAAATTCTTTTGCTTCTTTGATAATTTGAAGTATGATTTCATCATAAGGTAAATAATCTTTTAAAGATATTATTCTAATCATTTTCCAACCATTATTATATAAATCATAATATCTTCTTTTCTCGTTTTTATCAAATTGATTTTGTAACATTTTGCCCATTTGAACATTAAGATTATGTCCAGAACCATCATATTCTAAATAAATATACTCATCAATGAATGCTAAATCTAACCATCCTTTATTTATAGGATAATTCATTTCCCATTTTAATAATTTACTTAAATATTGTTGTTGTTTACTATATGGAGCAGTTCCATTTCTATATTTTGATTGTATTAAATTATTTAATGATTTTTCTTTTACTTTTTCATTTTTAGATGGAGTGATATATCCATATTTTTTTAAATTTGTTTGTTTGATTTTTTCTTGAATTTCTTCATTTTGTGATATATTATTTACTCCATATTTTTCTAATATTGTATTTTTTATTTTATCTCTAACTATATCAGAAGAAAGAGAATATTCAACTCCATACATACTTAAACAAGTTTGTTTACTTTTATTTTGAATTTCTTTATTTTGAAAAGCATTTTCAAATCCATATTTAGTAAAATTAGTTTGTTTAGTTTTATTTTGAATTTGCGTATTTTTCATTGGATTATCAACACCAAAGTTGTCTACAAATGTCTGCAATCGTTTTTCTTTTATACTATCTACTTGACTTGGATTTTTTACCCCATATTTTATCAAACAAGTTTCTATATTTTTTAAAGGCTGACAATCTTTACAACAATCTTTATGTACTAATGATTTTTGATTCTGTTTTATATAATCATCATATTTTTTAGATACTATATTAATATTACAATAATCACATTTTACATCAACATATATATGACTACCTTTAGTTAAATGTTCTATCGGTATTATAAATTTATCAGTAAGTTTACAATCATAACCTAAATTCTTAAAATGTTTTATATTTTTCCCACTAATTTTTACTTCTACTTCTTTAGTTATTAACATATTTCTTCTCCTTCCTAATATAGAGAATAAATGGGAAAGAGACTACACATTAGGAATGCAATCTCTTTATTACCCTATGTAAATTTGCAACTCTACATAAGAACCATTATTATATTTACTCTGTTGTTTTTGAAATATAAAATTAAATAAATTCTATATTCCCATCGTTAATTACATATTCAACTACAACAAATGCTCCATTGTTTTCTTTGATTTTTGAATTTTCAATACTATATACCATATTATTTAATAATATATATGTATCATTCTCAAGCCATTCTACAATAGGACATTTTACTTTGATCGTTAAAATTTTATTCTTTGTACTCTCCTTTATTGAAGATTCTTTCATAGAATTTACCTCCAATTAAATTATTCGATAATGTCAATGATTACCATTTGATCATCACTATTAGGAAAAACTTCAGCAACGAAGCTGAATACACTAGGGTCTCCCTCCGCTGCATTAGAAATAGTAAAGCCACTAGCAATCTTACACCTAGGCATAGTAAACTTAGCAGGAAGTAAAGCACCGTCAGTTTCTCTTGTCCATATTGTATCTGCCTCAACTTTATAATATCCAGCAAATTTTCCAGATTCAATTATAATTTCTTTCGCTGTAGCTGCTGAATCATAATAGTAATCAATAATTACTTTGTCACCTTCTACAAATAAATGACTATCTACTGTACCAGCAAAAGTAATAGTGGTACCAGCTATTTGATATCCATTAGTTGCATTTACTGGAATAGTAATTCCAATATCATAACCCTCTTGTGTTAAAAATATAAACATAGGAAAACCAGATTGTGCAGTAGGTGTCTTAGTAAGTGTTACTGTTTTACTTGAACTAAGTGTTAACACCTCTTTATATTGTACCTGTTTAATTTTTGTAGTAATAGTAGTACCTGCAAGAATTGCCAATGCTTCCGCACTGATGAGTGCATCTTCCATGTTATACATTACTTCTTTATTTGATTCCCACATCAAGCGTTTAGGGTTTCCACGTCCACCTCTCGCATAATTTGCATCAGCCGATACCTCGGTCGAACTGGTCTTAAGTGATTCCAAATATAAAGCTGGTTTTCCTGTAGCAATGTCTTTAAAAACAACATTCGCTATCTCACGTACGCCATATCTTACTCCCATTTTATTTCCTCCTTATTATTTTTGTTTTATTTTGCGAATCCAATGTTCTAAATTAATCTTTTTTGAATCCGCTCCAGCCAATAATTGACGAATATTTATATCGTAGTCTTCAATCATTTGCATTCTTTTAAATTGATTGTTAAATTGAAAAATTGTCATATCCCATACATTAATAATGTTTGTGGATTTTGAATTACCAGCAAAAGCAGAGATTAAATCAAATAAAGATAATATATCTCCTTGCTTTGATTTAATTTTATTAATTTTTTCTTTGGCTGCTTTTATTTTTTCGGCTATTTCTCTTGCTTTTTCATTAACATATTTTTCATCATCTGAATTTTTATTCTCAATGCAGTTTTGTAATAATAAAACTTCTTTGAAATCTTTATATTTCTTTTCTGTTATGAAACTATTTTCATATAAAATATTTTCTATTTTTTTTAAATCTTTTTCATTTTTTATATTTTTAAAAATAATTTCTAAACTTTCAATTGTACCAATAAAAAAAGCACCTAAATTTGGCGCAAATATAACTTCTTGTTTTAAAAAAAACTCAAAAGCATCTTTAATTATCTCTAAATATTGTTCATCCTGCTTACATAATTGTAAAATCAATGAGAAAGAATCAACATTATTTTTTTTTAATTCATCTTTGTTTTCTTTATCAAGATTAAGATTATCAACATCAATACATAAAATATTTATATATTGATTATATTTATACTCTGTTACTTCTGCAATATCTAATAATTTTACTGGATAAACTTTACCCAAATTATTAATTTCAATAGGAAGTCCTGCAAGAGACATTAATTCTAAACATTCTTTGTCCATATTATCACTTCCTAGTTGAACTCATAAGTTTTATATTCGATGCAGGAACCCAAAAAAGTTGATGAATTGTCTGTAGCAAATTCATACATGCCCGAAAATTGAACGCGTCCTATACCAACCAAACGTGTCTGGTTAAAAATTTTATCCAATTCTGATATGATGAAGTCATTTACAAGTCCACTGTCACAACTCATAAGAGATTTGTGAGAAATAACATACAAATAAAAGTTTGAAACCTTATACATATTATCATGAGGTTTGAAAATAAAATTACTAGTGATATGTATATTTGCTTCATCAGTTATCTGCGGAATGTACTTCCAAGGCCATATCTGAGAATATAGGAGTGATGTACGATCAAAACTTGGGTCTATTGTTTCATCAAGAAAACTAGGGGTTTGCTTTCGATATAATAATGCTTTAGTAATATTATCATTGTTGTAAATCGCTTCCATAAGTTTTATTTTATTAAGACTTAAATCCTCAAAATTATTGGCTATATTAATCACCTTCTTTTAAACATAAAATAAGAAGGTGGGAGGTGGTTATCCTCCAAATCCTTCTATAATAAAATTATATTCTTACAACGGACTTCTCAATTTAACGCTCTTTTCAACAAAATTACTTGTTGCATTTTCAGTAGCACGAAGTACAATGTTGTGTACGAAAGAGTTGCATTTGATTGAACAACTATTTGTATCAATAACGTTTAATGTATAAGCTGAACTTGGTACACTAGTAGCAATAACTTCAAAATTAAATTGTATTCCTATAACTTCTATTCCATTGTTAAATTTCTTAGCAATATAAGTTTTCGTTATTCCTGTTTTTATTTCGTAATCTGGTTGACTTATAGATGTTAAGGTATAAGTTATATTATTCTGTACAATAGAAGTGATAGTTAAATTCATGGTATCTGACACACCATATCCAGAAACAGTTATTACACAATTTCCAACGGCAACAGACGTTACCAAACCTGAATTTGACACACTTGCTATAGCCGTATTACTTGAACTATAAGTCAAAGTAGGATTACTAATGACATCATCGTTGTCTTTCACTTCAGTTAAAATTTGAAGAGTACTACCATTCTGAATACTTACATCACCATTCAATATATCCACTGTGTATACATGCGTTTCTGCATCTTCTAAAACAACCTCTAATTTAAAGATTAATATTCCATTTGTAATTATATCTGAATCCGTTGTTACACGATAAGAACGTCTCCCTATTTGTATCACTTCGCTAATTTCAATCAGTCTATTAATAGAATTATCAGTGATATGCATAAATATAAAGTTGGATATTTCTGAAACATATTTCATTGTGTCAGAATCCAAACCCATTCCTTGCCCACTGGTCGATAATACGTAAGGTACTGTATAACTCACATGATTTTTAGTAAATATAAAACTTCCACTACATTGCATTACGATACAACTCTTTATATGATCAATGTTATTTGTCGTTACAACCAACCATTCATATCCTGAAAACTGCAATAAATCACCAGATTCACATACAAAATCTAAATCCTTAAATACAATTCGCTTAAAATCATCAAGGGCTACTTTTTCTGTATCTTTTTTAATTTGGACTACATGTACCTTAATTCCAGTAGTATAATTTAGCTCATTCCTCTTCTTGTAAGAAACTTCTTTGTAGCTCACATTGTTATCAAAACTATCTGTAAAACTGTCTGTAAGTGAATTTATGTATTCATCCCGAATAGTTAATCCATCAATGGATAATCTGGTCTTATAACTATTCACTATGTCAGAAAAACTCAAAACTATCCACCTCCGTTAACTCTTAATTATAATTATCACAGTGAACTAGCCCCGCTAGAACCCTTTAATTTATCAGCATCTTGATGATATGAGTACATTATCATATCCTGTTTTAACCTGCTCTCAGTATCCTTTACAGTCTCTCTGACTTCCTTTATATGCTGTGCTTGACTATGTACACTGTAATCCTTACCATATACTATCTGATTTAAATGCTTCTGCTTCTGTAATTGGAATTCAAGATAGGGGATGGTCATTCCCCTAGCTATAAAAGATATCTCTTGGTAATTTAAATCATCATTGAAACTACCTATAGTTATACCGTCAGAACTCGTTGGAGTATAATTATTTATATCTTTGTAAAGATAATCTCTGCATATCCCAATTGACCTGTATATGTATTTCGATAATTCTAATGCTAAATTATCTTCTGTGTAATTATTAATGAATCTAGGATCATCTATAATTAGTAAAAATTGTTCAAATGGTAACTCAAAAGATGTAGCCAATCATACCCACAACCTTTCTGTATTTTATTTATTTGCTTTATTATATTTATTTACTTTAGATAAATTACCTAACGACATATTTGTTCGCAAACTCTTGAATGTTTATATTGAATGCGTTATTTAATACATCCCATTTGTTCTTGTCCATATATTTGTAGTCGTTCTCCGCAACCTTGGAAATAATTAAACATAATACAGATTCCTGTAATGGAGTGCTTAAAGTCTTAATCTTTTCTACTAAAGCCTGTGGATTTAGTTCTATGATTTTTTCCATCTCCTCTACAGAAATATCGTATTTGTTGTAAAATTGCCTTAAATATAAAGCGTCTACAACATCTTCGTCTAATATCCTTAATTCGAGATTTTCAAAGTAATTTCTGTACTTTGATGCTAAACTCTCTAATTCTTCAAATCTTACAGGTTGTATGTGACCAAAATTATCAAACCTAATAGGCTTACCACTATATGTAGTAAATGTTCCACCAGCATTCATCATGTTTACGATCAATATTCTTCGCGCTGGCTCAATCTCGGCATATGCTTGAAAGCCTGATTTTTTAGTTGAACCTTTAGTTTTTACCTCATTGTCAATTGTTTTTTCAGAGTTAGATTCAGTTTTAGTTTGCGTTTGTGCCTGAGATGTCAATAGTTTTTCCAACATTGCTGTAAGATTGTCTACTTTTGATTCTAATTGTTTGTTTTTTTCATTCGCTTGTTCAAGTTCTTTTGAAAAGTCTATTGCGTTTGCTTCGCTAATTGTGTTTGCCACTTTAATTTCACTGGTTTCCTTAGTTTCTACCTCTTTACTTACTACCTCTTTTATCTCTTTTATCTCTTTTGATGCGTTTGTCGGTCTTGCCATTTTTATTTTCTCTCCTTTAATCTAATTATTTGTGTTCTAATTTATATTTGGGATTATTATTTTTATTTTATACAGCAGTTTGCTGTTGGGTTTCTTGTTTTTGTAGTTTTAATTCGTTTTTTAATATTTGTTCAATATTGTCAAAATCCCAATAAGGGATTCTTAATAGTTTTATATTGTTGTTTTGACAATATTCGTTTTTAAGATTATCGTGTATTTGCAATGTCTCAAATCCATCATCATCATATTGTTTTTCATAATGAAAAATTCCATCATACTCAATCAACATTCTTAAATCTGTTTTTTCTTCATTCCAAAATACAGATGAATCAAACCTTAATAGTCCACCACCAACTCCTCTTAAATCATCAAAAGTACATTGTTTATCATGTGGAACATTATATTTACAAAATATAATATCTAATTGTTTCTCACCTTTAGATTCATTACATACGGAGCATCTTTGACCTTGTTGAAAATCTGCCCAAGCCATAGAAAAAATATGACCTTCAGGACATTGTATTAAAAGTTTTTTGTGTGCAGAAATATATTCTTCACTCAATAATAAATAAGATTCTTTAAACATATATTCTTTAATTTCGGGAATTGTTTTCTTTGCTTTTTTAGAACATATTGCACACCTATTTCCTTGTTGAAAATTATCAAAATTTATATTAACATTATGACCTTCTGGACAAACCATTTTTAATTTCTTTTTAACATTAATATATTCTTGTTCTGGTAATTTAAAATCAAAACTTTCAACATATTTTCTAATTTCATTTATATTTTTAGGTATATTATTAGCACATTCAGAGCATCTTTGACCTTGCTGAAAGCTATTCCAATTCATTGAAAATTTATGCCCCAATGGACATCTTATTAAAAGTTTGGCTGTAGCTTTTTTATATGTTTTTGATAATAATTTATAACCATCAAATGACTCTATATAGTTTTTAACTTCTTCATAAGTTTTAGGTTGATTATTAGCACAAATTTTACATCTACAACCACTTTTAAAACTATCCCAACTAATTTCACAATCATGTCCTTTATCACATATCATTTTTAATTTTGTTTTTGCATTTATATATTCATCAGATATTAATGTATATCCAAAAGATTCAATATATTCTTTTACATAATTATAATTAAGTTTCATCTTACCTGCACATTTTGGACATCCAATTTTTAGTTTGATTAAAGAAGAAGGTATTGGATTCCATTCATGATTGCAAACACGACATTTAAAAGTGGCTTTAGTAGAAATATTTATATATTCACCAATTAATGTAATATTGTTCTCATGTTTATTATACAATCTCTCTTCAAATTCTTCTCTTGTTACTGTTTTATATTTATTCATTATTTTTATTTCCTTTCCTATATAAGAAATATAAATGGGAAAAGCACATGTATAGGCATGTGCTTTTTAATTACCTTATATAAACTTGCAAATCTATATAAGAACCATTATTTAATTATTTTTATAAGTCTATCAGCGCACTTTTATAATCCCGAAATGAGATTGTGACACCATTTTCAATTCCCAACTATCTGTAATTGTGTAATTTCTGGAATTATCTGCCAAATCGCCATCTCTGCTCTGTCTTATCGACATTTTTCCTTCCTTGCCAATTTTACATATTTTGTCAGTTCCAGCACTAATCATTATAATATAGTCGTTTGAGATTGCGAAATCATATGCACTAGACGGCTTCACGCTTTGAGCAAGTCTCAAAGTTTGAATTCCAAACGGAGCTTGTATGTAACCTTCTCCAAGATACTCTGCACCCGCAGCAAACTTCAAGTAATCCGACGTCGGAAGTACAACATTTAATGCCGTTTTTGTACCTATAGCGATTACAGGAGAACCATTAGCAGCTTCAACTTTTTCAGCCAACCTGATGTAAGAGTCCTGGGCAAAGGTACTTTCTTTGAAGCCTGTGGCGAGCGTACTATACGCACCGTAAACGATATCAATAGCTTCTTGTTGCAATTTAACTATGAATGATTTAACAACCTGATTAATCAGATGACCATAATCATACATACCCGTTGCTACACGATATACATCCACGGCGATCCCCGCCTTTTTCACTTTTGGCACGAGAGTAACATCTTCTTCCCATAATTTCTGGAAGTGAACGTTTCTAACGCCATTAGCTACTGTAGAAACAGAAAGCAAATGGTTTGAAGGAATGTGGAAAGTCAAACTATCCCCTTCAGCCAAACTCTTTACTTCTACGAAATTAAGAGCCTGTTCAATTTCTGCCTTAGTATTAACTACATTAAGAGTTTCTTCCAAAACAGCAAAATATGCTCTTTCAAAATTCTGGAATGTAAAGGCATCTATTACAGAAAACCTCTCTTTATTAAGTCCAGAAATCTCATATGCTTCATCTACAAGCATATTGTGGAACAACTTGTTTTTGTCAGCATATGAAACCATATGCCCAGCTTCATCAGCAGTTTTAGCAAATGTCTGAAATCTATCATATCTGCCATTAGTGTTTTCTTTTTCATACAAATAATGTTTGTATAATTCTTTTCCTAATTCTACTGTAGCTACTTGTTTCTTTGAAAACGTAGCAAGTCTATTCATCATCATATATTATTACCATCCTCTCTTATTATATTTATTTAATTACGCTTTAACAACTCTAAGTATTGTAGCAGGAACAGCAGTTTTACCTGTAAATATATTACAAGTAGCTCCAGTTTCTTCAACTACAAATGCTAATCTAGTAGCACCAGTTAAATCAGCAGCAGCAGCAAGTACAAAAGTACCATTGACTGGTATTACATATTGTCCAGCTACAGGTGTTCCAGTAATACCAGAAGTATTAATCTTAACCCTTCTACCAACCCTCATTCTATAAGCTCTTACAGGCCTAGTTGCGATATAAGTGAAACTAGCTTTATTATGCAAAGGACTTCTAAATCCATTTGCATCAATATATACTTCTGCACCAACAACCATTACTACTTCATCAGTAGTCACAGCATCAGCTGTAGCAATTGTATATAAATCCCTCTCTCCAGATACCAAGCCAGTAAGTTCACCTACATAACCGTCATCAAGTGCAAGTGTAGCATGTTGTACACTTAATACTTCACCATCATCAATTATTTCGCCCATGATCTCAACGATATTAGCCATATTATATTACCATCCTTTCAATCCCTTATTATTCTTGTTTATATTCTTTTATGTAATCCGTCCAATGATTACCATCAGACTTAACATCAATAGTTGTATTCACGCTCATACGTGAATAAGTGGTAAATTCTTTATTGCCTTTTCCTTTGGTTTCAGCTTCATATTTATCACAAACAAAAGCTTTAACTTCTTTCTCAAAATCTTCAACTGTGCTAAACTTTTCAAGTTTTCCAAATAATTCTTTTCTTTCATCTTCACTAATTTTCTTTGCAAATTTAGAAAGAATAACTTCTGCATGTGTTTCTTTCTTTTCTTTAGCAAATTTAGCAATATCAGATTTAAGAGTTTCATTTTCATTCTTGAAAGTTGCAACTTCAGATTTAAAGGTTTCTATTTCTGTTTCTTTTGCAGTAAATTGTTCTTTCAAACCATCCAATTCTTGACCCAATGAAACAATAGAATTCTGCTTTTCATCTATTTGAATAGCAAATTCTGCTTTCACAGTTTCTTTTATTGTCCCTGTCATTGTTTCTTTCATTGTTTCTTTTTCTTGAGAAAATTCAGCTTTCATTGTTTCTTTTTCAGATTCAACTTTAGCAGCAAAATCAACTTTTTCAGCAGAAACTTTTTCAAGAATTTTAGCTAACAATTCTTCTAGTATAGACGGTTCAGGCATTTCACCATCTTCTTCACCCTCTACTATCCATGTTTGCATTGTTTTGGCAGGTTTTGCACCAGCAAAATCTAAGAGACATTTTCCATCTTCCATTTTATATGATAGAGCCATATACTTGTTCAACTCATAATCATACGAATAAGCATATTTTTCATCATAATCCGAAACCCAATATTTTGTATATTCATAATCTCCAGATTTATATTTTATACTGTTACATGCTTCATTCATTGAATCTCTTAATTGATTTGCAGTTAAGCCAAATTTTTGTGTAAATTCTTCTTTGTTAAAAGCCATTTTATCAACCTCACTTTCTTTGAAATTTTCTTTTTGTAAATCTATATTAATTTTTTCATTAATACCAATTTCATCTTTGGATATAAATTCTTCTGTGTCTTTATCAGCAATCTTTAATTCATCTTCTGCATACCATTCATGTTGTTCATCGGTATCAGTAAATTTTATTGCATAATAATTACCATTTCTCACCTCAGAAATTATTCCTATTTTCCCTTCGTGTTCAGGCATATGTAATTCTGTTGGGATTACGCTGTCTCCTAATTGAAATTTATTGTCGGTATCTGTAGTTTGTTTTGAGAAAACATATTTAATTTTTTCAATATCTTGACTATATTTTTCTTTGTAATCAGAAGCAACTTCAAGATGAGAATCCTTCATTCCTGGTTCATACTTTGACCCAATAACCACACAACTTTGATATCTAAATTTATCAAAATAAAAAAGACCATCTTTTTTGGTCTTTTGTAAAACTTCTATTTCAAGACTTGTGCTTTTTTCAATATTTTCCAAAATAATTTTTGATTCTATGGGACAATATTCCTTAAATATGATGCCATTAACAAAAATATATTCTCTATCATTTCCATTTTCATCTTCTAAAGTCTCATATCTATAATTATTATCTTGTAAAGACAAAATTACTCCAATACATTTTAATTTAGGAATACCTTCATGCTCAAGAAAATCTTTTTTATTTGAAGCAAGTGTAGCACATATTGGAATATACTCAATTGTTGGTTTTGCATCATCATAAGCAGATTTAGAAATAAAACTCTTATTCGAGTTCAGTCCTACCAATGCAATTTGCATATCTAAATATATAAATCTGTCATCTTCTTTTAACTTATTTACTTTTTGTACTGCAAAAGATACTATTTCACTCTCACTCAATATTACTCACCTCCTTTAAATCATGATATATTACTCTACTGCCTTAATCCCATTTTTTGAATTATCAGACCATTCTTTTAAGTAACCTTCCAACTCTTCATTTCTGATAAATAGCCAGTAGGTCTTACCACTATCCCCATTTACACCTTTACCAATATATCCCAACTTTTTATTATTGCACAGGTGTTTCTTTAAAGGAGGTGAATAGCAGTAATAAATATCGGCTTGGGTAAATATATTTTCTGCATTTTTTACTAACACATATAATCACTCATTTCATAGTTTTTGTTCTATAAGGTTATTTTTATTTTATTGGTTTGTTATTTTGTTACAAATCAAAAAGAGACTATCACAATAGTCTCTTCGTTTGCTTTTATTATTCTTATTTAGTTTATTGATTATTAGATTTAATCAATTCTTCATAGTCTGATTTGTGTAACCACTTGAAACTATTTGTTTGAGTATATCTACCGACACAAACGGCAGAAATTGCTGAAGGATTCATGTTTAATTTTTTAGCTGCTTCTTTTATACTACTGAATTCTGCAATATATTATCCTTCTAAGGATAATTGAATAACAATTTTAGATTGTTCAATACTATTTTTTTTATATCCATCTTTTTTTGCATCTATTGGATTATAATCACACCATCCCAACTCTGTTCCTTGTTTTAAATATGTAGTAATTGAACTTCTACTCAATTTAATAATTTTACTGATATCAAGTGTATTTCTAATACCATTATTCCACATATCACAAACGATTTTAACTAAATTTTTACAAGATTTTTCATGTATTTGTAGCCAATCGATATTAGACAAATCAAACAATTTTATTAACTCACTATCCAATATATTATTTTTAATCCATGTCATATCTGATTTTCTACAATCAATTTCTATGTATTTATAACCATTTCTCACGGCTAGCTCTTTCTTTAATCTATCATTTTCTTGCTCTTCCTCTAATGTCTTTGCCCCATTAATTCTAGAAAAAGACTCTTCATAATGTTGTCCACCATGTGTTTCTACAATTAATTTTAAATTATCAATAATAAAATCATATCTATAATTTTCAGACCATTTTAATTTAGAATTATAAATATAATTAATATTTAATTGATTAAAAAATGATAATCCAAATTTTTCTGGATATGAAATATTATCACTACAACAAGGACATGAAGTTTGACCATTTCTAACTGCATCAAACGTTCGTTCAAAAATTTTTCCACAATCTAAACAGTACCACTCTGCTTTATTATGCTTATTATCTATAGTACTTCTTTTATCTTTATGTAACCTAATAGGTAAAACATTTATTTCACAATATCTATTAATATTATATTCAGTATATGTGTTAGATTTATGAAACCTACGTGGTTTATCTCTAAATTTAACAGATGAAATATTAACATTATCATACCAATATCCTTCTGTATCCTCTAATTCTACATTTGTATGTCTTTTAATTACTTTAATCTCATGAATTTTCCAATCAATACCTAATTTTTCATTAACTATTTTTCTAACATCTTCTTCTGTAAATTTATTATGATTATTACTTAGTACATGTGAACATTGAACACAATAATATTTTCCATCATCACGTACATACCTTTTATAATCTTTCCAAGGCATATCTGTTAATTCTTTGCCACAACCATCACATTTAATATCAACCTTGGAATGGCTACCATCTGTTAAATGTTCAACTTTTATTTTAATTTTATTACTTGCACTATGCCATTCATCTTTAATAATTTCATATCCTAATTCTCTATAGTGTTTTATTGTTTTACTATTTACAACAATTTCCACTTCTTTGGTTATAAGTCCCATTATAAATTCCTCCTGTAGAATTATTATCCTGAAATTTAAAATAGGGAAGAGCAATCAGGATGTTGCCTTTTTCAATAAGGGTAATTAATCCTTATCTATCCCCAATATTATTATACTATTATTTTATAGTTTTGTCAATAATATTATATTTATTTAGTTAGTTAAATTTAATCTACAATTTTATCAACATTACTGCCCGCATCAGCCGTTATCTCTCCTGCATCTCCAAGACTATTCCCAGACTCTTCAGCAGTTGGACGTCCATTCTTACTTTCGTTTCCACTTAATGTATGACTACTCATCATTGGCTTAATTTTCTTTCTTATACCTAAAACATCCATCATATCATTAAGTCCGCTAGTCTCAAAAGGTTCGTATCCAAGAGAGGCTTGCCACTTAATATAATTAGTATCATCATATTGAATAGCATCTTTTAATTCTTTTTGGATACTATCATTATGAAACTTGTCTCCAAAAAATTTTACTCCCCATCTAAATTTATTTCCAGTTTTTTGTGCTAATTGAAAGTTAACAAATCTTTCAAACATAGGATACAAATGTGATACAAAATTTACATCTGCTTCAATACTAGCTTTAATTGCAGATGCTGTTTTTGCATCACTATTACCCATTATATTTGAGTTAACTCCTGCGTGTTCCCAAAACTGAGAGGTGGCTAATGATGCAATATTAGAAACTGATGATTGATTATCTGCAATATTAAGTACTTGACCTTCAAGCGGACTGCCAAATGCTACAACACCGTAGGGGAGCGCGGATTGTGCTGCCGCCAGCCAGCTGCTAATAAGCGGCATACTTAAAGTTGGCTTGCCGTCTTTGTCTACTGGTGCTTTAAGATATACTAATTTCCATGTATCAAGTTGTGATTTCGCCTTTAAAAGTTCTTTATAAATCTGAACATCAAGAACATCTTTAAACAATCCCCTTAAAGGATTCAACCTAGCAGCTTTTGTGTCATCAAAAAGAAATACTACGCTAGATTCAATAGGTATCTGTTTATAGTAATTTTGAGATATTTTTATATCATCATAAAAATCTTCAAACCATTCAGTAAATTCAGAGGCATAATCATTTAAAGAATGTGGAGCACGAAGGAAAAAGGACATATCAAATGAATAACTGTAACCGATTGAAGTACGCCCTGTAATGATGCAGTTTTGAGGCGGTAACTCTTGTAAATCTATGTATTCAGATTCCCTAATATAATAAAATTTTCCGCCTTCACGAATAATTCCTAACATTGCATTTTGAAACTGTTCTTTCGGTCTAAATTTTCTTAACCAGTCTAATGCTTTTTTATAAGAGTTCTTAAAAGCAGTTACTTCATCTTTTTTTGTTGGAGTATTAATAGGATATATATAATAATTAAAAGTTAATAATGTCGCAAAATAATATACAGTACGGGTATACTGCATAATTACACCTTCAAGATGCTGTGATAACTGAGCTAATTGCTGTTCAAATCTATGAGGTTGTAGCAACCATTTCTCAATCTCAGAAGCAGTAGGTTTATACGGAGATATATTTATATCCTTCATTAATGAGTTTCCATAATGTGGAAAATATGAAGGATTATTATTTATTTGTCTCATCAAAGAATACAATGTATTAGAATATGTTTCTATAAACTTCTCTGGTGACATATCCGTATTTAAATTTTCATTGACACTAGACATTTTTACAGTTTCATTTGTATTAATATTTGTATTAACATTTATACTTTCATTCTCTGTTATTTTTTTTGGTCTTCCTCTTGCCAATGGATATTTCACCGCCTTTCTTTTAAATATTATTATATTTAATTTACACATTACTATATTAACTTAATATTCGAACTTTTCCCATGGCCTTGATGTTGGTGCTATGAATAAATTTTCTAAATCGTCTTCTGGTTTCTCTTTTAATAAATCGTTTTCCAATAAAGAAATAAAAAATCCACCGTAAGAGCAACTTGTGTACCTGTCTTTTCGTGCTGTTCCAACAGTTTCTAATTTTACATTTCCACTAAGCATTGAAAATTCAAGATTAATTGTTTCAATAATCATTTCCGAAAATTGTTTATAAGGATGTAAATACCATACTTTTATATTTATATCATCAGTACTAACAAATTCTTTATTTTTTGAAATTAAATAGTCTTCTCCATCATTATCATCAATAAGAAAACTACACATACCCCTTTTTAATCTATCTCTAAAATCTACAGCGATATCATTATTATCTTTTGCCCCTGCCATAATAGGATAAATTATTGGTTTTGCATTTAAAGCTAATGTTTTTTCTTTTAATTCATCTATTAATTTTTTATCTAATGATTTATGTTCATAAACAGTAAAAGCATCATATTCAAGACCACGTTCCTCATCTTTCGTTACTACTGCAAGCCTTTCAAAAACTGTAATTCCAGCATTTTGTAAATCCAATACAATATAATCTGCTTTAAAATCATGATAAATTTGTTTTACTCTGAGAGCTTGAATAGCAGTATGTTCTCCTTGATGCGATTCCATATAAACATATTCACGTTCATATCCTCTTGCTGTTGGCAATCCTCGAATACATGATATAACTGTATTATCATTTTTTTTACCTTTACGAGTTGCAATATCGACAGACACAATTCTAATTTCGCCATCTATATGTTTTATTTCATGAGGATTTTGTTTCTTATCAAAGTTATCTTTTCTAAAAGGATAAAATGCTTTTTTTAACTTTTTATTTTTACTAAACATTTCCAATTTAAAATAAGAATTGCTATTTTCACCCCAAGGAATATTTTCATATTCTTCTAAAAAAGTAATCTCATCCATCGTTGCTTTATCTCTTGCTATTAATTTTTTAGTTTTAATATTATGTTTTATTGCTATTAAATAGTCAAACGCGATAAATCCTGAATCTTTACCTGCTAACATCATTTTAATTGTATCTAAAGTTTCCTTATACCACCATAAACCTTTATGATAAGCAGAAGATATCAATACTTGTCTAGGTTCTTCAACTAAAATTTTATTGTTTGCATATTCAGGCTTCATTAAATAAGGAGTTTGCCTAGCATAAGCAAAAGGTTTAACAATACTATCAAATTTTTGTTTATCCATAATCCTAAATTCTTCGCCTATTGTAAAAGTCGATCTCTCGCCCCTTCCCGATTCTTGACAAGCTACCACTTTAATAGTGGTACCATTATGCAATGTACAATTACAATTATTTTGAGTATCTGAAAAAGTTTTAACTTCTCTTGCAATATTAGAGTAATCATCTTTTAATCTTGCCATTTTACCAAATATTATTGCAGCTTGTTTCATGGACGTTGCTACAATTACTATCTCCGAATTTGGATAAAGTGTGCCACGAGCATACGCCAATAAAGCAATCAACCATGACTTTGCTGCTGCTCTACTTGCAATTGTTACAAAATTTTCACATATACTCATAAAATATATCCATATTACTTGATACCAATATAATTGTACTTTAAAATATAGTTGAATAAATCTATGAATATTTCTTCTGAAATAAGTATTCCAGTCAATTGTATTCTCTTGCCATTGCTCGGTTCTTTCTTTACCTTTTATCATTGATTTTGGAGCTTTGCTTTGATCACTATTACCACTATATTTCGAAAAATCATTTTGATATTTTCCATAACTAAGACCCATCAGAATCACCTTCATTTACATTGCCAACATCAACGCTATCCAAATCTGCATCTATATTGTCATCAACAAAGAAATTTCTAACTCCAGTAAGGAAATTTTCAATTGGACGTACAATATAATTTTTAATATATGGTTTAAAGCCATCCATATCAACATATTTTTCTTGTTGTTCATGCCATTCAGCAGGTCTAAATTGTTCTATATCTTTAATAAATAAGCCCCAACATTCATGTGATTTTCCCGCACTTGCTGCATTAGCTTTAGCTGGATCTACACTAGCAGTTTTCATTATTTCCTGAAGTTCTTTTTTTAAATCTTTCGTTGGTTTACCCTCTGCTCTTTGATTTCTTATTTCTAATATAGTAATACATATTTCTCTTAATAAAGTTAACTCTGCATGATTGTCACATTTATGAGTTTGTTTCCAATTTGATAATTCTCTCTCTAAAAATATCATATCATCCAAATTAAACGATTTTCCCCAAAATAGTATTAAATCTTCATCTATTTCTTCACTATTCATATTATTTATATTTATACTATTTATATCTATTTCATTTAAACAATCACTATCTTTATATCTAAAAGAATCCATTTTTGTATTATTCTTGTTAGTTGAACTCAACTTGCTTTTATAATAGCCAAATATAGCTTCTGCTTTTTTACCTTTAGAAATCAAACTTTCTATATGTGATTTAACTTGTGCTAAGGCTTCTTTGCTAAACCTTACATCCAAATCTTCACATGTTAATTGTAAAGCTATCTCTAAATTATTATGTATAGAAAAATACATATCATATATTGAATTGCAATGTTCTTTACATATAGACATCTTACCATTTTTATCAAGTAGGGGGTTCGTTGCTTCATAGAAATTGTCAAGACTAAGCATCTTTTGACACATTCTACAATAATTTTTTGGTACTTCTATTTTCTGTCCTACAGATTTTGGTCTTGGCATTAAATTCACCTCTATTATATTTTCTTTATTTTAACTTACTTACTTTTTCATTTTTTTGTAAACCTGCAATTTACCATCCAACCAATCAACATAAACGTCCAATTGATTGTTTGAATTTATGTACTGAATCAATGATTCATCAATATTTAGCCATTCTAAATTCTCCCATAAATAATGAAATTGATTTCTAATATTTTTTTCTATTTTCATATTTCCTTCTATATATCCTAAAAGCAATAGAGAAGAGGAGTTTCCTGTATTAAGTTGTTTTAAACGTTTTGATGGATGATTTTTAGAAAATCCAATTTTACATTTATTATCATTACAACTATATATAAAATAGACATATCCCATACAAACCTCACAATATTAATTTTTATTTATATGCATAATAAAACCTTTCTTAAAATCCCTAAATAAATAGAGAAGAAGAAAGGCTCTCAATGTACACAAACACTAAAGTTTAAATTCAAAAAATCACGATAAAACCTTTATTTCATTGTGTTATAAAACTTACTCGTCATCTTCATCCTCACCATCAATTAATTCTTCAAGAAAATCAACCAAAACCTCTTTAATGCAATGAGGGCAAAACAATCCCTGTAATCTTTCAACATATCCATCCATGATATCTTCTGCTCTACATCTTACACAGTCACATTCCTCAAAATCATCGTCTTCATCTGAATCATCATACAAATCTTCATCTTCCTCTTCTTCAACTTCTTCAGATTCCAATTCCATCTCACTAAAATATTCTTCTGAACTAAATTCTTCGCCATTAATAAAATATAATTCTATCCACTTTTCGTCTATAGAACTGTATGCTGCTTTAGTTTCAAATAATCTCATATTATTAATTTCCTTTCGAATATTATATTTATTTGTTTAATTTAATTTAAATAATTTCGTCTAAATCACAATCTTTTCCAACAACATAGTCACAGAATCCTTTTTCTTTTGCCTGATCTCCAAAAAGATACCATTCTACTCTAAGTTTATCATCATATTCTTTTGAAGATAATTTGCTTCTTGAAAGAATATAATCTTTAATTCTTTGTTCAACTTGTTCTTGAAATTTCATTTGATCTTTAACCTTAGAAGAAGAATTCCATACAAAATTTTGTCCATCATGCATGAGAAACTTAGCATTTTCAGTGGCAAAGCGTTTATGTCCTGCAATCCCTATCATAAAACCCATACTGTACCAATATGATAAATTTATTGTATATACAGGAGTTTTACTTTGTAAAATTACATCTATAAGAGCAAAACCATCATCTACACTACCACCACAACTTGAACAATACAATAAAATAGGCTGTCTTTCTGAAACTGATTTTTCTTTATCTTCTTTGTTCCATTTTAAGATAAAATAAATATAATCATCTATGATAGTCTCATCAATTTCGCCATTAATATAAAGTTTACGTTGTGCCAAATCTTCCATCTGAAATTTATCAGCCATATAGTAATTTATAGTTTCTTTTATTTCAGCCATAATAGTCACTCATTTAATCCTTTATGATTTTATTATTTTTATTTAGTTTAAAATTATATTATATTCCAATGTCTTACCATAACCTTCTTCAAACACAACAAAAGTGGCACTAGGGTCAGACATTCTTTTTAAGTCCATACTAAAATCATCAATTCCTATAATACTTCCAACACCAATGCAACCTTTTCTTATACCAAGAGATTCACTATTTGCATGATGTTTATGTCCTGAAACGATGTAGTCGATTTGTTCGTTATACATATAGGAATAATCTTTAATGGATTGCTGAATATTTTTTTCTTCACCATGAATACCTAAAATATTATATCCTTGAATATTAGTATAAATTTTATCTGTTTCATTATCAATAATTTCAATATTAGGATTATCTCTTAATATTTCTTTAACCAATTCATTGATAATTTTACTAATATTTTCGTGTGGAAAATCACCTTTTTTACCTGTTAAAACACGTAAATCTGTATGATTACCATAAGTAGAAAATACTTTAAGTCTAACATATTTACTCAACTCGTTATACCATGTCGAAATGAATCTAGCAAATCTTATAGCTGATTCAGTAATACCATATTTTAAGGTCATTAACTGTGAGATGCGAAGCATTCCTTCCAGTTCATCTCCAAGTAAGAAAGAATATATTTCTGTAAAACCTTCTTTTTCACAAATAAGTTTTGTCTTATTTAAAAGATTCCACATTCTTTTTTCAAAAATATCGGTATTATACTTATTAAGTATTTCACCACGTAAACCCTTAATCTCAAGTTCTTTATCATAATGACAATCACCAAAAAATAATGCGCCTGATTTATCAGGATTGTTTGTTTTTTGTATATATGTAGGTACTTGTGGTTTCTCAATACTTTTTATTGCATCTATAAGTCTTTCAACTGTTAACTCAAATCTAGCTTCTTCTCTTAATGCTTGATTCAATCCAAGTTTTTCAGTCTGAACTTTTATTTTTTCTTTCTGTAGTTCTTGTTGTTTCAAGGTTAATTCTTTTAAAACTTTATCATCGGAAAATCCTTCTTTTTGTGCATCTGTATATCCTTCTTCATATGCAGCAAACCATTTTCTATAAGTACTTTCATTAAAATTATTTTCAGTCTCTTTATTTATTAAGTCACCAATTTCTTTTGTCTTGAGATTGTACGTATCTTTGTTTCTAAATAAACGAAGTTTATATTTTTTAATTTCTTCATTTTCTTTACGAGATATTTCACTCAAAATTATTACCTCTCAATTTCATTAATTTTTTTACCTAATTACCAAGACTCTCATCGACCTTGAATAAAGTAGAGTAGGGGGGGTTATATATTTAAAACTGTATCTTTATTAACTATAATTACTCGACCTGTTTTATTTTTCTCACTCAATACATTTTGAAGTTCTTTGCCGAACTCGACCTTACTCTTAAATTCTGAATGGACTAATGCAATCTGTTCACATTGAATACTGGAATAATATTTCAACAAATCTTCTCTTTGCATGTGACCAGAAAACGAATGAAGATCAATTATAGAACATTTATTCTTATATGGTTTACCATCAATAGTGATAGTTTTCTGTTTATTTCCATTCTTAATTTTGCTTGCTAATGTACTCATAGCAGAATATCCTATAAACAAAATACTAGAACATGGATTAGGTAATATAATCTTACTCCAAGACTTACTTCTTCCTTGTGACATCATACCTGAAGATGAAATTATCACCTTTGGTTTATCATCAGCTATACAAGCCTTACTGTCACTTGAATCTTTTATAAATCTAACATTTTTCCATTCACATACTTTTGTGAATAATTCTAAGTCTTCACCTTCTAATACTTGACCATAAATTTCAGTTATAGCACAAGTAAGAGGACTATCAACTATTATGGGTATCTGAAATGACTTGTCTTTATTAAATATCTCATACAAAATAGTCAATATATTCTGTGTTCTATCCAATGAAAACGAAGGTATAAGCACTTGTCCACGCTTTTCATAGCATGTTTCAAGGATTACACTTCTTATTTTTTCAATATCTTTTAATCTATCTTTTTCTGAAATATTGTTTTCTTGATTCGAATATGTACACTCTCCAATTACTAAATTAGCATTCTTACAATATTCAAAATCTTCAACATAATATTTATCTTTAATTACTATATTACCTAAATCACCAGTATATAAAATTTTACTAGTGTGATTACCTTGCTTTATATATAATTCAATTTGAACTGACTTTATAATATGATAAGCAGATAGAAATTTAAATGAAATTTCTTCGTCCAACTGTATTAACTCACCATAATTATATTCTTCTATATAAGTCATAGTGGTATCTACATCTTCATCATAATATATCGGTTTAATTTCAATGTCTGATTTCTTATTCAACATTTCACAATCTCTTGTCATTATATAAGCAGAATCTTTGAGCATAGGTAATATGAATTTTGAACTATCTTTTACACATATTATCTTAGCTTTACAACCATCTTTATATAATCTAGGGAGTATACCCATGTGATCAATATGAAAGTGTGAAATAAATATATAATCAATTTCTCTTGGTTTAAATTCTAACTTTCTATTATTGAATTTATAATCTTCTTTAAGAGAATTACTTTGAAATAAACCTGCTTCAAAAAGAATTTTTTTATTATTAGTTTCTATTAATGTCATACTTCCGGTTACATCGAAAGAATTTCCTCCTAAAAATTTAACCTTTACTTGATTTATTTTCTTCTTACCCATAGACTACACTTAGTTTCATCTAATCAAACCTTTCTATGGTTTATTTTTAAAATCATCCAATAGTCTCATAATATTCATCAAGAATATTACCGCTTTTCCTACCATACTTTTTCAAATCTGCATATTCTTTTTCAGTTAAATCCCTGTGCTCTACATAATAAGTTTTCTGTTTGCTCTTTTTATGCTTATTAACTACAACATAGTTTTTAAAATTTTCATCTGATTTAAGTAATCCAAGAACCATTAATTCCTTAAAAACATTTTGGGTAATTTGTTTCAAGTGTGGTTTACACTTCCTTTACATTTTAAATTTTATAACTTATTTTTGGGTATGGAAGAAAGGAGGTAATAAAATTAATTATTATACTCCTTTACTTATCATAAGTTAGAAAAAACAAATTATTCTTAAAACCCTTTATTCATGCATATTTTCAGGGTTTTCTAAAACTTCACATATTTTACTTCTATTTTTTTTCATAGAGTCTCTTTGCCATTGTAATTGCATTTCTTTAGCACAATTATCACAATACTTCTGTTTGTTACTTTTTATTTTAATAATGCATCCACAATTGTTCTCACATTCCTTTACACCTTTAACTTCATTATAATAATCTAAATACAATCCAATATTCTCAAAATCAGTTATTGTAATAACAATTTCTTTACCTTGAACACAATTATTAATATAATCAAGAAGAATAGCACCTTTATGTAATATAGTTATTAATTTTAATTCTTCTAACTTATTTATCACTTCATCATTAATAAGCATTTTTGTAGGAATATTAGCCATTTTCTTTATATTATTATACTTTTTTATTCCACCTTTGAAATAAATACTACTATATTCTTTTTCATATTTATATTCATACACAATTTTATTGAGTTTCATTTGAACTAAGAACGCAAACATTACCTTTTTATATTCATATTGAATATCCAACAAATTTATATAATCTATTTCAGTTTTAGATATATCAATTTTTTCAATTGTAATAAGTTTTTGATCTTTCTTTAGTGCAGAATTTAATGCTGTATTTATTGTCTTAAATAACTTTTCTTTCTTAAAATTAGATACATTATTTTTACAAAACTCATTTAGTCTTTCCTCTCTTTCCTTCGGTTTTAATTTTAACACATCCCTATAATACAATACTAATAATCTTAATTCTGTAGGAATATGTTTTGTTTGAAATCCTTTACTATATATAAGTTCTGCATAAGACAATTCATTATATTTATAATTTGTCATTCTATTATAATCTCCTTCAGTGAATATTGTTTATTCAAATATACAATATCACCTTTTTTATTTGGAAATGGAAATTTTGTGACATATAAAGTATTCTTTCGAACATTATCAAAAATATACTTCCCATATATACTCCATAAAATATCTTTATTTGCACTTGGCTTAATAATATAAAAATAATCTACAAGGACATTTGTTACCATATATACATCACTACAAACTTTATTAATATTTTTCTCTAAAGTATCATTATCAACATTATATTCTCTGACACTTTCATCATCAAAATGTGTATCATCTGTGTTATCTGGTAGCAATCTATCAAGTCTTATACTGGCAATATGAGATTTTAATACTTTAATAATTTCATCATATTGTTCTCTAGTATAATCATGACTATTATTTTTATATAATATTACATCAAAATCTACATCATTATTTATTTTTTCCTTTATCTCAAAGTTAATACCTTCTATATGTTTACACAGCAAATTCATAGGATTATCACTATGAGTTAAAGGGGAGTAGATATTAAAATTTTCAATAAACTGTGTTTGTTCAGGTGAATGTCTTTCTAAATCTTTAAGTTTTTTAAAAGACATTTTAAATTTTTGATGACAAGTCATTTCATTTTCTTCGCAGTATTTTTTATATTTTCTTTTTGCATCTTTATATAAATATTTAAAAAAATATGGATATTTATTAAGTAATATACTATTATATTTATTCTTTTCTTTAACTACTTCATCTGTATCTAAAACCTTACCATTATCATTTACATTAATTTTTTGTTTATATATCCATAACTTCGGAATACCTTTCACTTCTTTGCCTATTTTTGCTTTATCAATTTGTGCTGATTGTGCCTTACAGCATTGTTTTAATCTTGATAGTGTTATTTTATATTCTTCACTATCTTTTCCATATTTTTTCTCAATATTTGGAAGTAACGCATAACCATTACTACTCTTATTTGTAATAGAACCAATTATAGAACCAAATGAAAATGTATCAGCTTTATACAAATCATCTTCAGTAAAAACTATTCCTTTTGGTTTTGGAGGTGTATATGTTACTGGTAATTCATCAACGTAAACCCCTTTGATAATCTCTAGATTTGAACTTGTAGCTAATATATCAAAATCCACATCTGCTCCTCCAAAATTTACCACTTCATGTCCATGATAATTCAGAATAATACCTAATTTACAGTATTCATACCATTTTTCAGTTAACTCATCTTTTCTCAAATTCAGTATTACATGTTCACTACGATATGTTAATGGTGATCTCATACCATCAATTTGCTTTACATTGTGTTCATTCCAATAATTTGAATAAAACTCATCCTTTTGAAGTAATCCTGTAACTTCCTTACCACAAACATGTTGCATAAATCCATAGGGGTCATACACTAAAACTTGAAAATTTCCATCTGCAAAAATATCGCCCATGCAACCGTTCTGAATCTTAATTTTTAAAAGTTCACGAATTTTTGTTCGAATATATTTATCATTCTTTAATTCTGGATTAGCAATTAAACTCTTTATCCAATAGTTATTACTACTTTTCAAATACTCTTTAATACTATATTCATTGTTATTAACTCCAAGTAAAAATAATAGCATATAATATACATTGTCATATGATACTCCACATAACCAATCTACAAACTGTTTACACAAACTTACTATATTTTGTTGGTTCAAATTCAAGGTTTGTATAAATTGATAGTTGAGTTTTAATATATCTTTTGCTTCTTTGGGGGTATATTGTGATACTCCCCAAAACAACTTATTTTTATGACAATTGTCAATATATGTATTAATATTTGGGAAACTGTTCCATAACTTAAATTGTGATTCAGTTATGATAACATCATATTCTCTTAAATCAGCCTTAATATAATTTCCATCTTCATCTTTATAAATAGTATTAATAATATAATTGCCATTGTTTTCTTCTTCACAGAAAAGATGTATAGGAAAGCAACAGAGCATACCCTTCAGAAAATTTTGTCTTATACAAAATTGAGAAGGAATCCAATCTAATCCTAATTCGTCCGCCCATTTTTTTGCCTGTTTTGGACTGATTAACCCCATACCATCAGTTCTATTCATATCCATTTTAACTAATTTAGTTTCTATTTCATCATCTATATCCCATGCTTTTTCAGTTACAAAATTTGCTTCAAATTCATTATTATTAATAAAATCTTTAACAATAATAAATTTAGGTTCACTAACCTTATAAGTGGCTGACCCTGCCAATCCAAAGTATGAATTGAACTTACTAGGGGCTATAGACTTGGTTATATCACGCCCATTATTAAGTCTTTCCCATAATTCATCAATAATATCTTCATTACATAGTACTACCGTAGAAACACGAGCTTGACCAGCAGAGCAACTAAAACGCCTATAAATCTTATTGTTGATTATTATCCCATTTTCATATATTCTTTTATAATGAGATGGATGTTCCACAACTATAGTAACATAATCTGGTATAAACATAGTACGAATAATTCTATCCTGAATTTCTGTAATTCTATCTGAATTCTCAGTAGATTTAAGAGGATTGTTTCTTTTTCTTCTTATATTTCTTTCTTTATATAATCTTTCAAGATTGTTATAATTTACTGTACGTTTTCTAATATCCCTTATACTTCTTAATATCTGACTATCAGCTAAAGCTATTACTTCTTTTAATTCTCTAGCTTCATCAAAAGATATATTTATATTATATTGAAACTCTTTTAAGCGTGAAGATTTAAATTTGCATGTATAAAACTGTCTGTTGTGCATCAACTGTCCTCCTATATTATGCTGTTGATCTTTTTTAACGTATCTTGATATATTAAATCAGTTATTACATTCTCTAAGCCTTCTGTAAATACATCCTTTTTAAATAAATCAAATAGTCCAACCTTTTGAATTGCTTTTATAGTAAAAGAATGACACATATTAAAAAAGTAAAATCTACCTTCGTATGTTTTTAGCATATCTGGAACTTGTAATCTAATTACTTTTGCATTTGCTAATACCATATCTGTATAAGCACCAACTGCTCCAAGTTTATTAATTCTTTTTTGTATATCTCTTTTAATTTCATTATTTGTCATAATTATTCTCCTATAAATAATATTTTATTAAATAATAAGGTGAGTAGGGGATAACCCAATACCCCCCATTAATCTCATCTTAAATTTTCTAACCCTTCAGCCCACTTCAAAACACTAACCGCATTCTCAAAAATATCTTTACTTAATTCAACCAAACTCTTTTTATTATTAAATTCTTTTCTTATGGTATTTTTAACCTGATATTTCTTCCAATCCACATCAGGATACATATCTTTATCATATAAATATCCTTCAGGTAAATTAGGTAATTTTACATCATCTTTAAAATATATGTAACTATTAGGCTTATACTCTCCAACATGACCTGAACAACAAAACAAAGTCTCATAACTTTTTCTATTGAGTTCAGCAATCACAGGTATAAACAATTCATCAATTTCAACTACTTCACCGTTACATTCTTTTAGTTTACATTGATTATTTTTAATAGTTTTCTGCATATATACTTTAAAACATTTTAAACACAGCAGCATATTTATATTTCACCTTTCTCAACCCTTCCAATTCTTGTATAAAGCATATTTATTACTCTCATTACACTCATTTTGTAAATTCGGAATATCTTTATAATTCAGATCAGAAGCAGTACAATATCTCTTACACCAATACTTATTCTTGCAATTAAAATTAGCACAGAAATTTATTAACATTATACTCCTTTATTTTCTAGCCATTCTTGATACCCATAATTCAATTCTTTATTACCTGCAAATTCACCATTCTCATCCATCCACTCATCCCATACTTCCACATCTCTAGCAGGGCAGGGGAGATGTGCAGTATATACATCAACTATTTCAAAAACTACACCTTCATTTTCTCTACGATGACAAGACATCGTGCCTTTTTGATTTAATTTGATAAACTCACAATTTAAACAGTTCTTTTCTTTTACTTCCTCTTCAACTTCTGTATTAACTCTTTCTATTTGTATATTCATACTCTTCTCCATCATCCGAATCTCCTTCTGTCACCGCAAATATGTCTTTATTAATCAAACATTCTGGTATTATTTCATCTTTACTTTGTGCAACTACTAAAGTGATATCATCTGGATTAAAACTTTCAGTATATTTATCATTATTAGCAATTATAAATTTGTCGGTACAAGAAATAACCCTATATGGTTTGCAATTAACTATAATTAGCATTGTGACTATCCTTTCTTTTTAAAATTTATTAGTTATTATATTTGTTATTGTTTTGAACAAAAGCCGTTAAAAGTTCTTTTTCGTTGTGTCTATCGCACTGAAACACTACTACCCATCAGAAATATCTTTAATTGATTTCCAATATCTTCACTTTTATATTTTCCAGCATCAAATATGGGAATATCATAAGCTTTTGCAATCCTTATTGCTTGACCTGTTCCACCAGAACCTTTACCATTCTTAGTCCAACACAAAACAAAAGATGAAGGAGTTTCTAAATCACTTCCTAAAACTTGATGACTATTTCTAGCCTGAAGTTTTTGCCCACCTTGTTTTAAGTTATTCCAATAAGGATGATACTTTTCAGCAATTTCAAAAGCTCTTATATCAAAAACTATTAAATCTGATTCTGAACCCTCAAAACCCTTCCAAGGCAAATATATTTCTTTCAATCCATTAACCTTATCACAACCATTTTCAAATGCCTTATCTGCACCTTCCGCATGACCAGAACGTAATATAAAGTCTTTCTGTGCCAGAAACTTTCCAACTTTTTCAAATATAGTTAGTACATCCGAAGGTGTTTCTCTAGAACCTATTCCTGCATAATAGCTCAACTTTTCACCTCTCTCTCTCTCGCCTAAAAAGACGTTAAAACTGTTTATTCATTGTATTTTCTTCTTCCTAGTTTTATTTGTATTACTATATTTATTTAGTTTCTCATACTTCAAATCATAATACTCTTTTGCGATCTCTGGATATAATTCCTCCAATTCCTTCAAATATCTTACTGCCGAACACTCCCTAACCTTTGTCCTATCCTGATTAGCCTGACAATATTCTCTATAACTTTTCTTCTTAAAGAAATTGGGTTGATTACACCATCTAGCAAGGTTTATGTAAGTACCAAAGAACTTATTTTTAATATAATTTTCATGTCTCATGATATAGGGGAGACACCCATACTTCATAAGAATCTTAATTCTTTCAAAAGTACTTATAATGTCCTGTACACTATCTTCAAACCCACAAAACACATATAACTTAGTAGTTTTCTTACAATATTTTCTCCAGAGTTCAAGTTTCTTTTCTATTGAATCTCTATCCTTAATATCATCAAAGGCAAATATATAGTCACCTCTGTATTTACATTTTGAAAGAATTGCAGCTTTTTCGTCAGTCATTAATCTTATATCCATACCTTGTTTGAATACAAAATATTTCTTTGTATTAATCAGTTCATCAATCACAGACTTCCAATCAGAATATCCTAAAATATTATCATCCAGTAAGCATATGTATTTTCTTGATGTATCCAAAAACTCTTTTACACTAGTATTAAAATCAACTTTCTTGTAATTCTTATTTACACAAAAGAAGCATCCTCTAAAACAGTGGCGTGTTAAGTATCCAATTGAATAATCAAGATAATACTCAAAATCCTTTTTATTCTGACCAGATTCAATCATTAAATTTACCCAATCATCATATAAGTGATAGTCTGGTATATGGTGTTCAATTTCATAGGGGATATCAGGAGCCTTGTCATACGTAAAGCCAGTTCCACCATATTCTACAAAATCAAGTTTTAGAAAATCTTCATCAATTTCTGTATCTGTAAATACTTTAGATATAAAGATTTTATCATATTTGAAACTTTCTTTTTTAAAACAAGGTATCATCTTTTCTCTTAATAACTCACTTGTTTTATTATTCTGATTTTTTGAATATTTTAAAATTGCATCTTGATATTCATTCCAAGTATTACTATCCAAATATAAATCTTTATAATCTGTAATCAACTCAACATTATATCCCTGTTCTTTATGATAACCGCTAATCTTCATACTACACAAGTTTGGAAATCTATGGCTTTTACGTCCAATTAAGTCAGTATCTATAATTGCTATGTTCAAATTTTCACCTCACTTTGTACCTTTCTTCTTTTCTAATCTCTTTTCCAACTTCCACAAATTCTTTAAAAGAACTTTATTCTGAGATACAATTTTCATAATTAATTAAACCTCACTATTACTATAATTATTTAGTTCAACCTTTTTAATACGCATCCTATTATAAAAATTCCTTTAATTTAAATAGAAAACGTATACTATTTGCTTCTAAACTCGAAAAAATGAATAGGAATACATTTGAGCAAGTTAAATCAAAATAACCTCATTTATCTATTCAAATTACGTCCTTTTTCTAATCTGAGTTTTATTTCTAATTTCTGTTCATCTGTATAATTCTTTTTAATTCTCTTTCTGGCTTTTACAATATCAGCTACTTTATCCAATATAGATTCAGAGAATGTATAGGTCTGTTCATTATCTCCAATTTGAAAAGGTGTTAAATTAATTCCTATAGCAGATAATTCTTTTAAACGATTATTAGCAATACCAACTGTATTAAATTGAACTACTAATATATTTTTGTTGTAACGATAAATTTGAATACCATTCTTGCAACGTATATAGTTATCATCTTTATTTGATGAGACAATACCTTTAGAATCTTTTGTCTTACCAATAAAATATGTATCCTTATATTTTAGCATTGTCTAGATTTCCTCCTTTCTTTTTAATATCATATAAATTTAATTAATATAAATTATTAGATAATTTTTTTAATTTTTCATAAATAATGTCTAGATTATTAATTAAATCATCGACAGTCCATTCTTTATAATCTTCTATGTAAGATTGTATTTCATTAACTTCATTTTCAATATCATTAATCATAGCATCAACATCATCTTTTAAATAAAATTCTGTACCTTTTTCTATATCATCTGCTTCTGCTGTGACAATAGTAAGTTCTTTTCTATACGTCATTGTTTTAAGTCCTCCTTTCTTCAAAAATACCATAGTTAAGGTGGGTGAGGGGAGTACAATTGTAAAGTACTGCCCCTCTATGTATATGAGTGTAAAATGATGGGAGTCATAAGACACTGAAAATCAACCTTTACTATATTTATTTTTTTTGTTACCTCAACCTCACATATACATTATACCATGAGGTGGAAAGCTGTGTCAAGCATTATTATATCTACTTAGTTAAAAAGTTTTTTCAGTATTTGGTGGGGAATTAGTGAGTTTTAGCAGGTATTTTGTTTTATTTAAATTTTACTCAAAATTTCTTAGAATTTAGTAAAATTGGGTGGAAATTAGACAAAAATTGAGGAAATTCTAGGGAAAATTTGAGTAAAAATAAAGGATTAAACGGATATATTTACATTAAATATGTTTAAAATAATTTTTACAATCTACATTGACACAAACAAAATCTTCTCCTTCATAAATTCCTGCTCCATTAACTCCTATGTCTACACATTCCAAACCACATAACGGACAATATTTAATTACTTCTTCTGGATATATATCTAAATCATAACCTTCTACATATTCCATAATTAGTTTCCTCCTTTCTTTATATCTATAAGTTTATATATTAATATTAAAGAACTTATATCTTAATATTAAATAATTCTTTAACTTATCACTTAATTGTATTTGCATTTCAAAACTATTCCACCAAATAACATGTAGTTATCATTATATTTATTATATTTAAGATTTACTTTATTCTTATTATTTAATAATTCTTTCAAATACCATGCCATATAATCAAGATTATCAGTGGTTTCATCGTTGAATTTATTATATTCACTATACCATCCACCAGAGAAAGAAGTATAATTGTTGTTTTTAGTTAATTTATAATGTACCAGATGAATACTTTTAAGATCAATGTTTGTATTATAATATATTTCAACAGTAATAATTTCTTTAGTATCAATTTTGTCATGGTAAATACATAACCAATATTCTTTCATGTTTTTAGTACCAATAAGTTTGAAATAATTATTACCATGTAATAAGGGATATTGCTTTCCATAATCACTAAAATCAATATCTTCAGTTTTATTATATTGTTCTACTAATTCATATGCCAAAAGATTTGATTTGCTAAATTCTTCATAATCAGAATTAAGATAATCTCTATAATCTCCCAAATTGATTATAATAGATTCCTTGTTAAATATATCCCTTATCATTCCAAATGCAAAAGAATCATAATTATAAATATCCAACTTTCTTAAATCAATTTCCCATGTTTCTATACCTATTCTTTTTAGTTTCTCATATTTTTCCTTGTCTATAAAGTGACTAAAGGCTACTTCTATAAAAACAAGTCTTCCATTTATATTTATAATCATATCTGGAATTATATCTTCATAACTAGATTCTATTTTATGAATAGTATATGGTTGTTCAATTCTTAACCACTTTAAAGTTACAGGATTGTATATAGGAAATATTATTGTGCTATTTTCACTGATTATTGTCTTTGCCAATAGATGCATGATAGTTTCACCATTTATTTCACAGTCTTTAATTTTATGAGCAAAATGGTGCGTCTTTATATCTCCCATTTTAATTATAAGTGGACTCTTACATTTAGGGCAAATAAATTCAAATTGATTTTTATTTTCATTTGTAACATTGCTAATATGTATTAAAGTATTAGTTTTTAAATCTAAAGCCATTGGTAATTTCAACATTGTATTCTCCTTATTATATCAATTTATTTTACCAAACCATTTAATTATTGTGTTTTTACCCTCATCCAGTTTAAAGTTTCCACCATAGAAAACTTTGGGATTTACAATAATAAATGATTTTCCTTCATCATAATCTGTTCTAAAGAATCCAAGAATAGCTTCACCATTTTCTAACCTAGTGGAGAGCAGTTCTTTTATAAATGATCTAACGCTATTCCTATGATATCCTAATATATTTTGTAGGTCTTTTACATGCATAAGTTTTATATCAGATTGTTCATTTTCTGGATTCCAACATAAAGTATTTTGTTGTCTATGTATATAAGGTATCAATTTAAAATATGACCCCAATTGTTTGTGCTTTCTTAAAGGAACATGTTCAAATAGATATCTTATTGTTTTAATATAGACTCTAGTGTAATTGTAATATTTTTGAATATCCTTATCAATTTCACCTTTTACAAAATATTCTTTATTAATTTTAATGTTTTTACTACTATCCTGAGATATTATTTTTAGAGACTTTAATTTATTAAAGAATAAGTCAAAGTTCTTTCTACTTAATTGTAATAACTCTTGCATCTCATATCTAGTCATATAAGAATCGTTATATATTAAGTATCCATCAAAATCTACATATGTAGCAAGGTAAAATAACTTAGTTATATCTTCAGGCACAATCTCTGGATGCTGATTCAAAACTTCATTACAATATTTAAAAAGCACAAATACAAATCCTCCTAGTTCAGTATTCCATTCTTTAACTTCTTCATTTAATTCTTTTGTTTCTATTGATTTAGTAATAGCTTTTTTTTGAGAAGGTGACTTCTCTTTGTGTTTTGTAAGGGTTTCTCCTTCATAGAGTTGAATATACTCTCCTGTATCCACATCTACAAAGGTTCTTTCAGGTTTTCTTTCTTCCATATAACTCCTTTCATAAAATTAGATAGCAAAAAATAACTGCACAATTGACGTTGCATTTCTGCACAATCGGCGTTACATTTGGTATGATGAAATAGCGGTCTTGAGTGCGGTTTCCTTCTCTATTCTCTTACGTTAATTCTGGTGATAGATAGAAACATAAAAATAGTTCCATTTTTCTTTATTGGTAAATTAGATAAAATAAAATAAAATCAGTTATATTCAGTTTTCAAAGTTCAATAAGTATTGCTATTATTATTATATCAACTTAGTTAAAATAAGTCAATATAATAATTGTTACAATTTGGTTACAAATTATATATAGTATTTATAACTAAATCATAAATATAAAAAATAAAATAATAATTGAAACATATTTGGCTTCAGCCAAATATGTTTCTCCAACCGTAGGGCGGTAGCGTAACCTTTATTGTATTCTGATTTCTATATTATTAAATTTTACACCTAATTACATTGTATCATGTATATTTTATCGTGTCAACAATATTATTATATATATTTTGTTAAAATGTTTTTCATCATGATTATGTTTAATTATCAAAAATTATAATTATAAATTTTGTTAAGTTGGTTTTAATATGAAAATCTGTATATTATTCAGATGATTTATTTATTGTTATCGGTAATTAAACTTATTCTTTAATTTGTGTATATGGTTGATTTGTGTATATGTATTGTGGTTAATGGATTATAAGGCTGTTTTGATTTGTGATCTTGAAGATATTATTATTGTTATGGTTATTGACTCGTAGGGTACGATATTTTTAATGAATAAATGATTGGATAGAATAATAAGATCATAAAATTATTTTGTTATTTATTTGCTATATTCGTTGCTATTGTATAAGGTATAATAGTTCATATTGTTGAGTTTGATGGGATTTTATTATGGTATTTAAAATGTTTGAATTCTATGAGGAAGGTAGGGTATATAGGGGATTGTTTAGGGTGGAATTGTAAAATGTAGCCCCTATGGGTGATGGTTATATAGGTTGAGTGTATATGGTTGAAATAGTTGATATGAGTGAGTTTGTTCGAAGAGGTTGCGAAAGTAAAATGTGTGTTTTGAAGATATATTTTTAGTTTTATTGGAAAAGTTGGGTGTTTAGTGTAAAATTTTATTTTTGGATTGTGTAAAATAATTGTAACTATTTGTTGCTTTAATTTGAAAATCTACAACGCGCTGTGGATGGAAGTGCTCATAGCATAAGCTGGGAATAAATGGAAGTAATTTTTGTAAACTATGCCCGGATATGCTTGTAAGACATGTAATGTATTGATTAAAATAGCCTGTAATATGCATGAATACTGCATCATAAGGCAATAGAATTATTGTATAAATATCTCCAAAGAATAAGTAATACTATGGTAATAGTGAAGGGAATTGACATGGATTATTATATTTGTATCGTTATAGCGATATAAATTGAATGAATATTGATAGTATTTGCATGTATAATCGTGTGATATAATAGGTAACGGCTACAAGCCTACAGAATAGGCTATTTGCTGTATACAATGCATGTTTCAGGACATCGGCATATATAACAGGGGATTTTCTGTTGAAGTATTATACATTATATAATACTATACAATAAACAATACTATACATTGTATAGTATATATTAAAACACAGTACTAAATAATGCAAGGTACTAAAAGTGGTTTCTGATCCCAAATTATACCCATAAAACCATACCAAAGTGGAGGACAAACACACAATATCAATACAATAAACTGTACAAGCCATACACATGTATGTATACAAGGTAACCACCAATACACTATTAATACTATATCGATACACTTTACTAATTAATAGATACACTTTGAATAGTACTCACAGACCTATAATACCAACACATAGCAGACTTATCCACAATAAGTTATCAACAACCATGTGGATAAGTACTATGGTTGCGGGTAGAAGATAATTATGTAAACCGTTTATTTGCTTTAAAATGCCACATAGGACAGAGTAAAATACCTGAATGTAATTGGATACTAAAGAAATATAATAAGCCTTAAATGTCATTTAGGCATGTTACAATTGATTTACTGTTTACCCATTACTATATCCATTTACTACACGTTACTACATAGGCAATACAAGCACATATAAGCCAAAATTAGCCACTAAAACCATATCAGACACATAAACATACTACCCAACACAATATCACGCTAAAATACCCTAAAACGTATCAATTAATAAGGGAATAAACACACACTACAATATACCTGTATACCATGCAGTAATAAGCACGTTACAAGCCACAAACAACACAATAAATTTACTGACTTCCTTCTAATGATATTTTATTTAAATAAATATAATAATTATTTATAAATAGTATTGACACTTTAACTAAATGGGTATAATATTAGAATGTAATTTGATAGTAGTAAATAGGGTTACGGCACTGGACGGAATACCCACTGAACATTGAAAACAGAATATACATAGTAGCTTTTGAAGTCCATTATAAACTTGACATTGAAAATCTTAAAACCCGGAATTTTTGCCAGTTAAACACTAATTATCAATAGTGGTTAGATTTAAAGTATAAAAATCGATTATTGATAATTGCAATTAGTTTACTGGCTATAGGATAGTATGAGGTTAGTAATAATAAATCAAGTGAATTAATGGGGATAAAAAAGCAAAATGTATAATCTGTATGTAAAGTAGCTTGTAAAGTACTTTTGAAAATAGAATAAGACTTGAATATACCAGTAAATCATATGTTAACTTTTAATAGCTTATTGAAGCGACATATTTTAAAATGTCATTTATTTTTAGCTCTGACATATGAAAGAAAATATAAACAAGTCTTATTCAATATAGATAAAAAGTCTGGTATTAGATTAACATATAAAATTGACTAATAGCAGCAAACAAAAACATATATGAACTTTTTTGAGTATCCTGTAAATTTAATCAAAATATAATTTATAGGAGCGTGTAATATGTTAAATATAATCAATCTTGATGAATTAAATAACATTAAAAAAGATACTGAAAAATTATCATGGATTTATACTCATGACAGATTAAAAATGTATTTCCGATTTTTTATAAATGGAAATGAGGAAATAACATTAGGTGTATACAATTGGAAAATGGAAAATGAAAAAATTGTAACAGTCAGTAAAGAATTTTTTTACACAATAATGGATGAAAAAATGATAAACAAGACATTTGAAAAACTGTTAAGTTTATACAATAGCTGAACAACAAAACCAAATACAGGATACCGAAAAAAGGATATATATGTTAAAATAACAATAACAAAATAACATGTATATCCTTAATAAATTTATTGGAGGTGTTTACAATGACACAAGGTAGAAAATTTGAGAACATACAATCAATATCACTTACAGAAGTCCGTAAAGCACTAAAAAATGACGGTGAATGCATCATAGGTAGTATGGAAATTACAGTTGATAGCCTAAATAACTGTGAAGTAACAGAAAACGGAGAACTACTTTTTGAGTGTACATCATGGTATGAATTGGAAGAATATTTAGAAGATTTAATGTGGAATGCATAATTTACTTGCATCCCTCTTTAATGCAGCTATAACAGCAATGTTATAACAGTTACAAGCCTGTAAAATGCAGAGTAAAGAGGTTAAAATACATAGTTTATGGAGGGAAATTGAATGATTAAAATTAATTTAACTAAAGTAATCAAGCCGAACTTAACACATAGAACGGAATTATTAAAAAAAGTATTAACAATCAAAGGTTATGAAGTAAAGGGAAATACATTAATAATTGATGATGAAATGTTAACAGTGAGAACTTGTACAGAATGGGAAGATAAAACAAAAACATATGAATGGAATGATTTTGAAGGAAGCTTTAAATTCTGGTTTGGAAGATTTTTAAATTTATCTAATATTAAATACACGTTAATAAAAACTGATTTCATAGGAAAGAAGGGAAATAATAATTGACTAATTTAAATGGCTTATCTGTAACGGAAATTGACGGAAAATTTTACATTGAAGGCTTTTATTTTGCAGTAGATAGAAGCACATTAGAATGTATTGAAGAATCAAAAGAAAAAGAATATACATCATATGAAAATGCTGAAAATGAAATAGAAGTATTAAAAATGGCTTTTCAAAATTGATTTTATACCATGTTAGAAGTCATAACAGCAATAAAGTTATGGCTTTTATAGATAGTATAAAATGGCTATCAAATAAAATTGGAAAGAAGGAAATATAATGATAAAAAGCACAATACAACAAAACTTTGAAAAAGCGAATATGTTAGTATCTGCTTTGAAAGACTCCGTCAATAATGCTGATAACCTTCAAATGTACATAGTAAGAGAGTTTTACAAAGCATATAATAATGATAATATGGATTTAGCATACCAGATAATAAATGAGGCATTCAATAAAAATTATGTAGCAGGTTATAAGTATCTTGAATGCTGCAAGTTATGCGACATTAAAGGTGAATTTTACCAAATAGCCATTGAAAATCCATTAATAAACCTATAACAGAAAAAATATAATAATGCTACTGTTTGAATGCACTATAACAAAAAATAATTGATAGTGCATTGTATAGAGTAACATTGTATAATCAAAGTGTTACTACTTTGTATAATAGGAAGTGTATAAATATGAAAAAAGAAATAATAGTAAATGGAAATTTACAAGGCGAAAAACTTGATAACAGAAAAGCAATTCTTTACAAAGGTAAACCACTTGGAGAAATTCCAAAAAGTTATAAAAAAATAAGCGTATTATCCCATAATATTGGTAATAACTACAATTCCAGTATTATAACAATTTATCAAACAAAGGATAAAACATTTAGATATGAAATATATAGAGATGGTAGTTTTTATCCTTACTATGGAAAAATTGAATTTAGTAAATGAAATAACATATTTATGTGTTGTTAGACTGTATATAGTGACAGTGTATACAGTTTATAGAGTACATAAAAGTAATGTACTACTTTAAAAAATGGAGTGATAATATTATGACTGAAAAAGCAAAAATCATGAAAGAACAATTTACAGAAAGAGAATTGATATTAATAAGAGAAGCATTAGACTCACTTGCAGCATATTATAGTAATCAATCTAATGTCAAAGGACAAGATATTAGCAAAGATTATAAAAACGGCTGCAATATAAAAGCACAAGAAGTCAGAGACATATATAAAATTTTTAATTAACTATAATAACAAGCCAGTGTTTATTGATAGCATAGAATAACAGTCTATGCTATGACTTATTTACTGGATAGTAAATAAATATAATAACAGAATAAAGGAGCATAATACAATGGAAAAAATTATAACTATGCTTGAATACTCAAAAAGGATTGAAAAAAGAATTCCGGCATATAACATTAAAACAGTATGCAAAAATTTTAGTTTATCTGAGGAAACAACAAATAAAATTGTCAACCTACAAGATAACAAAAGTTATTGTTTAAACATTAATGACGGAAAAAGTAAAATGGTTTTTACAAGAGAAAATGATACTTATAAAATAGACTTTTGGACTAATTAATATAGTATGTATTTCTCCAGTGTATAACAAGTCAAGCAATAACAATTTATACACTGGAATATTTACATAGTATGTAAATAAGATTAAAATAAATTTATGGAGGGATAAAACAATGTCAATGATAACACTTGAAAACCCAAAAATTAAAACTCGTAATATCAAATTTAAAAAATGTGGACATCAACAGGAAATGACATTTACATTAACAAGTGAAGAAGAATATGAAAATTACCTTGAGTTATTCAATGGTATAAATGACTACTGTGATAAATGCAAAATAACAAATACTGAATATGGTATGATAAGAGAATTAAATACAGGTAACAGTGATACAAGGATAACACATTATACTTTTAATCATGCAGATATTAAAAAGGTAATAAGGTATTTTTATAAGCATGGTATTTCCTTACATAATGAATATTACCATATTAACTCTATGTATGATTGTACAGGAAATTGTTTCGCAAGGTATGTAAAAGTCAAAAAGTTTAAAAATCATATAACAGTAAGATTTTCATATCACTATGACTATTAAAATTTATAATGAAAGAAGGGTATAACACAATGACAAATTTAGAAATAATCTATCACGAAAAATGTAAATCAAATGACATTTTATTCCATGAAGCATTGAAAGAATTTTTTACTAATGATAGTTTGTCCTTTGATTCCGATTTTGACTTCGAAAAAAATCTAGTACAAATAACAGTTGATAACAATTACGAGATATTAACACAGCAAGACATTGACAATTTTTGTGACTACATGTTAATGGGAAAAGTTATAACATATGAAATAACAAGTATGATAAACGATATGCCAATTGAAAACACAACGCTTTATAAAACAGAATCAGAAGCAATACAGGCAGCTAATAAACTAGGATTAATTGACGGAATTGATTATATGATTACATGGTGTGAAGAATAGCAATAACACGATAAAATATAACTTTTAATCACTTTATGAAAGGAGTTTAAAATATGACATTAACAGAATTCGATAAAAAATTAATATGGGAACGTTATAACAGCATTGAAGCACTAGATAAAGATAAAAATTATTTAGATGTTTTAGCTCTTGATGAAAATCGCACAGAAGAAGCAAAAATAATTATGTTAGAAAATTTTACAGAAGATGAAACAAATTTTGAAGATTTTAATTTTATGGTTTTAATGGCAAGTATCATAATCGAAGAACAAATATAAAACATAAAGGAGAATAAAAATGTTAGCACACTATAACGAAAATTTAATAAACCTTATCGAAAGAAAACTTACATTATACAAGGACAATACAATTGCAAAAGTAGCAGGAAAAAAGGAAGTAAAAACAAGAATGTTTAATCAAATTGAAGCAATAAAAGATACACTTGCAACAATGAATATTGAATTAAGAATCAATTATCAGGATTTTACAGCTATATTTCACGATTTAACCAATAACAGCACACAAGAAATAAAGGCACGATAAAATCCAGTTTTTATGACCTGCTTTTATGTTTTTTATCTGATTATGCCATAGTCTGGTTAATATCTATGGTATAATTTATAAAGTACATAATAGTACTTAAAATTAAAGGTATGCTTATCCTTAAAGCATGGAGGTAATTATATGTCACGTTTAAAAGTTACTCTTGTAAACAATTTCCACAATACTCAATGTAATGTAATAATCAATTACAATGAGCAAACAAAAACATTTAGATTGACACAATCACAGGACAATAGAATTAATAATGCATTATGCGGAATGAAAGACTGTGATTGTGGAACTATTCGCGGAAAATGTTATATTACTAACACTGGCGAAAATTTCCGCTTTGAAGTTATTTCCTCTAATGGATTAATGAAAAGATTATAATTTTCTATAACAAATAGAAGGAAAGAAGGTGTAAAAATGTATTATTTAGATTATTCCGACAATAACGGTTTTAATTATCAAGAAAAATTTAATTCGTGGCTTGAAGCTCATGATAATGCAAGAGAATTGAGAAAGCAAGGTTGTTGTAATTTTTTGATATCTCAATGCGAATGATTTTGTCTACTGTTAGCGCACACCATAAAACAGCAATAATAATATGGTGTGTAGCCATAGAGTAAACAATATAACAGTTTACTACTAAAATATAGGAGTGATTTTAGCAATGAATAAAATTTATCAGTCAGGAAGAATTTATACTTTAATTATTAATGGTGAATATGTTAACTCTATTATGCCACACTATAACAAAACAAAAGCAGAAATAATGCAGGATATCAGCAAATTGTATAATATTGATGTAGAATCAATTGAAACAATAATTTCGTTAAAAGAAAAATTTTTATTAAGATTGTTTGAAGTTAGTAAAAAAGAATCTGCAATAAAAGTACTAAAAAATTTAAATGATTCTAAGGGTATTTAATACCCTTTAAAACCTGTAAACAGTATAACAGCAATACATAAAAGTTATGGGTTTTAAAGCTTATTAAAGCAAATAAATATAATATAGAAAGGAATGAAAAAAAAAATGATAAAAATATATTTTAAAGGTCACGGAGTTTTATATCTCATTGGTAAAGTCAGAAAAAACTATAATATTGGTGATACCTTAAAATTAAAATCACAGAGAAGTAAATCAATTATAGTTGATAAAATGGAAAATGAAATACATGTCAAGCCGATAGACTGGGAAAAAAGATTAAAAATGGAATTGGGAATTAGATAAATATAATATCCTTCAATCTATAACAAAAAATAAAATTAAAAAGGAAGTGTATTTTAATGTCACAAGTATATCAGTATGTAACAGACCGTATTATATCGGAACTTGAAAAAGGAAACATTCCATGGGTTAAAAACTGGAAAGGACAAAAGGCAATTAACTACATAACACGCAAGGAATACAAAGGAATAAACTTAATGCTATTGCCATTTCCCGGCGAATACTTAACATTTAAACAGATATCAGACATTAAAGGATCAGTCAAAAAGGGTGAAAAATCTTCTATGATTGTATACTATAATTGGTATGAAAAGGAAAATACATTAACAGGTAAAAAAGAATCTTACCCATTATTAAAATATTACAATGTGTTTCACATTTCCCAGTGTGAAGACATAGTAACAAAATGCGACATTTTTACGCCCGAGAACGAACATAACATTATAAAAGAGGCAGAAAAAGTAATAAATGACTATATTACAAGAGAAAAAATCAATTATAATATAATAACAGGAAGTGACAGAGCGTATTATTCCCCTGTAAATGATACTGTAGTTATGCCAGACATAAAACAATTTGACAAGCCAGAATCATATTACAGTACAGCGTTCCACGAATTAACACATAGTACAGGGAATGACAAACGGCTAAAAAGACATAACAGCATGATGTCTCATAAATTTGGTAGTAAAGACTATTCAAAGGAAGAGTTATGTGCAGAAATTGGAGCAGCATATTTAAATAATACTGTTGGAATTGATAATACAGCAGTATTTCAAAACACTGTTGCATATTTACAAAGTTGGTTAAAAGCTTTAAAAAATGATAACAGAATGATAACAATTGCAGCAGGACAAGCGCAAAAAGCAGTTAATTTTATACTGGGAATTAAAGATTTTGAGAAAGTGGAAGAAAATTAAAAATAGTAAAGGAGCAATATACAAATGATAACAACAGCGTTAATAATTTTATCCGCAAAATTTTTAATTGGCATATCAGCACTCTATATTTTTGCAAAATGTATTGTAAATATCGGAATAAAGAATTATAATAAAGTAAGGAGATATAATACTAATGGATAATAACACAGAGCAAGCAGAACGGGAATTGATGGAATTTATACATAAGATAGATTATGACAATTTTAACAAGTTGCTGGAAGAATTAAAAATAATAACAAATAGTAATAACAGAAAAGGAGATATAAAACAATGAATACATGTATAGAAAAATTATCCAATGGTAACACAATTGAATACAAAATCATTAACGGAACGGCATACCATAACAGTACACCACAAGAAGTCATTAACATTCTGGAAAATGCCAGATTAACAAAAAAGAGAATACGCTTATTTTATGGTGACTCAACAACAGGAAAATGCTGGAATGAAGAGCATGATATAATAGGATATATTGGACGGTCAACAGGTAATATAAAAATACCTCTATTGATTAATAATAGCCGTTCGTTTGGTGGCGGGGCTTTACTAGACCATTGTATAATTAAAATAACAGTGGATAAAGTAACAAAATATAAGCATAACAGTTTTAATACTGGCAATTTTGAAATAAAAGAGGCTACGACAGATTTATTGTCAAAAGGGTATAACACAATGGTATACTGTAACAGCGAAAACGTAGCGAACTTTAAAACAAAAGACAAGGCAAACAGATATATAAAATTTATGACAGGAGAATCAAACAGCAAGTAATAGTAAAGGCGTAAAGCCTTTATAATATCCACAATTTACATATAACAGCATAACAGATTATAATTAGATTGTGGGTAATATAAAGCCTTTAGGGTATAAAGGTTAATATGTAAAAAAGGAAGTATTAAAAATGAAAACAGATTTAACAACACAGTATTTAAACACAATTAATTACGGAAATTTACCTATAAGGTATAACAAAACATATTTAAATGATGAAATAATTAACATTATACAAGCTAGTGACGGAACACATTATGAAATAAGAAAAAACCAAAATGGTAAATTAGTAGCTTTATTAAGCGAATGAATTTGGTATTTTATGGGAAAGGAGATTTATATAACATGACGAACATAGAAATTAAAAATCAAATTAACGCAGCAATAAAAAGAACTGATATTTATAAAATACAGATAGAATTATATTTAAATGATGGATGTTACCACAAAGAAGGAAATGTTTTGTGTAATAGTATATCAGTATATAACAGTGATAATGATATGATATGGTCTTCCGTGTATGGAATAACAATGAAAGAAGATGTTATTTTTGAAACAGAAGAAACAAAGAAAATTTTAAAAACAGAACAAAAGAAAATGTATAACTACTTAACAAAACATTTTAACAATGTGAGTATTGAAAAAATAACACCATAAATAGCAAATTTCATTTATAACAGAAAAGGAGAATAAAAACATGATAGAAGTAAAACCAGTAAAAGAAAAAAAATTCACTAATTAAAAATTTAATTCAAGTTAATTTAACAGTATCACAATACAAAACTATAGAGGATTTGATTTTTAAATTTACAAAAGAAAATGTAGAAAATTATAACTTTGATAATGATATTGATTTAACTAAAATCAACTATGAAGATATGTCAATAGTTGATTTTAGAAAAAATATTATTGAGGTATTCTGTAAAGAAAGAAAATGAAATGTAAGTTTTATTTACCTATAACAGGAAGGAGAATTTTGACATGAAAAAAGTTAAAACATTAAAAAACTTTGTAATTGCCGAAACAAACGAAAAAGAGAGACAAGAAGGTCAAAGTGAGTATATAATATTTACAAAGGAAGAATATTCTTTTGGTGAAGGTTGCAGGTATCCAGAACATGAAACAGGAAGTATAAAAGAGGCAGAAGAATTTATTAACAATTATTAAGGGAGGAACGAAAAATGGAAAATATAACATTATATGATTATCTTCAACAAACAGAGGAAGGCGAAGAAATAACAGTACATGATAAAGATTATGACACAGAGACATATTTTTACAAAAAGGAAACTGATGAAACTGATTCCTGGTCTATATCAATGGAAACGTTATCAAAACTTTTGACAATTACAAAAATTAGAAATAACAGCGTTGAAGTTAATTTGTCAAAAGTAATAGGAAACAAGTTACAACAACTTGAAAAAGCAGATTTATTTATATCTTGTGATATTGACGATATTATGGATGATATTGACAATATTTTATCTGGAAATGTGTCTGAAGAATGGTTTAAAAAGTTTGTTTGTATTTTAGATTTACAAAAGTTATAAAGATTGGAAAGTGCTTTCAATAAAATGTATGTAGTATACACTAAATAACAGAATATGACACAATTTAAACCCATGATAAAGCAAATATAATATCATGGGCTTATGTGGTGGCATAACAGGCTATCAAAAATAAATCAGAAAGGAGTAAACCCCATGCCGAACAATAACACAATCTTAATAAGCAAAATACAGCACAGCACACACATATACACATACATAGACTTATTATCTATGTCAAATGCGGAATTACTGGAATTATGGCTAAAGATCAGCAAGCCAGTAAAGCAACCACGATGGACAAAACATATTCAAATAGCAGTATAACAAAGTTGTTATATAACAAAACTGTTAATCATAATAAGAAGGGAGAAAAAGCACAATGAATAAATCAGACATGAAACTATTTACTAACACTGGCTTATTACATACAAAATCAAATTATGAGGAATTAATGGCAGATTTTAACTCTAATTTGTATAACAACAGTTTAACCTTGCTACGGCTTAAAACAGAATATAAACTAGTATCACAGGAGATCAAAAAGCGAAAGGTATTACCGGGACATATGAGCAGATTAATAGGCTTGTACAGGGCTAAAATGGCATAATAGACAGGATATAGAGTAACAGGAATATAATAATAATATGGAGGGAATTTATGACTAATCAAGAGAAGGAAATTAAAAGGCTTTTAGGTGGTTACATTGAAATAAAACCAGCGTATAATTTAAATTTTGCAATATTGAAAAATAAAGAGACTCTTTATATTGGTACATATGAAGAAATAAATGGATTTATTGCAGGAATGCAATTTTTAGAAGCAAAACATTATTATGATAATTTTGGTAAATAAAATCCCATTTTTATTGGGTAAATATTCAATAAAGTGAATATAAAAATAAATTAAAAAAATATTTTAAAATAGTATTGACATACTAATATCTTATATGTTATAATAAGGTATAGTAAAAACGTAAGACTTGAACCGTAAGGCAAGCAGTTTGCAAGGAGTTTTATAATGAAACTTTATAAAGAAGAAAATCTTTCAAATTTTAAATTTTGGAGTGGAGCAAAAGATAATGCGGAAAAGTTAACCTCTAAAGAATTTGATCAAATTGAAGCAATACTGGAAGATACTAACCCAGATGGTATGAGCGAAACAGAATTAAATGATCTATTCTGGTTTGATTTTGAAACGGTAGCCGAATGGATAGGAAAAGAAGTTTGTTCAGAATGTGGAGAACTTTTCGAATCTGGGGAAGAATGCGAATGTCAGCAAGAAACAGAAGAAATTGAAGAAGAAGAGGAAGACGAAGATAAATAGCATTATAACAGGGTTTACCCTGTTTACAGTATCATTTTAATAATGGTATTGTAAAGATGGTAAAACATCTAAAAAGCCGTAAATCCTGAACTGATAACAGCAGGTAGGCAAAGGAGTTTATACAATGTATAACGATACAAAAACCCTTTACAGTAAAAAATTATATGTAGGAGTAAAGAACACAGGAAAGAAAATGTATATCAATCTTGAAATTCATCAGGAAGCAGACACTAGAACAGCACAGACAATTGATCATCAAACAATAACAGCATATAAAACCCTTTCAATGAGTGGAAATGGTGGACAGAACACGGAAGAAATTGCAGACATAAAAAGTTATAAGGAAATGTTTATATCTGAAAATGACCTCAATACTATAATAACAATATGGAATAAATGGCATTTAAACGACATGAAAGCAGGAACAGCAAAACAGCAAGCATTTATTGATGAATGGAAGAAAACAAACGAATATGATTATACGGCTATTTGTGAAGCGTTAAAATCAGCCGGATTATATGAGGATAACGGTTATAAATATGGTCATTCTTGGCTTGTTGAACCATTACCGCAAGAAGTAATAACAGAAATAACAGCTATATTCGAGAAGTATATCAAGCCAGAACATACAGAACAAAAAACAAATAAAGCAACATTTAAACAATTTGAGGTAAAAGCAAGTTATAAAGGAACTAAAAAGGCAGAATGGAGCGACAACAATTTTAATAACCACATGATAACAGTCACCAATGTAGAGACAGGAGAAAAGGCAAGATTTGAATTTTGGGCATCTATAGCACAGCCAATACTAGAAAAGGAATACAATATATTAAACGCTTTTTACTGTTTTGTCTCTGATGCTGTAAGCGGATCAGAATCATTTGAGGATTTTTGTTCAAATTTTGGTTATGATACAGATAGTAGAACAGCTGAAAAAAATTCATGGCAAATGCAAAAAATCACTTGATAAACTCAATAAAATATATGATGGTGACATTTACGACCTTGTAAACGAATTGCAGGAGGTAGCAGGATAATTATAATAGGTGGTGATACAAGAGTATGACTAAAGAACAGCAACAGGACACTATCAAAATTATTCAGCAATATAACAATACTAATGCAGAGACAATTAAACAAAATTTAAAACCATTAATTGAGAAATACAAGTATAATTATATTGCTGATAGTTTAGATATTGGAATTCAAACAGTTTATGCATGGACAAAGACTAAAGGTAATAGACCGTCATTTTATACAGCCTTACAACTTTGTGAGTTATTGGATATAACAATTGATGATTTGATGAAAGGATAAAAAGGGGTGATATTATGACATATAGAGAAAAAGAATTTCTAGAAAAACGTCTTGATAACATTTATATATTACTTGATAAGTTACCAAATAAAAATATTGAAGGTAGTACAGAATATAAAATTCTGAATGAACTTGAAAAGATTAATAGTGAATTTGATGTTGCTTATTTGGGTAAATATCTATAACAGAACAGGCGATAATACCCAATAAAATGATGCATTTATTCCCTGATTTGACGATAGGGCAAACAGGGAGAAGGAGAATACAACAATGAGTAAAACAATAATGATTAATATGATTAAAATAACAATTAATGAACTGGAAAGCCAGAAAGCAAGCTATGATAATTCTCTACAGGTAGGGAACAGGGTAATGGATATACTGGATAATACAATAACAGAATTAACTTGTTTACTGAGTGATGAATTTGGAGAAGAATATTAAGAGGTAAAGTATGAGAATTACTGATAACAATAGTATTTGTAATGGTTGTAAGAAATTTGTACATGAATGTAATTATGGTAACGATGAAAATTGTTTAGAATACTGTTCTAGTAGGAATATGGATATTAAAGATAAATTTTCATCAGATGAAACAATAACAGAATGTTTAGATTATGAAGAGTAACAGCCTATACAGGCAGAAAGAAGGATATAATATATGTACTATGAAATTAATGTATCTCTAAATGGCAAACATTTCTTTGCTACAGCCGAAAGATCAGTAACAGTTATGTATGAATTGAAAACAATATACAATATTTTTAAAGTGAAATTTCCTGAAAGCGAAGGGTATAAAATTACAGTAACTAAGTGGGAAAATTCAGGTAGAGATATAACAGAAACGCTATAAGGAGACCAATGAAACTATTAATTTATTTGGTAAAAGGAGTAACAAAATGAGAAAAAGTTATTACGGTATGAACTTTCAAGAATGGTGTAAACTCGATGAGAAAGACGAAAGAAAAATAAACTATAAATTACAATATACTCAGGCAATGCAACCAGTAACAGCAGAATTCACAAGTGAAGATGAAGTTGACGGATTAATGATGAATAGAATTCAGAACAGCTTTATTAGAAAAGTTGAGTTGAAAAATAATGAGTGGTTTGCTGAATTGGTGTATTAACAGTAAATGAAACAAGGATTTTAAACAGAAAGAAGGTAATATAAAAATGACACTTAGAGATATAACAGATACTATAACATTACAGGGTAATGTAACAGTAAAACAATGGGATGAAGAGAAGGAAACCTATAACATTTTAACAGAAACAGATTCTGCAATATTCAATGGTAGAGTATTGGATAAAGAAATAACATACATGTATGCGATTGATGGTGTAGGGCTGGTTATAGAAGTGGAATAATAGCGAAAGGAAAAATTAAAAATGAACAAGGAATTTTCTGAATCATTACTTGACGAACTCTATATCTATACACAAAAAGAATTAACAGAGACATTAACAGAAGAAGAAAGAGAAAGGTATGTAATAATCGTTGATTTACTTCATGAAAATGATATAGATATACCTTTTGGAATTGAGATATAACAGCAACCGATTCGACAAAGGGCGAACTGTAGAAGGAGAGTATAACAATGTTTGAAATTAAAAAAGGAGATTTGCTATTTTATAATAATTCTAGTGTGGTTGAAATTGGGATTGTTACAAATATTGCTTTAGATGGATGGGTAACTGTTATAAACAATTGTACAAAACAAAATGTTCCTCCACTTAATTTCATTGAAGTAACTAAAAACTATTCGGATCAGTTAAGAAAATCAATTGAAACTTTTAAATACTAAATAACAGGAGGATAACAATAATGCGAGTAATTAAGAAACTAAACAACTGGAGTATAAAAGAAAAAACTGAGAAGGAAATACCTGAAGGCTATACCCTAAAGCAAGGCTATGCAATATTCGCTCCAGATGGTACATTTCAAGAAGATAATTTGACGTATGAACAGGCAGAGGAATTCTGTAAGAACAATCTTGATTGGACAAAAAGAGGTAAGAAAATAGTATAATAGTCCTGCCATAACAGAGCAGGAGAAAGAAGGTATAATATGAAAGAATTTGAATCCAAGACAATCTTAACAGATGAAATTAAAATAGACCATAACGGAAAAGTATATGCTATTTCTACATATACAATAGAAACACCAATTGGAAAAATATATGTAGTATATGGAACTAATTCTGATATGTCTTTGAATGAGTTATATTGTGGCACAAAAGAACATACAGCAATTCTAGCATGGAAGGATGCAAAAACCACTTTGTTTAAAATGTTTGTAGGTAAAGAGTAACAAGTAAATAAAAAGATGTTTTTATAGGCTATAACAGCCGGAAAGGTGGAAAAAATAAAATGACTAATGAACAGCAAGAAAAATTAGTAAGAGCTTTTATTCAAGAAAAATTTAATAGTGTAAAGGAAGAAGGATATAGTGAAACAGTAAAAAGGATTCAAAATCATTTAGCACAAATGGGAATATGGGAAGAATCAAAAGATATCTTGAAACAATATTTATTAACTTATTTTGGTTATTTAGGTGACGAAGAGACTGAATTTTACAATGGTGAATTGAAAATAAAAAGAAAATAAAAGGACGGATTCATTAACCAATAACAGAGTATGTATAATAACAGGAGGTAATTGAAAATGGAGCAAAGTACATATGCAATATACTATATTGAAAATGGAGAAAGACAAGAATGTCATATTGATGCCGATTGTATACCAGAAGCATTAGGATATTTTATGATGTCACATAACAATATATGTTATAACGATATTATAGATCATATGGAAGTATAATAAAACGAATATAATAACAGGAGGAAATTTACAATGTCAATATTTAAGAGAGTTTATTTTAATATCAATACACCTTCATATTATAATTCAAAATATGGAGTAGGTTGGAACACTCCTGAAGATGGAGAGTTATTCAAAAAGTCAATAACAGATTTATTCCTTAATAATGGATGGGAAATTAAGAAAGAAAGATTTAACAGTGGTTGTAACACAGTAACAAAAGACAAGCAGGAATTATATCTTCATCCTCAACAAGTATCTGGTATAGTGATCGAAGAGAATATTCCGATAATCGAAAACCTTTTGAATAATGATTTATTTACATTTAGGAATACAGATATTTATGAAGAAGTTTTTGATATAACAGATGATGAATATATGAGTATACTACAGTCCAAAAGAGTTGAAATTGAGCAGGATATACTAACGATATATAAGACTAAAAGAAAGAATTTATTCATAACAGATGGCTGGAATCCTTTGCAAAAAGTATTAAGTAAATATAGGATTAAAAGGTTATTAAATTATATAGGTGTTTATTCTTCTAATGATCTTGATATGCATTATATTTATGAGTTGTTTAAAAACATGGTAGCAGAAAATAAGATTGTAACGGCTAATACAAAACATGGAACAGGGTATAGAAGTGTAGCGTAATAAATGGTAAAATATGAATAACAGAAAGGGGTTATTATTATGGCTAAGAAAGTTTTTAGAAATCGTGTAATTTACATTGGAAAAGGAATGTATATTAAATATAATGAAAACAATGAGATTGAATTAACAGGGGATTTACTCAACGCACATTTCTTTTACGATAAAGATTATTGTGAACAGGTAGCAAAAAGTTTGATTGAAAAGTTTCCAAATACGGAAATTGAAGTGCTTAAATTATTTATGGATATAGAAATTCAAGAAGTAACGATAATACAATAAAAGAACAATTTTAACAGGTTGGTAACCATAACAGCCAGAAGGAGAATTAACCATGAAAAATGAAGAACAAAAAGACCTGAACAGAGATTTAGAATTCCGTGTAAATGATTCAGATGCATACGGAATATATAACGGTATTTCAGAATATAAAATACAGGATATTATACGTGATATCCGTAATCAGCATTACAGCACAGTCTATATCAATGCTGAAGCTATCGCAAGAATCCTAAACCACAATAACGAACTAAAACAAATTGCTCTTGATACCTATAAACCATTACCTTTTAATGAAGGTTGGACAGATGAATACAAAGCAATATACTATAAACGAATTATTGATAAAACTTTCGAAGGTACTGGAACTATACCTAATAAAGTTATCAGAGAAAAACTTACTTCTATAATTCTTGATCTGATTAAAAAGGATAATGAAGAAAAAGCAATTCAAGAAGCAGAAAATAAAGCAAAAGCAGAAAGACAAGCACAATTTAAAGTTAGTAAGGTATATAAACATATTAATCCTTCCGGTGGAGAAGAAAATGGACAAGACGGATACTACGATGCTGATATAACAGATGACAGCAATACTATCAGGTTTGTAGCAAAGAATGTATTTGACTTTGGATTCTTTACTTATCCCAAAAGAGTTGAAGGGACAGATAATGTATTTAACAGGGAATCATGGACAGATCAGGAGAAAAAGGTTAGTGAATGGTTGTATGAGTTTAGTCCGATTTATAATGGGATAAGAATGTAATAATAGTATAACAGCCGACAGGCTATAACAGGAGGGTATTATGATTTTAAAATATGTAGGCACAGAAAATAGAAAAAAATTAATTACAGGAAATAATTATAAGGTAATATTAGAACGGCATAGTTTAAATATACCAATGTTAATATCATATGGAGAAGATATTTATTCTTATGGAACAGTTCAATATAAAATCCTTGAAGATTTTTTTAATGATTGGGAACAAATAAGAATATAATCCAATAAATCCAAGATTTTATTTTCTTTAAGTCTGAAATATCAGATAAAAATATTTAAAAATACGAATAAATGTCTTGACAACAGGATAAAATAGATATATAATAATATTAAGAAGTTGAACGAAAATAAAATTTGAAGGAGTATTAAAATTATGTTATTAAAAGTAGGATTACCAAAGAATGCAAAGATTTTGCAAAACAAAGATAATGAAATTATTATTGAGATGCCTCAATTTTATGTAGAGTATCAAACTGCGGTAAGTGTGTTTTCTGTGAAAGGACATACATTAGTTGATTTTGAAGAGAATGAAACTATTGGTTATAAAGAAATACTTATTAATCAAAATGGAAAATTGGAAGTTGAGGATTCAGAGGAAGATTATGAAGACGAAGACGAGGATGATAAGGAATGAATCTAGGTGAATACATTTCAAACATCATAGAACAGCAAGGTAGGACTAAGACCTGGGTAGCAGATCAATCAGGAATAAACTACAAAACTTTTGTTGACAAGTTAACCAGAGACACTATAACAGGTAAGGAACTTTTGAGAGTGGCAAAGGTATTAAATATCAATTTGGAAGAATTAAAAAATCAAATATAAGGAGGTATAACAGGTGATAGATAATACATTTGATAATTTACTTGATGAACTTTACAAATTAACAGAGATGGAGCAAGAACATAACTTAACACTTACTGAATCTGGAAGATATGAAGAAATTGTTGGTATACTTCAAAAGAATAATGTTGAGATACCATTTGGGTATGAAGTATAAAAACAATCAAATAAGAAATTCAATTGATTAATGGAGGTATGAACATGTATGAAGCAATAGGGAACTATGGTGAATTTAATAGATATAAAATGGAATTAGGTCAAAGCAATGATATGGATGATTTAGTAGAAAGAGTAGTTAATAGATTAAACTCAATAAAACCAGTAGAAAAAATTTTTGTATATATCTATGAAGATGGAAAATCAATTGGAAGAATTGTAGATTATAGAGATATTGCAGATAGTAATCCATGTATACCTATGGTTTATTTAAATAATCAAGAATTTGACGAATGGATAGATAAAAGAAAAAAGAAAATGAGTAGGAAATAAAAATACTATTTTATATCCTGTATAACAGGAAGAAGGAGAATGATTATGAAGGTATTAAGTTATAATGATTTGAAATTATTAGTAGGTACAAGTATTGAAGAAATTGAAGCAGATAACGACTGCCATAGCTTAACAATTAACGGTGTTAGTGTGTTCAATGTATATAGGCATGATATATTTACTTTTGAGAATAATCATCCTTTACTTTATTTAGAATTGTATGATAAAAACGATGATAAGATTGGATGTGCTACCATTTCTAAAAAACAAACGTTATATATCAATATGTCGGATGATATTAAAATAAAATAAGTAGACCTTAAAAATACTATCTCACTCATAATAAATAGGAAGGAGATTAGATCATTATGTTTACTGTCAGAGGATATAGCCTCATAGGTAATGGTATTATAAAAATATTTTTTCATTAGGTATTGACTTTTTAACTAAGTAAGTATAGTATTGTAAATGAAAGGTGGTATTTATGAAAGACACTTTAACAGCATTTAGAAATGATCTTCAGACAATTGAAACTATAATAGAATTATTTGGTAAATTTTCGACTAATACATATGATAGTAAATTGTCTGATACATTTGATAAGTTTGAAAAATACATGTATGACATTGAATCTGGACTACATGACCAATTGAAAGAAAAAGAAAATTTGATGCTTAATGTAGCATCCGGTAAATAAAATAGCGGTTTCACGCAGATAGAAAGGATATAATAATGTTACCTAGAATATGCATAAATTGTTTATGGCACGAATATTCAGAAGTATTCAAAGAATGTGATTGCATGAATGATAAAGGTCAAGAAGAACAAGCACATAATGCTTATTGTGATAACAATTATTATACTGAAGATTTTTATTTAGTGGAGTGTAGGTGGTTTTCAGAAAAGCCAACGAATAAGTAGTTTTATAGTAAATAAAAATAATAAAAAAGGAAAGAGGTAATCAAAATGTCAATAAGAATTACAATAAAAATCTTATGTTTGTTTGTAGCAATCTGGTTTTCTATAATTAATTTTGGGAAAACAGCATACAAAGAGAAAATATCTGTGTTAAATTTGATTATTCAGGCTATAGCAATAACAGGATTTGTAGTGATTCAATGGAATTTAGATGATTGAATAAATATAAAGAAGGTGTTAAAACATGAACAGAGATAAATATTATGGTACATTATTCTATAACCCTTATAATGATCGTATAGGTATTAAATATGATGATGGAAATATTGAAGATGGTTTACATTGCGGTCAAACAATGGAAGTATCCATAAATAACAAATGGATACCAACAAGAATTGAAATGGATGAAGATTGGTATTTAGTTGGATTTGGGAAGTTGGATTCACTTGAAGGATTAAAAGTAAGGTTATAAAAGAAAGGATTCGAAGTGATTATGAATATGGATATAGAATTTTTATTGAGTGCAATTGAACAACAAGCGAATGGAATCCTGAGAGATATTAATGAATGTGATAAAGTATTTCTTCAGGCAGATCATATAAAAGGATTGGTAATGAGATTAAGAATGAAGTTGGGCATTGAAAGGTGAGGTATACATATGGCACTTAAATTAGATAAAATGGAATCAGATTTGGTATTAGCCTGTAAATTATGGTACGGAGAAAAAGGAATAGAAAAGGTTATAGCCGATAATGTATATGGAGATATTGAACATATAAAATTAGATAGTAAATATCATTGGATATCTAAACTATTTATGAAATTGATTGATACTGGATATTTTAAGTTGTCGACTTTCATCAACGAAATATCTCCGAGACATATTGATGGATTTGGCGGGATGGATGAACATCTTAGTGCAGCGGAGAAAGTGTATAGAAGAATGGTATCAATGATCTGTAATTTACAAGTACAAGATCATGATAAAGAAGGGAATTGGTATACATTGGTTGAATTACATGAAGTTAATGAGAAGTTTAGAGAAAAAGAAGAAGAGGAAGAAGAAGTAGAAGTAGAAGTTTTAACAAAATAAATATAATAATATTTAAAAAATCTATTGACAATGAAATAAAAATTTGCTATACTATATTCATACTAAGCAAGTTAAACAAAACCAACGAAGAAAGGACTTGACAATAATATGAGTGAAACAATAAATATAGGTAGGAAAATATTACAGCTAGATTATTTTAAAATGGTAGTAGCTAATTCTAAAAGTTATCCTGATGTTGTGGATAGACTTGGAATGAACAAAACCGTAACTACACACATGAAGAATGTTAAAAAGGTATGTGAAGAAAATAATGTAGATACTTCACACCTTAAAATCTGGAAATCTGACAACTATATTACGCCATTGAAACAGTATTCTTTATCCTCAGATAATCAGAAATATTTTGATGCTTTTGAGAACAATGAGGCAGTTAAAGAATCAAGTAAGGCAGCATATAGATCAGGCATAGGAATGTTTCTTGAAGTGTTAAGAGGACTTGACTGCGGTTTTGTAAGTCCAGATGATATTAAAATGTATATTAACTCGAAAGAAGGTTCTGAGGATACAAAGAAGAACGCACAGGCTCATGTTAATGCTTTGTTAAAATATATTGTTAAGAATGATATTAACGGAGCATATGGAAAAGTAAGTAAGGATTTGATAATATATTTGTGGTGTGGTATGGGAGGATAAAAAATGTTAAAGTATATTAAAACAGATAAGTGTCCTAAGTGTGGTTGTTCGCTCATAATAGAAGAAACTACAGAAGTTAATATGTTTGATAAAAACAAATATAGAGAACATTGTTATGGTGGCAGATGGGAAACAAGAAAATTCTCGTGTGGATGTAAAATAGAATATTGCCCTAATTTTAGCAGAGAAGAAATAAAAGATGAATGTGCTAATTCTGAAGAATATATAAAGCGTGAAAATCAGAGAAAAACATTCAAAGAAGCAGTAATAAACTTTATAGATAGTTATAAAAATACGAATGAAAAAGATAGAAATATTATGAAAGATAAAATGAATTTTAGTATATGGTGGTAAAACTATAAATATGATATTTTATATGGAGGAATATAATATGGAAAAATGGATTGAAGTTGGCAAAGAATTACCAACCGAAGGTAATGTTGTTAAAACAAAATTATCTGATAAGTATGGAGAAAGAAATATTCAGGAACTTATTAGAAAAGGAAATTTGTGGTGGTTGACAGATATGAGTATGTATGTATATTATACTCCAACACATTGGTTAAAGAAATAATAAGAAAGTCAATAAACTGGTTATTTTGTGGGGTAAAATAAGAGAGGTGAAAGAAATGAATGCAATTGAAATTTTAAATAAATGGGCAAAATTTATTAATTATAATCCAGATCAAACTAGATTTAACTTAGGTTCTTATTGGATTCATGATGGCAATAAAAAGATTGAAAAACTTTCTGAGTATGATGATTCTGGAATTTTATCAGCATTATATGCAAAACAACTATGTAAAAAAGTTTTAGAAGAATATAGACCGAAATCACTTTTTGAATTAATTCAAGACCCTTCAGATTATGAAGAATCAAAAGATATGTGGAATGATTTTAATAGTTCGTTTATGTCTTCGATTGAAAATACATTTAAGACGAGATTAAATGAAATTGTTGATAAAGTAACCGATGGAAAATTAATTGGAGATTTTAAATCAGAAGTTTCAGCAGAGCAGCTATTAGGATTAATGACTATTGCTATAGATGGTATTGAAAAATGTAAATATGATATTTATGCAAAAGGAACATGTTTTAAGGGTAACATTGGATTCAATACATATATTCATGTATTTGAAACCAGTGAAGATTGTTTAAAGGCTATTAATATAGCAAAAGATGCTATATATCTTTGCTATATTAGAATGAATGATAGTGCTTATGGGTATTTTGGATTTTATATAAAAGATGGAGATAACATATTTTCTATCTCAGAAAGAATTGATGAAAGATATCCAGATCAAAACAGTCATAAAAGAAATCACAGGGATGCTGAGAATAAGCAATATGAATTATTTCCTTATGATTATATTTTTAAATTTGAAGGCCATGATTATAAAGGGTATGCATCAAAACACATTATTGATGAGACTAATCTTGCTATTTTTAATTTAGGGGTAGATGCTTATCTTCCAATAGTAATTGCAATATTCCTTATAAATAAAATCTATGTTGGTAAAGTTCCTAATAAGAGACTTTCATATGTACATAGTCTTATCTTAAAAACAAAATCAACTGAATTGCTAGATAACAATAATAATTCGTTAGTACCAATTCAGAAAAATACGTCTTTAGCTAAAACATATGAAAATAATATTATCGTTTCTTATGATAAAAAAAAGTTCTTAAATGGTGAATATTCTAAAGAGTTTGATACAAAAAATGAAAATGATTCATATATGGATTATGGTACATTTAATAATGAAAAACAAATTTTCGTTGATTTATATGGTTCAGATTTTGATAATAGGTATTTAGATTTTAAAAATATTAATGATACAAAACTATTAGTTACGAATACAAGTGAAATTGATAAACCTTTAATAGAATCTATGACAGAACATGAAATGATTGGTTCTAAAAAAAGAATAAAAATGATTCACTATTGGTGGTCAAGGAAAGCTTTAGCAAAACATATAACTATTGAAATGGAAAAGGAATTGGAGTCTTTTGGAGGTAAAAAGAAAGTTCTTGAATGGTATGAAAAACAGATTAGAGAAAATATCAACTATGTTTATCTTGTTTTAGCTCATATTTATGGTTTTCAAGATGGAGAATATGATGATTTAGATAAAATTATTACAAAGCAGAATTTATCTTATCCAGAAAGACAGTCTCCAGAATTTTTTATTAATAAAAGACAAAATGAATATAGGTATGATGGTAAATTTTTATGTCCTATTAATAATACTCTTGTATCTTGTTTCTTTACATTTCATCCAACATCATATAAGCACTTAACATTAATTTTAAATCAGAATGAAGATTCATTTCCTAAAATTATAAAAGGATGGGAAAGAAGACATAATCATCAAGGTAATAGTATATTAGACATAATTGATCCTGTTAGCTTATTGCAGCATCCTTTATCAAATGATTTTGGGATGTGGAATCATAATAGCAATTCATTTGATTTTTCATTCTCTATAGGATTTTCAAAAAGAGGATTTGTGAAAATGTGTAAAGAATTTGGTATAGAATCTAAAAGAGATTGGTATGATAGAAAATCTGGAAATCGCATGATATATTGTTAGACTATGGGCATATAAGCAAATGCAAGAAAATATATAAATACGGATGGTGATTAATCATGAAACAAATGCCAGTTAAGATTAAAAATAAATTAAGACAAATACAAGCGACAATAGAAAAAGCGAAAATGTTAGAGCGTGAATTAACAAATATGTTTGAAGAATATGATATTGATATTTCTGTTTTGGATGCAACTGGTGACAATAAATATTCTTCTGAACCATCAACCGAGGCTTTAGCATTTATATCAAATGGAGAAGGGTATGTAGAAGATAATATTAAAGAAATTGAAGAAGTGTTTTTATATTATGTTAATAAAAGTAAATAGAAGGAGAGTTAAAATGCCTGAAATAGTAGTTGTTAATTGTAAAATGTGTCATGGTGGAGATCATGGAGAAAAGGCATCCTGTTTGACAGATATAAAGTTAATAGTAGAAGATGGAGATATTGCATTCATGCTTTATTCTGATCATGTAGAAGCAAAAGTACAAGAATTAGGCTATAAGGTTAAATATAAATATTCTGAAAGTGATAGTTTACTTCCAATAGGAATGTGGATTAGTAAATAGGCAATAAAATACAAGTTTTAATGGGAGGGTGAGGTTTTTAAAATGGCAGTATGTAAGAAATATTCTCTAGCAATTCAAGATTTGTTAAAATGTTGGCAAGATAATAAAATTTCAAAAGAAGAATTTGGTGAAACACTTATCAAATATAGTGATGGAGAAGCTAACATTTGTTTAAACTGCAAAAAGCATGATAAATGTCATAAAAGTGATTAAAATGCGAGATTCGAAGAGTTTAAATAGCAATAAAACAAATATAAGAAAGGATGATTATAATAGCACCACCTAAATTACCTTTAATGATTATGAGATTAGAGGGGAAATTGCCGTAATATTTCTTTATAATCGAAAGAAAGAAAAATTTGAAACACCTATTGATACTAAGAATTTAAAAAGAATTAAAGACCTAGATTTACATTGGCATTTAAGATATGCTCCAAACACAGGAACATATTATGCAATGGCATGTGAAAGATATACAGGAGAAGATGGAAAACGTCATGGAAGGTCAAGATATTTACATATTGAAATAATGAATCCTGAACACAATCCAGAAATATACGTAGACCATGAAGGTCATAATACATTGAATAATTTAGAGTCAAATTTACGTTGTACCAAGAATAATAAAAATTTACAACATAGAGGAGATAAAAATAAAAACAATAAGACAGGGTATAGAAATGTATCTGAAATTGAAGGATTATTTTGTGTTCAATTACAAGAAGGTAAAAATACTATGTTAGGTAAATTTGGTGATGTACATCAGGCTGGTATATTTGCAGAAGAAATGCGTGAAAAATATTATGGAGAGTACAAAGGCAATAATTAAGTTAATATAGTAATAATTAATATTACAGTTTGCTTTATTATAAATTTTAGTATATAATAAAAGTACTCGAATTGTGAATTTTATAAGGAAGTGAATCAAATGGAATATGAAGAATTGAAAATTAAGATTAAAGAAGTTGAAGATGCAATAAAAAAACTTGAAGAAGATAGAAATAGAAAGATTATTGCAATTAATGAAGAATTTGAAAAGAAAAGAACGGAACTATATTCTATTTGGGTTCCTCTTGCAAGAGAAGAAAATAGATTGAAGAAAAGTAAATAAAAAACGTATTTTAATTGGAGGAGGAAACATATATGTTATTACTATGGAAAATTCTTTGTATAGCCATTTTATTATTTGGGATATTTTTATCTACATTTTGTATCTTCTTAACTATAAAAACTTATCAAAAAATATATGTACATCATTTATATGGGTATAAAGAATTTGGATTTTTAAGTGTTTTGAGTTTAGTATTAATCGGCACAGCAATAAAAGGATTACTTATTTAAAAGGAAAATGAAAGACGGATTTTATTTTCAAAGAAAGGAGTTAAATATGGATATAAATGAAACAATGGTAAGTTTAAAATGTGATTTAATATTATTTGCTCAACATTTAAATGATAATCGGAATGATATTGATTATCATAAACTGGCTGAGCTAAAAAGTAACATGGAAGCAGTATTGAATTTTATCAAAAGTTTTAAATAAATAAAATTATTCTTTTATAATATTCCGAATTATTGTAAAATTAAAAATAAAAAGGAGTACACACTATGAAGTATGAAGATTTTACAAAATGGATGGATAAACAAGTTGATGTTGCCAAATGGCAAATAACTAATGAAGAGTTGTTTGAACCAGATATATCCTCACATGCTAATTTTATTATAAATGAATGTATGTATTTGATAAAAAATGAAGCATGTAAAATGATAACAGTGAGTAATTCCAAAGTGGAAATTTTTGATAATGCTTTATATTTGATTAAGAAATTAGAATTTTTATTAAAGGGAGTAAAAAGCCTTGAATGGTTAGAAAGTGCAGCAGATACTTTTAAAATAACCATAGCTCGGTTTAGTATGATACTGGATGAAGACGGAATTGAAAATGGGTAAAATAAGATTTTTATTGTATAATTAGTTGGAGGTGATTGATAGTGAAAAAGAATATGGAGTATTGGGATAACAGATCAACCATACCTGATGAACTTGGAATAAATAAAGTATATCTTGGAGCATTTAAAGCTGCGAAATTTCCTGGGGATGATAAGCAGACATTATTGAAGTTTAATAATTATAAGTCTGCATTTATTCGATTTTGTACAGCAATCAATAAAAACGTGCTGCATGTCACATATCAAGAAATGATAGATTATCTTGACAATTTTGAGAATATTAGTACAAGAGAATCTCAAAGAGCTTTTATTAAATCTGTTCTGGTGTTTGTCGTACAAAACAATATTAATAATTCTCACAACCTTGTAACCAGGAATGCATTAATAATGTTACTGAGCATCTAGGACTATGGATACAAAAGATGATATTGAAAAAATGTTTAATGATGAGATTAAGGAAAAGAAAATTATTGGGAGGAATGTTAAATATCGAGGAAATAGAAAATATTCAGGTAAAGTAAGATTCTCTTCTGACTATCTTACGAAAAAAGAAAAAGATAAACTTAGTGGAGGTGTTACAGTGTCTAATGTTTATGATAACATAACTTACAAGGATTTAGTGGCCTTAGATCATAAAGAAAGAATGGCTGCTATTGATGCTTTAACAAAGAAATTTGGCAATAGAAAAGAGTTAGCTAAACATTTTGAAATTAAAATTCAGAGTATTCATGATATGTATTGGAGGGCTAAGAACACAGCGAAAAATGTTAAGGCAAGTGAGCCTAAAGTTCCAAAGAAAAATATTATGAAAAATGAGGAAGAAGTTGTGGAAAAGAAAACTAAAATTGATATTATTGATAGTAGATTTTCTTTAAGGTTAGTTAGCGAAATGACTGGAGAGGAACTACAAGAAAGAATGATGAGTTTAGCTGGTATAATATTAAAATCTAAAAAATATCAAGTGTCTTTTGAGTTAAAAGAGATGGACGATAAAAGCAAAAGTGAATAAATCTAATGTTTTATAAAGAATTGGAGATATTATTATGGTAAGACCTCACAATAATGTTATAAGAACTGATGATGTTATGAGGGAAGTTTCTTCGATACTTGCTAAATATTTACCAAATACAAATGTTCAACTTTATACTGAGAGCGGCATGTTCGGAGGATTGGGTATATTAATTAAAATTCCATCAAAAGAATTTACGAGAGAATATGAGCTTACTATTTGTGAAGTAACAAATGACAAAATATAATAAAAGTTCGAATTTATTCGGAAGGAGAGCTATATGATAAAATGTGCGAATGCTTTCATATTAATAGATAATGAATTAAACCCTATAAAATGTAAGCTTACAGATAAAATGTGTGTTTGTTGTAGTTGCACAAAACATGATGGATATAAAATGAATCCCTGGGAAGTTGATTGTCCTGCTTATAAAGAAATTATGGAGGAAATTAAATGAGGAACGTTGATGATATTAAAAGATGCAGAGATAAAATGCAATCTTGTATTGATAAACTCAATGAAGAAATATCTGATTTGAAGAAATGCATAAAGGCCGATAATGCCATTCAATTTACCAGGAGAGTCGGCAAGTTAAATATGCTGAAGGAGTATTATCGGAATCAGATTATCGGCATTAGCTTCTGTTTGAATGAAGACTCAAAATTAAATAGCTTCTGTGAGAGTAGTCTATTTAAAAACGAGGGTAGTATGAATAGGTATTTTTATAAATAAGGAGTTGATATAAAATATGTATGGATTTAAAAATGTGAATGGTAAAATCATAATAGATAAATATCAAATGAAAATCGCTACTCTTGTAGATCAGTTGAAATTATATGGATTAACAGATTTAGAAATTAGAGATATCTTTAATAAATTCAAGGTTCCAAAAGCTTCAGGCGGTAATGATTTTTATTTCGATATGATTAAAAATAAAATATTAAGTACGGCAAGTGAAATATCTAAACAGAGATTGCAATAAGATCCGTATTTTATTTAGGAAGGGGCGTAGACTATGAATAGGCCAGAAGCGATGTTGCAACCGGATCAAGCAATAACAACATTAATCAATTGTATGAAATGTGAAAATTTAAAACTTTGTCGAGAAAATCATTGGGTTATTACATGTGATAAAGATGGGAAAACATGTGATAATTATGAAATTGATGAAAAATATTGTGAATCAAATAAAAGATAAATTTTATCTGTTATTGAAAGGAGTATTTAGTATGGATAAATATCCAGAACATATTTTAAGAAGATTAAGACAAAGAGAAGATTTGGAAGAAACAGACACAAGTATGGATGAAAGATTTAATAATTATTCTCCTAAAAAAGCATTTAGAGAAGTATGTGAATGGGAAGGATTCCTGGGTTGGGACGGTCAAATAAAAAGATGGATCGAAGATATATATGGAATTCAATTAGACAAACAATAAACATATAAAACAACAGTTTTATAAGAAAGGATGAAGGCATTGTTTGTAAAAAAAAATATTATAAGAATAGATTTTACCAGAGAATTTGGTAACGGTCGATACGAAGAAGAATGGGTTGCGCTATATAATAAAATAAAAACATCTGAGGAAACAGCTAAGAAAGCTGTTTTTTATTGTGGTTTAAGATCTAGTGATGAAGTGATTTTTATGACTAAAAAACAATTTGAAATTGTATTTAATGATTAAAGGAGTTGGTAAAATGAAAATAAAAATTGTTCTCGACATTGAAAGTGATGAGCTGCTATACAGTTGTCATTTTCTAGATGAAACAGGAATAAGACGAGAGTTTATCCTGAGTCCAAGAGAATTCATAAATGACTCAAAAATAACGATAGCAAAAATTCATCAGCTTGCAAGTTAATGCAGGAAAACTTGCAAAAATAAAAAACAATAACAATTCAAATATGAAGGATTTCTTGCAAAAAGGAGTGTTGTATGCAAATAGTATTTAATAAAAATGGGTGGAAGAATTATCTTGATTTTTTCAAATATCCTAAAAGTTCATTAATTCACGATATACTTTGGATCATTGGGAAAATTAAAGAAATTAGAAAGTTAGAATGTTGCGGGTTCGATAATCCGCATATGAATAATTGCAAAAAATGTTTGGGTGATAAATATTATTCAGAAGACGAAGGATGTTCGGTTTCAATGTATAGAACTATGAACATGTTAGATGTTATAGGAATGCCACTTCGTTTGTGGGCTATTTTGTTAATAAGACTATTCGGGATATTGGCAATTATATTTAGCTTTCCAATTGCACTATTGTACAATATAAAAATTCAATAAAATTTTACATTTATTTGGAGTGAGAAAAATGAAAGAAGATATTATTAATTTAATTAATAAACTTGAAGATCAGATTAAAGATATTCAAACCCCAATAGAAGGATGGTTTGGAGTATCGGAATACGGTAAAGGTAAAATTGCAGGGTTTAATTATATTATTAAAGAGCTGGAAGATATAATAAAAAATTATTAAAATCTTGAATTTATTAAGAAAGGAATAAAATGAATATTGAATTTTCTAAAAACGAAACAAAGCTTTTAATTGAAATTTTCAATAGTTATGAGGGAATGATGAGATATTTAAATCAAAGCCCTAGTTTTCTAAATAAATATACGGATAAAATTGAAAAGGCTAAAAAGCTTAAAGAAAAACTATTAAAATAAGAGGTGTGTTATGGAACAAAATTCAAATGTGTATAAAACAGGATATCATCAAAAGCCAACAACTTCTAGAGAAAGAGCATTGGAGATAATTTATGAAGGAATAAATAAAGATAATATTGTAGAACTAATCAAATCTGGAATGGTTGGCAAAGCAGATTTTGAGAGTTTTGAAGATGGTATAATGTTACATACCGGAGTTAATGGGATGTGTGATATTCATATCAAAGTAAAGTTGGAATATGCTTATGATTTTTATCCAGGTTAAAACAAGATAAAAGTCCGATTTTATTAAGGAGTTGATTTAATGATATTTCGATATGCAATTTATCAAATAACAAACACAAGAGAAATTGACTATGCCTTTATGGGGCTAAGAGATGGTATTAAACCAAAAGTATTAGATTATAATCTTGTTTATACAGGACAAATTAAAGAAGAGTCCGAGTTACATGCTTTAGAAAAATTATTTGAAATTTTTAATATTAATCATCCAAAAGATTATAGGGGTAGATCACTATCTATAAGTGATGTTATTGCAATAAATGGAGCAACATATTATTGTGATTCAGTTGGATGGACCAAGATTGAATTCGAATAAAAACTAATTTTATTCAAGGCTACGTTTTATTTCATCAAGAGTTACATCTTTTAGCAGTTCATGACGTTCTTTTGTGTAGTCTCCCTCACCCATCTCGTATTGACGGAGAAAACATGCGGCTCCAACTGGACCCAATGCTTTTACCAAGGCTTCTATTCCTGCTTTTCTTATTGTGTTAAGATCTTTCATTTTATATCACCTCAAAAAATATTTATAAATATATTATAACATTTATTTTGATAGTTGATTAGGTATTTTCTAAAACAAGTTAATAAAAATTAATTTTATAAGGAGAGATAATATGAGTTATGATGTTTATCTAAATGATTCTAATACTGGTGAAGTAGTAAAGTTTAATGAAGTGCATAATGTTACCGGTGGAACATATGCTATGTTTGGTACAGATAAAGCTTGGTTAAATATCACTTATAATTATAGTGATCAATTCAGAAAAGTCTTAGGACCAAAAGGTATTAGAATTATATACGGTATGACAGGAGCCGAGAGCTTAAATATTTTAACCGAAGCTATTTTAAAACTCAATAATGATGTTGATCCTGATTATTGGAAGTCTACTGAGGGAAATGCAAAAAGAGCGCTTAATGGACTATTATATTTTGCCGCATGTAGGCCAGATGGAATATGGGATGGTGATTAATATTGTTGTTGGCTCCGCTTAGACAAACGACATATAATAAAATTATGGAAGGATGCAAGGAGACAACCGAAGATGGTAGATGCACACCATATTTTTATAATAGATGTAAGGGTTGTATTAGATTAAATAATAGTCTAGTTTATGGATTTACTAGACAGAGAAAATTTGATTGGTAATAGGAGGATTAACAAATGATAACTGAAACAATTAAAACTGAGATTTGGGAAGACATACCTGAGAAACCAGGTTATTTTCGTCAAGTTGGAATGATTAAGGCTGAAGAAGTATTTGAACAGGTTAAAGGAATCTTAAAAAATCAGAAGTTTTTAGATAATTTAGATTATTTTCATCTTGATCATGATTTATATGGAAAGGATTTTCCTTATGGTCAATGGATAGCAGCTTATCCGGTCATTGGAGACAATGAAGGACATTACATTCATGTTGACATCATTGCAGTTAAAAATTGGAAGACGGGAGTTGATATAAAAGAAAGAGAAACTTTCATAATAGCAAAGACTTTTAGTGGTTTTGATTCTGCTGCTAAATTAGCTACGGAAATTAGTAGGTTGTTTAATGATGAGAAATTAGCTTGGGCAGATGTAAGAGCAAGGTATATTATCATTAATAATAAGAATGAAAATAAATAAAAGTATTATTTTATTAGTTAATATGGTAACAAAGGAGGGGATTAAATGTATTTGTATTCCATATATGGATACGAAGAAAATACTGTATTAAAAAGCAATGATAAATATTCCGATATAGAATTTGCTGAATTGTGTAGGAAGGCCGAAGTGTTTGATTTTCATGAAATAAAAGCTTATTCGGGTACTTCAATTAAAAATTACTTAATAAAAAATTATGGTTTTAAACCTATAAAATATACAGCGGGCTTTTTTATAGATGCGGATATTAAAGATTAATAAATCGTAAATAAAGTGAATAAAACCAAATTTTTATCAGAAAGGAATGAGTCCGATGTCGAAGCCAAAAACATTTTATGATACTTTAAAGTCGATTAGATTATCATGGACCATGAATCCTATAACTAGAATACAAGATAATGAAAAGAAAAATAAGAAGAAGCTCCGAGCTGAAGGAAAGAAAATAGCTCGGAGTTTTTAGATTAAAAGAGGTATTTTATATGGTTATTAGAAGCAAAAGTATGGAGTTAATATTAGATGAAAACGGAGATGGGTACTTTGATTATAGGTACTATTGTTCCGAATGCAAAAATGAAATTGAAGTAGGTAATGAATGGAAATTTTGTCCTTATTGCAGTAAGAAATTAAACTAGATAAAAGCCTAATTTTATTGTGAGGTAAATATGAGCAAAGCTAAAGACACTATAAACTCTATCCTGTCACTAATTGATGATGCTATGAGTACCTTTGAAGAAAATAAAACATTGATGGCAGAAAGAGATAAAGAAGTTACTGATTTGTATCATGAAATTGAACTTACAAAATTTAATGCCTATGGAGGATATAGGCTTGCTAAAGAATTACAGACAGTGCTACAAGAACGTAGACAATATAAAAATGAAAATAGAACATTAGACATACTTGTTGATTTTTTACTCAAAAATCCTCAGTTTAAAAATGGATTAATTCAATGTAGTCAGCGGATTAAGCAATCTGAAAGTAATATCGAAAATTTAAAATTTACACCCAGAGTAAGAACAGATCTTAATATTGCAAATTAAATGAAAGGGAGAATATTGAATATGGATAAAAATAGAATTGAGCAGTTAATAGAAGAAAATAGAGGGTTAATATTAAATGTTATTAAAAAGCATTATCCATCAGTATATTATACCTATGACTTTGAAGATTATATACAGGAGGGATATATTGCTCTTTACAATGCAATTAAATATTTTGATGAGTCAAAAGGTTGTCAATTTTCAACTCTTGCAACTAGATTTATAAGGAATCGCTTATACACTTATTCAATTAAGGCTGAAAATAAAATGAAGCAAATAAGCAGTAATATAATTTCTACTAGTAAAGAAATTGGACCAGGTATAACCATTTTGGACGCTTTAAGAAGCAAAATAGATATAGAAAATTCATATGTAGAATCAAGTGAAAGAAAAGAAATCATAAGCAAATTAAATAAGATTCTTCCAAAGAAAAGTAAGGTAGCATTTCAACTTATGCTTCAAAGAAAAAGTAGAAAGGAAATTAGTGAAATTTTAGGTTGCACAAATCAGAATATCGATAGCTGTATAAGAATAATCAAAAAACATGTTGAAGAAATAAAAAGAGAAGCAGCATAATATTTTTATAAAAACTTTATAAATCAAATACTGAGTAGTATAATGTATAGAAAGGATGGTTAAAATGTTAAAGCGGATATTTAAAAGTATAATTAAAAGATTTGTTAAAACATCTGAGGAAAAGAGCATAGATAAAAACAAGGTTTTATTTGCAAATATGTTAATGGAGGCAAAATCAGTTATAGAGGTGAACAATGGAGGAAATAAATAATTTATGCTTGGAATACGGATTTACGTGGGACACAATAGGAAGTTATATAAAACTCAGGAGTAAAAGAGACTCCTGGGCTATAGATAAAGGAGATTTAGATGGTTTTGTAATTAAGTTAGGACACTTTAACAATTACGGAGGGGCCGGTACACATAAACAAGGTTCATTTAGTAACATAGAAGATATTTTTAAATATATTAAAGGGCATGATAACAAACATAGCACTAAGTATAACAAGGTTTTTAAAATTGATCAATTATTAAAAGCTATATAGGAGGATTTCAATTGAGAGTTCCAAATGTGTCTAATCCATTTATGCTGTGTGGAATATTAATAGTAGGGATTTTTTATGTGGTATATATCATTTTTAAGACAATTTTTACTTTGATAGGAGGTTTGATCCAAAATGCAAAGCAAGCTGACTAATGATTTTACCAGGTATTTACGAAGTAAAGACAAATCAGATTTAACCGTAAAAAAGTATGAAAGAGAGGTGGAGCTGTTTTTAGAATTTATATTAGTAAATCATAGCATTGGCGAACAAAACATAAATACTGTTGATAAAAAAATTCTTAATAATTATTTAATGTATTTATCTGAGAAGGGGGATGGAGCATCTACTCAATCAAATAAGATGAGTGCGCTAAGAACGTTCTTTCGTTGGTTAATAAATACAGCAGAGATTATAAAAGAAGATCCAACTAGTGGAATTGAGTTGGCTAAGATACCTCAGAGGGTTCCCAAATACTTTACTATTGATGATATTAAGAAATTATTGGGTAGCATAGTAAGTAGAAATCAAAAAAGAGATAGGGCTATAGTCGGAGTATTGTTATTAACCGGCATGAGAAGATTTGAATTAGTAGACTTGGATATAGATGATATAATAGATAAAAACATTTTAAGAATAAATAAAGGAAAGGGCGACAAAGAAAGACATGTATGTATGTCTCCTGCTGCGGTTCAACTATTGGATGATTATTTGAAAATAAGACCAAATTCAGAAGACAAGGCTATGTTTTTAAGCGAAGAAAAGAAGCGTTTAGTACCAGAAACCATAAACTATATAGTTTCTAAATTTGAAAGAAAGGCAGGATTATCAACTGGGGTACATGTGTTAAGACATTCATTTGCTACGGCTTTATACCAATCAGGAGAAGACTTGAGGCGTATACAAGAACTGTTGGGTCACAATAATATAAGTACTACTCAGATCTATACACATGTGTCTAATCAGCAAATGCAAAGTGCGGTTAATAATAATCCTATAAATAATTTGATTTAAAATGTTTAATAGTTTTTAAATAGGGGTATAATTGACATATTAAATACAATATGATATATTAGAAAGGAATGATAAAAAGGAGTGATTGTGGCTATGAATAAAAAAGAGATAATTCTAAATTTTATTTCGTCCGATATTGATAAGAACAAAATAAAAAAGGTAATGCAAAGTTCTCTTTTAAAATTCAATGACCCTGTTAAAGTGTCTGCTCAATTAAGTAAGATTCTTGATGGAGACATTGATATTTTAAAAGAGAACGAGGTTGAAGAAATATTAAAAAATATTGAAGGTGTAGAATTCAAGAAAAGTGATAATATTCAAGATGTTACAAAACCCAATAAAAGCGAGATAGCAATAAAAACAAAAGATTTTAAATTTGACAGGGAGGCTGCGGAACAAATATATGTTGCATCTGTTGAGGAAACCCAGGCTTTAAATAGTCTTTTAAAAACCAAAGAAAAGGAAATTGAAAAACTAAGAATTGAGCTTACAAATGAAAAAGAAGTGAGAAAAAAATTAGAGAACATAATTTATTTAACTAAGAGACAATCTTTAGTATCTACATCCGATGACGACATCAATGATTTATATCTTAAATATCTAGAATCTGGTGAAGAACAATATCAGAGTGCAATTGTGACAAAAGGTAAGAATACAGTAATTATACCCAAAAATTATTATGTTATAAAATAAAAAGTAAAAAATTGTTAAAAATGAAAGGGTGAATTGTGTGAATTGGCTTGGCAAAATATACAAGGATAAGTATACAAAAGAGAATAAAGAGGATGCGTCTACGGTAAATTCAATCATAGAATATGAAAAAAGCTTTAATGAAAGTTGTGTTTATTGGAACAAAGAAAATTTAATTCAATGGATTAAAGAATTTAATTCAACATCTATTGGATCTCTCAATGTAAAACTATCAACATTTAGAAAGTTCTGTACTTTTATATCAAATGAGGAGAATATTCAGTATAAAGATATCAGTCTTGATTTTGGTGAAATGTACAATTATTTAGATGTAGAGCAACTCAAAAGAATTACTTTAACTTACATGGACTACAGACATATTTTAAATCAGATGTTGTCTGATAATAGTGGTGATGGATGGAATGTAAGAGATAGATTGATATTTGAATTTGCTTGGCTTGGATTAAGCAATGAAGAAATGAAGCTAATTAAAGAATCTGATATTGATTTTCAAGGCCAAGATGCTGTAGTGATTAATATTAGCAATACTAAATTCTTCAGATCTGAAGATCCACAGTTGATAGAAGACATTAAATTGTGTCTTAATGAGCAATATCATTATATTCGTAGTAAAGATGGTAGATCCAAGAAAATGCAGTATAGAGATAGCGAATATCTGATAAAGCCTGTTAACGTTGGAAGAAGCAAGAGAGAAGATTATGTTGGCAATCCAGGCGTTGTGCTTCAGGCAGCTTTCGCATATTTTGGCATTACATGTGAGGGAATAGATATATACACATTATCAATAGAAGACATTAGAAGATCAAAAATTGTATATTTACTCTCTGAAGAAAATAGTGATTATTTTGATATGGAATTTGTTAAGAATCTTTTCGATATGTCATCTGAAAATCAAATGTTCTGGTATAAAAAAGTTGCAAAGATTAAATATTCTGAGCCTTTAAAATAGTGTGATAGTCCTATTTAAAAAAATAAAATAAGTAAAATATTCTAATTTTAATACACCGTTTTGGTGTATTAGTCCTATAGACAAATAAAAAAATAAATAGTATACTATTGACTTAATGAAGTAGTTATACTATAATAATTAGACGAACATATGTTCTAGAAAATTTAATAAAAGATTTTGGGAGGTTGTTATATGTATATTTGTTCAGAGAATGACCATACTGCAATTGAAAGTTATTTAATGGTTGAAGGAGAGTTGGCAAACGGAGATAGGTGTATATTTTTAAATTTACAACTTGATGAAGAAAATGATGCGGCAGTAATAATATGCAGCAACAAAGAAAAACGGGCAATTAACATATGTCCAGCATATACTCTTGAAGAAGGTGCTGAGATATATATGATAAGAAATAATTTAACTAAGGAAGAGTTTAAAAACTTACTGTTTGAAAAAATTAAACAGAATGCTATAAATAGCTTAAAACAAAATAAGATTTTAGAAGATATCTATAATGAATTAGATTTTTGTGAGGAATGTGAAATTTCATGAACCGGAGCGTCCGGTACATACAAAAGAAATATTTAATAGGAACTTGACAAATAAAAATATAAGTAGTATAATATATATATATAGATATGTAGAGCAGCAGAAATGTTGTTCTACTTCTCTTTTTTTCAAAATAAAATCGATGTTTTATCCAGAAAGGAAAATTAATATGAAATTAGCAATTATTATTGTGTCAGTGATTTTAATTATATCTTATGCGATAAGAAAAATGATGCAAAATTTATCAAAGAGTGATCCAGTGACGTTTGTATCAAATTACAGAGTATATATGAATGTAGCAAGTGTTAGCTCGGTCATATTCTTTATGTCTTTGGTTGTTGATGTGATACTTATATTGGCTTTAAATTTATAAAATGTAGAACTTATGGAGAAATTTTATGGAAACATTAGAAAAAATACCTTGTAAACATTGTGGAAACTATAAAACATATGAAGGACATGACGGTTGTTTGGGAGAATTAATTGGAATAACAAATGCCTGTTGTGGGCATGGCAATCCAAATATTGCATATGTGCAATTTTTAGACGGAACAATTATTAATGGTAATGACGCAATAACAATACAAAATATATTAAAGAAAAATTCTATAGATTATAATGAGATTAATTATAGGAAAGAAGATAAGTTAAAATTTATGAAAGGTAATGTGAAATTTTATTCAGAATTATGGAATCTGAAATAAAAACATGATTTTATAAGGAAGGAAAATTATATGGAATTTTTACAAGATGTGCCTTGGTGGGTATGGTTAATAATTCACATAGTTTGTTGTGGAGTAGGGTACGGTTTATTTCATAATGTGAAAAATGACAGTTTAATTGCAATAGACAGAGTATTTTTAATATTTGGTATATTAGCTATGGCTGCGTTAATTTTGGAGATATTATTCTTATTAATTTGGGAAGTTATTAAATTACCGTATCGTCTGGGAGTATTTTTACGAGATAAAATAGGATTCTCATTAAGAGAATAAAACATAAATTTTATATATTTAGGTGATAGCACATGGCGTAGTGCGGTGAAGACAATAATCCGATGTGAAGTAATGGTTAGGCTGGAAACAGAGCCATAGTAACATCCCTGTGGGGTTAGACTCCCCACTCACCTAATTAACATTAAGGAGGTAAAATGATATTTATAACCGGCGATACTCATGGAAGTCATGATATTAAAAAGCTTCGATGGTTGAAAAATGAATCTTTTACATGTGACGATTATCTTATTATTCTTGGAGATGCAGCTATAATATGGCATGGTAATGAAAAAGATCTTGAAATACAAAAATGGTATGCAAAAAACATACCTTGTACTGTTTTGTTTATAGATGGAAATCATGACAACTTTGCAGCCCTTAATAAGCTTCCGATTGAAGATTGGAATGGAGGATGTGTCCATAGGATTAATAATCAAATTATTCACCTTATGAGAGGTCAGGTTTATAATATTAATGGCAGCACGTTTTTTACTATGGGTGGAGGATTCTCAGTTGATAAGCAATATAGAACTGAAGGGGTATCATGGTGGCCCGAAGAGATGCCAAGTTGTATTGAATATCACTTAGCAACATTAAACCTTAAAAGATTTAATAATAAGGTTGATTATATCTTGACTCATGAATGCCCAAAGATGTTTTTAAAAGATGTAATACCAGGTTGGGCAATATCTCGGTTTGGGAATATTGAAACGAATGAGCTTAATGAGTTTTTTGACGAGATATATAATAATTTTGAATTCAAAAAATGGTATTGTGGTCACTATCATGATGATGTAGTAGTAAATGAAAAATTTAAATGTCTTTTTAATGATGTTTTAGAAATAAGATAAAAGATAACTTTTATTCGGAAAGGGGTTCTTTAAAATGAAATGTTTTATTTGCGGTGAGGATTTACCGGAAGATAGATTTGATATTTGTGATAATTGTATGTTGGGAATCGTGGAACTGGAAGAGCGAAATTCTGGTGCCAATGAATTTGAAGAACTTTTTCAATAAAATATTTGGTTTATGAGGTAACTTAATGAAAAAATGTGGAGAAGGTTGTTATGCAATATGTGATAACTGTAAGCACTTTTATGGTAGAATAGAAACAAATTTTGATGGAGAGCAAATATATAAAGGTGAAGGTGTTTGTGAATTAGATAATAGCAATAAAAATGCATTTGATGGATGCGATGAATTTGTGTGTCAAAATGTAAAAAGTTAATAAAATACTTCATTTATAATATTAATTTTTAGAAAAGGTTAATAATTCCATATAAAAAATAAAAGAATAGGTGATTAGGATATGTTATAATTTATTATAATTTTAATATTTAAGGAGAAATTATATGGTGTTTAAAGACTTAATTTATGAATCTTTATATGCAAAATATGCAGGAACTAAATTTGATTCTGTAACAAGTTTCGAAACCTATAGGGATGAGATATTACTTATATATAAAAATAAGTTAGATGGTACTATACAAAGATATCCACATTTCTTTTTTCATGGAGAAGACGGTTTAATTAATGCTTATATAATTTTAACTTATGTATTTTTTGAGATCAAGCAAGTAGAGAACTTTGATGAAATTTATGATTTTTATAAAAGAGGTTTTTTCGAAACATACAAGATTAATGGAATTATTACTTATTTTGGGAGTTTATCAAACGCTTTAAATGAAATATATGGCAAAAACACTTTTGATCTTGAAGCATATTTGACGAAAAATAAAAGCGGAACAAATCTAAAAGAGTATCATGAAAAAACTGATAAAAAAGAATACTATCGGAATAAATTATTAGATGTATTGAATGAGGAAAATATATCTCAAGAAAAAATTCCTGAATATGTAACTAGTTTGTTTTTAAGTAAACATGGGCTAGAATACGGAGAGAGATTTTTTAAAGGATTTTTTAATTATATAGACTATGTTTTTCCAGGGATATTTAAAAAAGAAGATATCGTAAAGACAAATAAAACCTATGATCAGTTTTATAATAATATAGATACAATATTGAAAAATGAAAATATTCTTATTAATGACATTACAAAAAGTCTACTAGAGAAATATGGATGTTATGTTAAGAAAGGTGTGCATGGTGTAGTTAATGGCATTGAAGATATTAAATTGAATTATTGTAAAATTTTCAATATTCCATATTATGTTATTGATTATGATAAGTTTTATGGGAAATTGCAAGAATATAAGTTTAATTATTTAGCAGAAATATCAATTAAAATAGAAAAGACTAAAGGATACATCGACGGAATAATAAGAAAAAAATCGAAAATACCATTTAGTGTATTTCTTTCTATTTGTGAAAAATTACAAATAAGTTTCAAGCAATATGCAATTAATCTTAATGAGCTGAACGAATAAAATCTTAGTTTTATAAGAAAGGAATAAAATATGTTTACAAAGCAACCAATGATTTGTTGTATTTGTGGTAAAGAATTTATGACTGATTTTACATATTGTGGCGGAGACGTTTGTTCTACCGGATGTAAAGATGAATTTGAGTGGAGAAAAACTCTGTACATAATAGGACAAAAATATTGCGAAAGGAATGATAAGAAGAATGGATAAAGAATTGATGGCTGCAATTAAGCTTCTCCAAGAAAATAACTACATAGTTAAAAAGTTTACTAAGACTATGCAAATAGATGCAGATGATTGTGAGGCTTCTGGATGCTGCAAAGAGTGTTTAGACTGTGCTTGTAATGTTTGTATAATACAATAAAATAACACTTTTATTAAAAATTGGAGGATATTGTTTGAACACAAAGAGAAGAAAGTCAATAGTATTTATTAAAGATCAGATTGAAAATTTAAAGTCGGTACTTGAAAATTTAAGGGATGAAGAGCAAGACTGCTATGATAATATGCCTGAGTCGTTCCAGAATGGAGATAGAGGCTGTGTATCTGAGCAAGCGATTTCAGATATGGAAGAAGCTATTAATTCATTTGATGAGGCTATAGGGTCTTTAGAATCGGCGGTTGTATAATATAAAAAGAATGCGAAGGGATATAAAATATGAAATTTCAAATTTTAGTTATAAGGCTACTTGCTTCAATTTTATATTGGACAGTAACCCACTATAAGGGTTATCTGCCAACTAATGAACAGGATTTACAAAGAGATGCGTATTCATTTATAGAAAAACTGAAAAACAAAATAGGCTACATAATCAGGACAGAACAAATAAGCCCTAGCTTTTTATGAGAGCCTAATTGGGAAAAATTCAATATCATACTCCTTTTCAAGTTCAGTTTTAAATTGTTCAGTGGTTATAAAATTACCAGAGATATAATAAAATCTTTTGTCTTCACCCAAGCAGTATAGATTGTAGAGCTGATTTATTTTAAATTCTATATCTTTATCATTTAAACCCTTAGAGATTAGATTTTCAAAAATAATGTCGAATGTTGTAATATATAGTATATTGTTCATTAGTTGCTCCTTATTGGAATATATTATAATAAAGTTTACCATAATCATGAAAAAAGTTCAATAACTATTATTGAAATATTAAATAACTTTTATTTACATTTTAAATAGTTTATAATTGCTTTGGGTGATTAATGGTGCTGAGTGAGAACAAAAAGATTTACAGTATAATATTGGATAAAAAAGTGAAAGCAGATATAGATAAGATAGCCAAAGAACAGGATAGGAGTGGAAGTTCGATGGTGAATTGGGTGCTGAAAAAATATATAGATGAATATAAAGAGAAAGATAAAAAATAATTTTGATTTAGTCTTGACAATTGAAACATTAAGTAGTATAATATATATGTAAGGTTGATGAAGGGGCGTAAGCTTCTTTTTTAATAGATAATCATAATAAAATTAAATATGGAAGGGTAAAGGTAAAAGGAATGGCAAAACGAACAGATTTTAAGTTTCCGCAAACATCTACGTTTTTCAGAGTACGAGGAATAATAGTTGGAAAAGATTCACCACGTAAGGGATTCGGATTTTCATCTGGAAAGACTAAGCCACAGGATGGCAGAGAAGGTAAAGAATATAAGAGTATTCGTTTTAGCGTAAAAGCTAGTGAAACGAATATAATAACTGTCGAAGCATTTGGACAGGTGCAAAATAAGTCTTACTTCTATAGCAGGAAAGCTAAGAATACCAAAGAAGTTGATTGGAATAAGCGTTTCACTACTAAGATCGATGGCTATGATATGATATTAAGTAGCTATGATATGGCTGAAAAGTGTAGCTCAGAATTCAAAGACGGTGATCCAGTTGTGATTACCGGCAAGTGTATTCATAGTGAGTATGAGAATCCGAACACTAAGCAGAAACAGCTCCAGACTAAATTTGAAATTGGATCAATTTATAAGGCTACAGAGCCAATAGATTTCTCTTCTCCTGATTTCAAGGAAGATGCTGTGTTTGAAGAAGAGATTATAATTAATGAAGTCACTGAAGATGCTGCCGAAGGCAAAGTATATGTATATGCATACACAATCAACTATGGAGATGTGTTTGCTCCTTGTATGTTCGAAATAGACATATCTAGGAATCCAAAGTTCGCAAAGAACTTTAAGACATTGAAGTATGGTGATTTTATAAAAGCCGGTGGTATTATAAATAATCGTGCAAAGACCGAAAGTATATCCGATGATGATGGATCTTGGGGAGAACAAGTAAGAACTGTTAAGACATATGAGAAATCATTGCAGATAATTGGTTGTAGTGCTGAAAGTCTCGAAAAGGGTAAGTTCAAAGAGGATGATATAGTTAAACCTGGCAATACTGGGTTTGAATCCGGCGAATTTAATCCTGAGTTGAATTCAGACGATGATTCTGATTTACCTTTCAACTTGGATGATTAAACTTTTGGACAATTAAAATAATTAGTAGTGGGGTCGGAAGCATTTAAAATGCTAGGAAAGTCAATCCGAACACAAGTGGAGGTAGCACTTTAATAAATTTTGGAGGTAAATAGATGGGATTCGATTTTAGTAAACTTGGTGTTAAAAAGAATATTCCAAAGGTAGATTTTAGAGAATACAGTGGTCTTATTCAGTCAGAAAGTAAATGGGGCAAGACCCAGTTAGTAGCAACTCTACCAAACACAATATTGGTGGCATTTGAAAAAGGGTACGATGCTCAGGTTTTGGATTTTATAGATTGTTGTGGAGATGATGGATGGGATAAATTCGTTGTATTTATAAACAACCTTGTAGAAAATAGAGAAGAGATCGGTAATGAAATCAGATTAATTGCTTTGGATACTCTTGAAGAAATGTATCGTGCTGTAGAACCATATATGCTTAAAAAAGAAAGCATTAAAGATAAGGTTAAGTACGCTAAGATTGGTGATATACCTTATGGTGCAGGATATGCTCTTAAAGATGATTATTTCAGAAAAGAAATAAAGAGAATATATAACCTTGGGTTTAGGCCAATATATTTAACTCACGTTGAGATGAAGACCGTTAAACCAAAAGATGGAGATTCATATAACGTATATGTTCCTACTGTTCCTGAGAGATGTTCTAAGATTGTTTATCCTGAAGTTAGTTATATAATTCATGGCAAGAGAGATACGGTGGATGGCAAGAAGGTAAGAGTATTGCAGGTACAGGGCAATGATGAAACTGTAGCTGGAAACAGAGTATATTTTGATGAGAATATAGTGTTTGATTCAGAAGAAGAGGCTGTTGAAAAGTTTGATGCTAAATTCAAAGAAATGATAAAACAGAGATTGGTCAAGGCTGGAATAACTGAAGATATCGATTCAATCGCAAAGAAGCAGGAAGCTGAGAAAAGTATTGAAGTCAAGGAAAGCCTTCAGAAGATTAAGGAGCTGCCTGAGCTTATTAAAGAGATTAAGAAGCTTATGAAAGAGCTTATTACGACAAAGAAGATAGACAATGCCGGTGTCGTTGCTATTCTAAGAACTAATAGTCTTGAAACTCCTGATAGTATAGTTGATGTTGAAACTGCAAAGGTAATTTTAGAAGCTCTTAATGAAAAGAAATAAATTTGTAGTTTTATCGGTTTTAGTAGTCTTGCTGCTGGTTGGTATTCAGCCAGTAGTTAAGGCTCCGATAGAATACAATTTGGCAGTTAATAGCGACATTTCAATCGACACATTAAGGGAAGAAAAACTTTTGCAGAATAGTTATAGAATTAAGATTCAACAAGAAGAACAAAAAGAAAAGGAAGAAATAAAGTATTTTAATATACCTTTAAACCACGATATTCAAGACATTATATTCGAATATTGTAGTAGATATGATGTTGGTATACCACTTGTTTTAGCTGTAATTGAACAGGAAACTGGAGGAACATTTAATACTAAATTGGTTTATAAAAATAAGAATGGTACTAAAGATTTTGGGTTAATGCAGTTGAACAGCAGTAATCATAAGTGGTTTGCTGAAATGATTAAAGAACCAAATTTTGATCCATTAAATGTTAGACATAATCTTCATGCTGGAATTAAATTTTTGAGTATTTTAAAAGATCAATTTATAGGTAAGTATTCGGATGATGAATTAAGAATATGGGTCTGTAATAGCTATAATATGGGATTATATGGGTTTAAAAGGTATGTTGATAGAACCGGAACAATTAGTAGGGGTTATTCAAAGAATGTTTTAGAGTATAGACAAAAATATGAAGAGGATGGTAACAACGATGAGTGATTTTAATAAGGTTAAAATTACATCCGATAGTGGTATTACAGTGTTGTCGGAAAATGGAATTAAAGTAATTGATAAAAAAGAAACCTTGATAGAGCCAGGATTTAGAATAACTTGTAAAGAATGTGGGTTCAAATTCTTCATCGGAGAATCTAATAAAAAATGGTATGAAGAAAATAATATGGTAATGCCAAAAAAGTGCTGGCACTGCCGTAAGAAAAACAAAGAGAGAAATGCAAAGGTAGAAAATGGAGGGGCATAATAGCCTCTCTTGTTTTCTCAGGAGGAAAATATGAGCATATTTTGGTTTTTAATACACAGCATCACAGGATGTCATGACGAGGACTGTAGTCATTCATGCAGAGGTAAAAAAATGGTTTGCAATAAATGCGGAAGAGAATTTATAGTATGGGGTTCATGGTGAACATATGAATAATAATTGGATTAAAGATCTAAAAGAAAAATATAATAGTTTAGAGTTTGGTATTTTTCCTCCCAGAGTTGAGGTATGTAAAAATATTTGTGATATATGCAAGAACTATGTAGATGCATCTGAAATATTTGAAGTGCAGAATAGTTATGCTGGTCAAGGTATTTGCTCTAAAAAGAGTAAGAAGGTTTTTGCTGAAGATAGTTGTGATGATGATTTTGAATCTATGTTAGGATAGGTGATTAGATTGGCTTTAAGAAAATGTGTTAGATGTAAACAACTTGTTGGTGATGATGCTATTTGGGTTGAAGTTAAAGATAAAAATGGATATATAAAATTTACAGCCAAAGGTAAAATTCTATATAGGTGTTATCATAATAAATGTCTTGAAGAGTTAAATTATGAAAAATTAGGTTGGAATAGCCTATATGATTATATTTTAAAAGAGTACTTTACTAAGGAGCTGCCAAGTCTTTTAATCATGAAGCTGAAGGAATATAGACGGTTGTATACTTTTCAACAAATGAAGGGTTGTCTAGAGAGTATTGAGCAGGATATTAAGAAGATACAATACAAAGATTGTCAGCATTTGGCGAATCTTTTAGTCTGGATGCTCAAGAATAACATGGAAGATTATGTTAAGAAGCATAACCAAAGAATTGCTGAGGCGAATGAGGTTATAGAATTTAAGTTTTTGAAGGTTAACAATTCAAATATTAAGGATTTAGTGTCTGAGGATTACGATATATTAGATTGAGGTGACTATTTGAAAAAATACAAAATTATATATGCAGACCCACCTTGGAGTTATAAAGATAAAGCAAGTGCTGGTAATCGTGGTGCATGTTTTAAATATGATGTTATGACCGTTGAAGACATTAAAGCCCTTCCAGTAAAAGAAATAGCAGATGATGATTGTATATTATTTATATGGGTTACATTTCCAATGATTCAAGAGGGTTTAGACACGATAAAAGCTTGGGGATTTAAATATAAAACCATTGGATTTAATTGGGTTAAAAGAAATAAAAAATCTCATAGTTGGTTTTGGGGAATGGGAAATTGGACTCGGAGCAACTCAGAAATATGTTTAATAGCAGTTAAAGGCAATCCTAAAAGAATTAGTGCGGGAGTTCATTCTATTATTGATACTCCGATTGAAGGACATAGTAAAAAACCAGACGTAGTTAGAGATAAAATAATTAAATTAGTTGGAAATTTGCCAAGAATTGAATTATTTGCAAGATCAAAAACAGATGGTTGGGATGTATTTGGGAACGAAGTAGAAGAAAGCATTGAATTAGTATAAAATGTAAAACTTATCAGGAGGTAAATATAGTGTTTTTGTGTTTAGACTGTAATAGAGTATACCATCAAAAAACATTAAAATATGGAATGTGCAAGTCAAGAGATTGTGGTGGCATATCAGTTGAAGTTGACGAACTTTTTATTCCTGTTATCGCAGAGTTAAATAGAAAAGGATATATTACTAAATATTGTTGCAGTGGTCATTGTGGAGATAATTCTGGCAGCTACATATATTTTGAAGATTATATTAAACTTCCTAATTTGCCCGAAGGGTATTTGTATGATCAAGATTTATATCCTCATGTCGATTGGGGTAAATGGGGAGTTAAAGTTACAATAAGGAAGAACTTTGATTACCAAAAGAACGCAGTTGAATTAAGTAGAGATATTTTTAATAATGCACTTAAAGTTTTAAAATGGGCGGAAGAACTGTCAGATATGAAGGGGTGATAGGTTGAGTGAGGAAATATTACAGGAAATTGCAGATATATCAACAGAATCTTTAGTAATTGGAAACATTGTAAATAATATTAGTATACTTAATGAATATAATGAATTAATTGTGAGCAAATTTGATTTTTCTGATTCGAGTTTGAAGTTCCTATATGATTTGCTTTTTAATACTTTTTTAAATCATACAGAGGTTAATGAAACTTCTATTAATATTCAGGTTTCTAAAATGGATGAAGAATCTAAAAGTTTATATCAAAAACTTGGTGGACACAAATCATATCAGCGACTTTCGGCTATTGCAAAATCTAATACAGATTTTAAAAAGTTATATACTAAGCTCAAGTCTTACAATTTAATTCGCGAACTTGATCATAAAGGATTTAATGTTCGTAAGTATTTAGATAAACTCGTTGATAAAACACCTGATCAAATTCTTAAAGCATACGAGTTACAACTTACTCGTGTCGGAAGCTATATAAAAAATATCAGTGATAGCGTCATATTAGGACACGATGTTGATAAAATATATGAGCAATTTAAAGAGAGTCCTGATTATGGTATAGATTTACCTTACCCAATTTTAAACTCATTAGCCAGGGGATGGAGACAGGGTAAAATTTATTGTTCCGCAATGCATTCCGGATTTGGTAAAAGCAGAGAGGCCGTTGATATATTAGCTCATACTAGTGTCATAGGTCAAACACCTGTATTATTTGGAATTAACGAACAGGAAAAAATAGAAGTAGATCTTATGTTGCTTACAAGAATTGCGAATACTGTTTTTGCTCCTAAGCATGGTGTTTATATAGAAGAAACGGATATAGCTATGGGTTTATGTACAGGTGTTAAGGATGATATATGTAGACAAGCAGCCCAATATATAAAAGAACGTAGTAAAATCCATTTCCTGGAATTAGAATCTTGGGATTTCGACAGTCTCAAGATAACTTTGAAGAAACACAAATTGCGAGGCATTAATTTTGCAATAATTGACACCTTCAAAGCGATGAGGGGTGGAGATACACATGGAATGGCAGATTGGATGCTCTTTGTATACACAATTGAAAGACTAAAAAAAATGATAGGCAGTGAAGCTCAAGGTGGTTTAAATATGGGTTTATGGTTGACTATGCAAATGACAGATGAAAGTTTAATATCTAAAATAATGGGATCAAGTGCTATAGCAACCGGTAAACAAAGCAAACATCATATGGATTTTTTAAAGATGAGCAGAATGCTTGATTATAAAGATAAAGAAAAGATTCGTGTTAGAATTCAAATGCCAGACAATGCTTTCAATGGAAGCGTTCAAGCTCTAGATAAACAAAAAACATACTATATGGCTTTTACGGACAAAAATCGCGGAGGTAAGGATAAGAGTTATATAATATACGAAGTAGATAAAGGTAAAATGCTCTGGAGAGAGATTGGGCTTGCAGTATTTCATTCTGAAGCAGATGAAGAAACCGCTTTTATTACAGAATAATTTTTTTGATTATCTTTATAATTCAAATATTAAATAGTATAATATATATGTAAGGTGGTGGTAAGAAATTCTCGCACATTCGTTGAAAAAAATGCTTAACCCTGAATTGGTTGAAAAAGTTCTTCAAGAAATAGGTTGCGAGAATATACATCACTATTCAGATAGAATTACTTCAACCAGGATAGGCGGAAATAATCAAAGTGCAGTTTGCTGCTACTTAGGTTCGGATCAATACCATACAGAAATATTCACAAGATCAGATTATCAGGCTTTACCGATCCGAGACATAATAGCTGCGGTAGGCTATATGCTTCAGATAAATTTTCCTCAAAGTATGAAGAAGATTTGTAATATTATAGGAGCTGATTTTTATCAAGATCTTAATGAGCCAGAACAACCAAAACTTTTAAGCTTTCTAGATTTTATTGAAGGACATAAGCAAACCTTAGGAACCGATACTGATAAAATCAGGATTTTACCGGAAAAAGTATTGGATCAGTTTGTAAAGCTACCTTCATTAATGTGGTATAACGAGGGAATAAAAATCTCAAGTCAACAATATTACCAAGTAGCCTTCGATCCAATATCAGAGCGTATTGTATTTCCAATTTACGATTCGCTTGGCAGTTTAATATCGGTCAAAGGAAGAGATATCACAAATCAGCATGAAAGTAAGTACTTATACATATTTCCATGCACTCGTGGTAATATTCTGTATGGAGAATGGCAAAACACTGAAGAGATTAAAAAAGCTGGTTCTGTCTTAGTTTTTGAAGCTGAGAAGAGTGTAATGAAAGCTCATTCGCTCGGGTTTAAAAATTCAATTGGAATTGGTACAAAAAGTCTTACAGAATCACAATGTCAGAATATACTACGTCTAAATACAGATATTATACTTTGCCTAGATAATGATGTATCTGATATTGAATTAAATGAAATAGTTAAACAGCTTCAGTATCCAGTAACAACACAGAAGATATACATCATTAGGGATAGAATGAATCTTTATCTTGGAGAAAAGGATTCTCCGGTTGATACAAAGGATTTTATAGAATTATATAATAACTTTAAAGAATTAGTTTAATAACAATTCAAATATTAAATATATAAAGGAGATCAAAATGTTAAACTACTCTATTTCAAAATTACTTTACAATACCCTTTCAGTCAAGAGAGATGGCAAAGGTAAAATCGTCCAGAGATATTCCAAAGCAGATGTAATCAAGATGCTCAATGAAGATCTCGGAATTATGGGCGTAATAACAGACCTCGATATCGTATAAGGAGATTAAATATGAAATGTGTTATTGATATTAATGCAGTTATTGATATTGAAAAATCTGTTGAAGATCAAGTACGCAACCTTGATGAATCCGGTATGAATGATTTCGTTAACGGTATGAAAGAAGAAATTAAGGATTCTTTAATTGATGGTGTATTTTATGGTTGTAATCAAGAAGATGCAATAAAAATTACAATTGATTGTAAAATATCCGAATAAAATTCGACATTTATCAGAAAAAAATCAAGAAATTAAATTGTTAAAAGAAAGAGAGTGTGATTAAATGCCTCCTAGAGATAATGATAATACGTATGTATATGAACCTCCTTATATTATAGCATCCGACATAGCGAGAAGTGTTGAATCAGTTCGCGGTAGAAGAGCAGAACCTTTAAGAACACCGGCTCCTACATATTCACCTGCAAGTCTACCAGATTGGAGTACTGTCTTTTCATCATGGGAAGATGACAGTGATGATAAAGAAAATGAGCCAGAATATATTCAAGAATATAACTACATTCCAAAAGCATTTAATTTTCATAAAACCAATCAGTCCGAAGAAGACTTATTCCTTGGAGCTGAAATCGAAGTTGATTGTGGTGGTAAAAATCACGATGTTGCCAAAGAGATAATAGATATTCTAGGAGATCAGAATGTATACTGTAAGCATGATGGATCTCTTGATTCAGGCTTCGAGATTGTAACTCATCCTGCAACGTTGTATTATCACCAATCTTTAGATTACAAGAGGGCATTTAGTTACTTGGTTAAATTGGGATATAGAGCGCATGATGTAAATACATGTGGGTTACATGTACACTTTAATAAAAGCTTCTTCGGCAAAGACAAACTCCATCAGGATATGAATATTAGCAAGCTGCTTTATATCTTTGAAAAGTTTTATCAGCAGGTAGAGCTTATTGCTAGAAGAAAACACAATGATTATGCTAAAAGATATTATATGGAAGAAAATGAAACAGTTTTCGATATGTATTCAAAAGCGAAATCAGCCAATAAATATGGAGCTATAAATTTAAAGCATGATGATACTGTAGAGATTAGAATATTTAAGGGTACACTGAACTATGACACATTTATGATTACTCTTCAGTTTGTCAGAAATATTGCCAAGATTGTTAAGAGGATCTCAATATATGATATTCAAATGGTAACTTGGGATAGTATATACAATAAATTCTCACCTGAACTGAAGAAATACTATGATGATAGGACCGAACAGAAAAAGCAAGAAGATTTAAAAAAAGAAGAAGAACGTAAGAAGAGAGAAGAAGAAAGAAATCGTGAAATGGCTGCTTCTTTTGGGCTTACAAACACTAGAGGCGAAAGAAGTACTTCGACGACTAGAATACAAACTATAAGTAATAATGGTGAAGAACCAGTATATGCTTATACTGCGCCTAGTTTTAGTTTTGATTGGGCTTCTGCTATAGCACCATTAGAACCACTTAGGGTTAGAAACTTAGATGATGTTCAACGAGATGTGACTGATATAAGACAAAGGATTCGTAGATCTAACAATCCGATGGAAACATTAACATTTGAAAGACAACTTAATGAATTGGACGCAGAAGCAAGATCGTTACGACAAAGTAGAACGGCATAACAATTAAAGTATTAAGTATTAGGGATGGTAGGTCCATCCCTGGAGGGTTAATGGTTATAGATTTTGTTGGGGTTTATAAAAGATATGTTGCTATGTTGAATGATATGGAGAGAAACAATTCTATTATGACTGACGAGGCCAAAGCAATAATTCGTAGATGTTGTAAGCTAGAAGAGTGGTTGGTTAATGCAGAGTTAAAGGCTCCAAAGAAGAAAAGGAATAACAAGGAGAATATAAACAATGCGAATAAAAAATAAATTTAAATTCTTTTATAAATACCCAGAAGGTAACATAGAGCGAGATATATTATATACGGCAGAAAAGCAAGATAAGAATTATTTTAAAGTAACGTGGAATAGTCCAAGTTCAGAAAAAACAGAATCAACTAGTTATCATATTAGTTGGGTTACAAATGCCCTTGAAGAAAAAGTTTGGATAATTCAAAAGTAAATAAAAAATTGATTTTATCAGAAATGAGGTCAAAGATGAATAAGAGAGAATGTCCGGTTTGTGGAACGATTATGAATCACGATAGTATGAGTGGTCCGATGGGAATGGAAGAATGCCATTATAAATGTCCGAATCATTGTTATTCCTATTCTTTTGAATATGGCGGTACTGAATATTATGTCTGGGATTGTATGTTGGGATATTATTATTCAGATAGTAGAGAACGTCAAGATACCATCGAAAGGAAAGTGAAGAAGCTTGTTGAATTGGCGAAAGCAGACTCAGAGGGAATTGAAGGAACGGCTAGAAAAACAAAAGGGTTATTGTGAATGTGGGTATCCTCTTCCTCCAATGTGTAGGACATTTAGAGAGTCTTTTGGAGTAGGAGTTATCCAATTCTAATATGTTGCATATGAATGTCCAGAATGTCATAGGCAACATATTAGAATTGGATAAAAATATTATTTTAGGAGGAACAATGAACAAAATTGGTTTAGAAGTTGGGAATTTAGTACTGGCAAATGGGAATAGAGGTACAGTCCTTCAGGTTGATATTAACAAAGCTTTTATAGAAGTAGATGTTTTAATAGATAACAAGAAGAGAATTGTTAAACAATGGTTTGGTAATGATGCTTTGAAGTATATCGGACCCGATAAGAATATTAAGAAAGCAGAAACTAAGAAGATAGTTGTTGAGCAAAAAGAGGAAGAAATTACTCCTTCGGTGAGCTTAGAACTTGGTGTTCCAGATGAAAACGAAGAAAAGGTTGAGATTAAAAAGAGAAACAAAAAGATTAAATAATTAGGAGATTATATTTATGGGATATCAAGAAAGTTATATAAAAATGAAAAGTAGTAATGATTTTGAACAATTAATAAAAACAATTAAAAATAATGGCGAAGAAGCATTTAATATGGCAACACCAGTTGAGATCATTACATTATTAAAACCAATCAAGGGTAATTTGGCAATGCAATGTAAACCAAACAAGAAATACTCATTTAGGTCAGGAGAAAAATTCATATATGTTGTAGGAGAAAGAAGCGGTCAAAGAAGTGCAGAAAGATTTTTTGAATATTGTAAAAATGTACCTGAATCAATTATAAATGATTTAGAGATATATTTTACTGAATGTTTTCCTTCATATGATATATTTGAAAATAATGATAAAACTCAGATGGCTTTGCATGATGAATTTCTATGGAGCTAATATACGAAGTTTAACAATTTAAAAATTAAATAGTGAGGTGATATATTATTTCAAAATATTCGTTTAATGAAAAATATTTCGATAATATTGATACAAAAGAAAAAGCTTATTGGATCGGATTCATATGGTGTGATGGATACATATGTAAAAGATTAAGAAACACATCTATATCATATGAATTTAAATTGGCTTTAAAAGATACCGAAAATACTCATTTGGAAAAATTAAAAAAATGTCTAGATGCTAATTATGAAATAAAAATATATAAAAATTCTGTTGGATTTAAATTATCTAGTGGCGAACAACCCTATGAGTGCAGATTATATATATGCAATAAATATTTTGCAAGCAATTTATATGAAAACTACGGAATGGTTCCTAATAGATCAAATATTGACTTATTAATTAATAAAATACCATATGATTTTTACAAGGATTTTATTAGAGGTATCTTAGATGCTGAGGGAAGTTTGGGCCATAGCTATATTAATGACAGAAGTCAGAAAAATAAGTCACTAAAATTTAGAATACAATTTACAACATATGAAAAAATATTAGATTTTATACAAGGCTATTTGCTTTCCGAAGGGCTGTTATTAACTAGACAGAAATTAAGTGTTAGACATGAAGGAAGAGATATGTTTGCAAAAAGACTTCATATATGTGGCAATGACCAAATAATGAAAATTTTAAATCATTTATATTCAGATGCAACAATATATCTTGATAGAAAATATGAAAAATATTTAGAATTAATTCCATTATATAATAACAAAAAGCGAAAAAATCAAATTGAACAGGCGGTATAGTAGATGATAAAAAATTGGATAATTAATACTAATCCGCCATATTCACATGATATTTTATCAGATATTTTAAAGTCTCGTAATATTAAAGATATTCAACATTTTCTTAATCCTGTGGAGTTTGATCTCATCGATCCATTTGAGTTAAAAAACATGAAAAAGTCAGTAGATATAATTTTAAATGGCATTAAGGAGCAAAAACGATTTGGGGTATTTTATGATGCAGCAGATTGTGATGGATTATGTGCCGGTCAAATAATGAGATCATACTTACTAAATTATATAAGTTATATTGAGATATTTTTTCTCGAAGGTAAACAGCATGGCATCGATCATCTAAATTTAGATGATGTAATCTCAAAAGTGGATATCTTGATAATAGTCGATTCGTCAAGTGATAATTTTAAGGAACAGCAATATCTCAAGGATAATGGTGTCGAAGTAATAATATATGATCATCATCCAAGCGAAGAAAAAGACATTGTGACGGTAGTAAATTGTAAGCATGGTAGCTACCTTAATCCTGAACTTTCTGGCGGAGCCGTAACATGGAAAGCGTGTATGGCAATTGATATTACTACAGGGCAGGAATATAGTATAGAGACTCAAGATTTGGCTGGCATTTCCATATTGGCAGATGTATGCAATATTGGTGAAGACTATCCCGAAAATAGATATATCGTGAAACAGGCTTTAGGAAATCTTGAGAATCCAGCTATTAGAACCATTATAGGAAAATACGATTTTACTAGTACAAGTGTATTATTTTCAATAGCCCCAATTATCAACGCCGCTGCAAGAACGAGTAACAACAAACTTGTAATTGATTTCTTAAATGAAAGTAATCCTGTAAGACTTGCGGAATATTTAAGAATTCTAAAAGAATTTAAAGAAAAACAAGATGAATCGGTAGAAAATTCGACTAACAATCTTGAATTTCAAATTAGAAGTTTAGATTTAAAAAAGTCAAAAGTTATATATGGATTTACAGACTCAAATGAATTCGCTGGCCTCATAGGTTCAAAACTATGTAACAAATATAACCGACCTGCAATAATATTACACGAACCCAAAGATGGTGATGACGAATATAAGGGGTCAATGCGAGGTTATGGTGTTGATGATTTTAAAGCTATTATACACAAGAGTGGGAAAGCCAGATGTTTTGGGCATGTCAACGCAGCAGGTATAAGAATAAAGGTTAGTGATTTTGATGAATTAATCAAAAGATTAAATAATCTTTTAAAAGATACAGAATTCATAGTAAAAGAAGAAGCAGATGTAATTTTAAAACCATCAGATATAACGCCAAAGTTAATTGAAAAGATTACTGAGGTTAATAAAATTTCAGGTCATGGCTTCAAGCCAATAGCTGTTGTAATAGAAAATCTTGAACCAGATGGCTGTGTTTTAATGCAGAACAAACACTCAAAATTTGTCGTTGAAGGAATTGAGTGCATAAAGTGGAATGACAGTAATCTAGCAAAAGAACTTCAGCCAGAAGAAGATTGTAGCGTGTCAGTAGATGTATTAGGTACATTGCAATTGAGTAATTTTGCAGGGAAGAAATCAAAACAGGTAATTATTCAGGACTATAAAGTAAAACAAGAGCTTGACTTTCTGAAAGGATTGGAGGACTAGATGAATATTAATTTTGGTGGATTTGGAGGTTTTGATTTTAACTCATTTGAGAATCTTCAAGAACAGTGTGAAATTGAGGTTACTCTTGGTGATACAATTATAGAAAAATCTTCATTACCGGTTGTCTTCGCCAGAAATCAGTTCATGCAGATGGTTAAGCAACTCTCTCAAGATAGTAGACCTATAAAGATAGTTTGCTATCGAAAAGAATATACAGATGAAGGACTAGAACTTCAGAATAGTTTAATTTTTAAAAACAATAGTTATATTAAAGCCTTTGGCGAAAACTGAATCAAATTCATATTTTATCGGAAAGGAAAGTTAAATGGAGAATTTCGGAATATATATTAATAATCGAGAATTAAATAATGTTAATCATTTATGCACATGTGGAAACACGTGGGTAACAGATCAGAAAACCCTTCATTGTGATAGCTGTGGTACTAATACTTTTAAATTTATAAGCGAAGCTTATTCTGGCGGAGCAGTAACAAGTAATTATTATCTTAAATTAATCGATAAAGGCGATTGGGGTTTTATAGTACAAAAATGTAAAATCAATGCTAAATATGATAAAAGAAATAACACATTAACTAAAACTAACGAAGCTGGCAGCACTATGTATTACGATTTTAGGAATAATAAATTTGAAATAAAGCCTATTCGTGGGGATAGCAAACCTATCACAATTAATAATATTCCTCAATTCTTCAGAGAAATTGATGAAAACAATTTTTTAAGGGTTGTCTCAACAGATAAAACAGTGGATCTATTTAAAATGGCAAAACAAACATATGGACATGGTATGTCATGGAGTAGGCCGAGTAAATTGTCTTTTGGGTTGGCAAAATTGTATCGTATGCCGTATTATCAAATTCTTGCAAATGCAGGATTTACATATAATTTTCTTTACTCATTTTCGAGGATAATTAATTCAATAGATGGATATACCAGCAGAAGAGAAGAATCTTTAGCAAAATATATTAATAAAGAAGCAACTAAGCCCAATGAAATTATTAATGTGCCAAAATATATGCTGAATTACATTAAAAATTTATCACTAGAGTCTTCTGGTTTACTAAACATAAGAAAAATAGATGAAAAATTTGGAGCAGATAATGTAAAGAATATCTTAGATCGTTTTATTGATGAACATGGTAATACAGCTATTACAACTTTTTTAAATTCATATTGTACTCAATTTTTAGATGTTGTAGATAATTACAATTATGAACCTAAGAGACTCGCTGAATATATTTGCAGAGAAGTGAAATTACAGCAAGGTATTGTAAGTCCTAGTGACGCTCTTACTTTATTGAGAGATTATCATAGAATGCTAAAAATGATGCAACTGGATTCTGAAAAATATAGTAAATCATTAAAAAAAGACCACGATATAGCTACTATGAATTATAGGATAAATGAAGATAAATATGCAAAACAGGCTTTCCAAAATATTGTCAATCAAAAAACATATCAAGATTTACTTTTTAAAGACGATAAATATATTATAGTAATACCCAAAGAACCTGGAGATTTAGTGGCTGAAGGTAAAAATTTAAGTCATTGTGTTGCTTCATATGTCAATGATGTAACTAAAGAAAAATGTAAGATTATATTTGTAAGAACTATAGATAAGCCAGATGAATCATTGTTAACTGTAGAGATAAGAAATGAAAAAATAATACAAATAAAAGGATTTGCAAATAGGTATGCTGAAGACGAAGAAAGAAAATTTATCTATAAGTGGGCTACTAAAAATAAATTATCATCAGTAGCTTGACAAATACAATATTAAGTAGTATAATATATATGTAAGGGTGGAGCAATCCGCCCTTCAGATAATCCAACAAATATAAAATTAAAAAGGGAGGTACTATGTACGGAGCAATCGCATTTACAGTCGAAGATATCATGGCTGACAGGGCTACGGAATTTAAATGTAAGCTTTATGGAATTAAGTATACGAAAGATAAGTTGGTGGAAACATCAGTAAGAGAAAAAGGAAATCGGTACACCACAAGCATGAAGACTATAGAGAAGATATTGAATGGCAAACCCATTGTTGATATCAAAGTCTTTCAGGGCATACAGATTATTAGGTCGGACAGGTAATGAATTTAAAAAAAATCTATTTTATCAGTTTAGGGAGGCATAATGGAGTTACAGGAATGGTTGCCACTTCAGTTGTCGCAAGATATATTAAATAAAAAATACCGTTTTGATAATGAAACTCTTGACGAATGGTTTGATAGAGTGTCTGGTGGAAACGAAGCTATTAAGCAATTGATCATAGATAAGAAATTTCTCTTCGGAGGAAGAATACTTGCAAGTAGGGGATTACAGAATCTAGGTAGAAAAATTACTTTTAGTAATTGCTATGTAATTGAGCCTCCAGAAGACAATATTGAAAGTATTTTTGATTGTGCTAAAAAATTAGCACGGACATATTCATATGGTGGAGGTTGTGGAATTGATATTTCCAATCTCGCTCCACGTAATGCTAAGATAAATAATGCTGCCAAGGAAACTTCTGGCTCAGTATCATTTATGGATCTCTATAGTCTCACCACTGAGTTGATCGGTCAGGCAGGACGCAGGGGAGCTTTAATGATTTCAATTGATTGTACTCACCCTGATTTAGAAGAGTTTATTGAGATTAAATCAGATTTAGATAAGGTTACAAAGGCCAATATTTCAATTCGTATTAATGATAATTTTATGAATGCTGTAATTAACAATAATGATTGGGAATTAATATTCACCAGAAAAGAAACTGGAGAATCAATTAAAAAGATTGTTAATGCAAAAGCTTTATTTAGAAAATTAGCTGAAATGAATTGGAATTATGCGGAGCCAGGAATACTTAATTGGGATCATATAACAAGCTGGAATTTACTTAGCGAAGATAAAGATTTTAAATATGCAGGAGTTAATCCGTAAACTTGTATGCGGATTTAAAACCTTCTCTGATTGACTTGGAAGATGAACATACATCGACAGGGCGCAAGGGTAATGCCAGCGTGAGAGACTAAGTGAGAAGGACATAGAAATATGTATGCGATAGTCCAGACCACGATTAGAATTGTGTTTGATACTAATTGAGGCAAGGTGCAGAAGAACCTCTTCCAGCAGGAGGTAGTTGTTTATTAGGCAGTATAAATTTATCTGAATTTATTGTTAGTCCATTTACAGATAAAGCAACATTCGATTATGCTGATTTTAACGAAGCTGTAAGACAAGGTGTTATTGCACTAAATGAAGTCTTACATGAAGGTTTGACATTACATCCTCTCAAAGAACAAAGAGATAGTGTCAATGATTGGAGGCAAATTGGATTAGGTACTTTTGGTTGGCATGATGCTCTTATAAAATTAGGTATTAGATATGGAAGTAAACATTCATTAGATTTGGCAGATGATATTGGATTTAATATGATAAATACTGCCATAGCTTATTCAGCGGAGTTAACTAAAAAATATGGCAGATATCCAAAATATAATCAAGATGCTATATTTAATAGTAAATTTTTTCTACAAAATACAAATGCAATAACAAAATCTCTTGTAATGCAATTTGGACTTGCGAATAGCCAACTTCTTACCATACCACCAACTGGTTCAATAGGAACTATGCTTGGCGTAAGTACGGCCCTTGAGCCAATGTATAACATATCATATACTCGCAAGACTGAATCATTGCATGGTAAAGATCAATCATATAAAGTTTATACTCCAATCGTTGAACAATATATGAAAATTAAAAATATAGTTAATGAAAGTGATTTGCCAGATTATTTCAATACTGCAATGACTTTAAATTATAAAGAACGTATTGAAATGCAATCCATCTGGCAAAAACATATAGATGCTTCGATTAGTTCTACGGTAAATGTCCCAAATAATTTTACAGTTGATGAAGTTGAAAGTTTATATATATTAGCATGGGAAATGGGTTTAAAGGGAGTAACAATATATAGAGATAATTGTGCTAGAAATGGTATTCTTACCAATACTAAAGAAATAAAAGAAGAAGTTATATCTGAAATACCAAGAGGATTTATTGAAGATGTTCCTGAAGGATTAACATATCGTAAATATAAACTTAGGTCTGGCTGTGGTAATCTATATTTCTTCGTAGGTGTAGATGAATCTGAAGGTAAAATTTATGATTGCTTCACCAATACTGATGGCGTTGGTGGCTGTATGGTTAACACACAGGCTAATAGTAGGCTCTTGTCAGCAGGTATGCGAGGTGGAATACCAATTGAGTATTTAATTACTCAGCTCGAAAAATCGGGTACATGTGCAAGCTATCAAGCTCTACGTGGCAAACAAGTTGGCATGTTAAAGGTTAAGAGTTTAGTAAGTAAACACATATCTAAAGAATTACAACAAGAAATTAGTGAATTAATTGGCAAACCAGTAAGTGTCGGTAAATCTTGTGCTTCAGCAATAGCCAATGTTTTAAAAAATATTCTTAAAGAATTAGAAGAAGTCGAATATGAACCGATTGAATATCAGATAGCTACAAAAAAGGAAATTGACGAAATAAAACATACTGAATGTAAACATGAAAGAATGCAAAGATCCGGTGGATGTTCAGTGTGTCCTGATTGTGGATTTAGTAAATGCGACTAATTCAAATATTAAGGAGTATAAATAATGGATAGACTTATTTTTGCAAAGATGAAATCAAACGCTGTTATTCCCTCAAAACGTGAAGAAGATGGTTGTTATGATATATATGCTTGTTTTGATGAAGATTATATATATTTAGTTCCAGGAGAGATTAAACTTATTCCTACCGGTATCGCAAGTGCTTTTGACAAACAATATCGTGTATCTCTAAGAGAACGTGGCAGTACAGGGACTAAGGGACTAAAAGTAAATGCAGGTCAGATTGATTCTGGATATAGGGGAGAATGGTTTGTACCTATAAATAATACAACTAACAAGCCTATTGTAATCTATAAGGATGAAGAAATAAAAAATAAATATGCTTCAGATACAGTTATTTTTTATCCATATACAAAAGCAATAACTCAAGCAGCTCTTGAAATAGTTCCTGTTGTAAAAATAGTAGAATCATCTTATGAGGATATATTACTAATTACATCTGAACGTGGATCAGGAATGCTTGGATCTAGTGGAAAGTAAGGAAGGTTTAACCGCCTTTCCTTATTTCTGAATAAAACGATTATTTTATGAGGATTTAAATATGTATGATTTAGCTGTTGATGGATTTAGTGAAATAAAACCACCTAAAGGTGGTTCGGGCGTATCGAAATCTTGTGACCATAAGTATATATTAATACATACAACTCACATTTGTTATACAAACCAAACCGAAGATTTATTTTATTGTGAAAGATGTCTGGATTATCAAAAAAGAATAAGATAATAAAAATTAAATTTTATTTACTTGTAGTGTCGGAATAGGTAGACGATAGTAAGCCGTTTTCAAGGTGTTTGTAGTGAGCAGTAATGCATATGAGCTACATCAAGCATGGGACATCCGGTTAATAAAAATAGCCCACCATGTAGAGTGCAAATCTCTACCTACAAGTATTTATTATTAAAAATTTAATGGGTAGTGACCTACCACTAGAAGGAGCCAAATATATGTTTAATTTCTTAAAGAGAAAAAATGGGGAAATAATCTTAACACCCTCAATGATGATTGAGAAAGCAACCGGTATTGTAAATAATGCAATTAACATGTTTAAGGTTGCAGTTGATGAAATTGATAAAGCAAATTCTCTCTTAGGTGACTCAAAAGCTGAGAGTGAAGCAAAAATTAAAAATCTAGAATCTCAGCTTTCTGATACTCATAGCATAAGAAATGAAGCAGAGTCTTCAATTAAAGCCAATATAGTTCTTAAAGAAAAGCTTAGTCAGTTTATTGTTTAATTTTATTAATTTGCGGAAGTTTCCGAGTGATTAAAGGAATGGGATAAATGGAGCATGTATACACTGTGAACCATTTGCAAATCTCATGCATTATGCTTCGTGGGTTTGAATCCCACCTTCCGCATAATTTATAAAATGATGATTTTATGGAGGTAATATGTTTAAAAAAATTAAAGAGTTTTTAGATCTACAAATACAACTGCTATTGAAGCAATTAGAAATTGCTATAAAAATCTCAAACGATATTGATGCTAGGAAACAATGGAATCTAGAAACAGGAAGAAAGTTTAATGACTTAATATCTAAATATCCGATATCAGAAGATGAATTGCTGTCTATTTCTGAAACTGTTTGTGATTTTGTCGCTGTAACTAGGATTACAAATATTAAAAAATATCTGTTTACAGATTATGATTTGAAATTACCAAGGCGATTAAATAAATAAAATACAGATTTTATAAGTAAGGGAGAAAAAATATGGATATCAAATTGTTTTCATTAATAGTCAAAAAATTAGGCAAGTCAGATCTTGATGATTTTGAATGTACATATGATGGTAAGATTTATGGATTCAAGGGTGTTGGTGATGATAAGTGGGATGATGAAGGAAAGTATCAGTACAAATATGAAGAGGGTCAATTAATTGAAATGAACGAGAAGTACAAAGAAATACAATCGTTTAATTTTGGTGTAGCACGTTCAGTTCAAAGAAGTGGTTCATATTTTTCTGATTATAATTATGAATATGATCCTTATGAATTTTTTGAAATTACTGAAATCATAATACCTGAAAAGATTATTCCTGCCCATACGGAAAATAAATGGAATAAGTTAAAAATTGATTTAAGGGTAGTTATTGATGAGGAAGAAGAAAGGGCAAAACAAGCTGAAGCCGAAAGAATTAGATTAGAGGAAGAAGCAAAAGCTGAAAAGGAAAGACTGACTAAACTTTATCCTATGAATAATAGCACTATAATTCAAAAAGTTAATAAGAACTTCAAAAAGAGAGGCATGGAAAAATTCTCTATTATTGATATGAGAAAAGAATATTTTGATATAGCTGTTAAAGAAAAATTAGAAAGTCAAGATTGGATTGACTATCATAGAAAATTGCAAACACAATAAAATGCTTGATCTATTCAGAAAGGAATTGAATAATGAATAATTTTGACTGGCTTAAAATAATGGATAATGGAGAATTTTGTGACACAATTATTAAGGCTGGATTTTATGAAATGACGGTAAATGAATTTTGCCGTTGGCTAAAAGAAGATTTAGAATCTGAGTTTTATAAGAAAGGAAAAATTAATGGACGATTATCAAGAGTTAGCAAAATTAAAATGTGAAAATGATGAGCTGAAACATCGATGTGCATCTTATGAAAAAATACTTGAATGTTATGAAAAGATGATTTCAAAAAGACAAATTATTGAATATTTGATAAATAACAGGTTTGATTTTAAATAAATCCTGAATTTTATTTTAAAGGAGATTTTATGAAAATAAAATGCAAATATAAACCAGGAGACATTAGGATTATAAAAAGATTTCTTATATTACCCAAAACAATAAACGGCGAAATTAGATGGTTGGAAAAGGTAAAAATAAAGCAGCGATTTGAATTTTATATTGATGTTGTCATCCCATTATCAGAATGGACTAATATTGAATGGGTAAATTAGGGAGAAAAATATGAATTTAAAAATAAGTAAATTATGCGAAATTTTAGCTTTTAAGTTTGGACAAAAATCATTATATTTTGAGTTAAAACATTATATAAAAAATAATGAAAGTCATTTTAGAAGAATACATTATTGGGAAAGAGCTATGGGTAAAACCTACACTCTTATTAAATTAGCCAATAAGTTTAAATGTCCAATTGCGGCAAAAAGTCAATCATCAATAAATTATATAAAAAGATTGGCAACACAATTAAAAATAAAAGACTTAGTAATTCTATCATGTAATAATTCTATAAGAGGCAAGAAATTTGATAGGATTTTATGTGAAGAAGGTATAGATGGAGAATTCATACATGAAGTATTAAAACCAATGTCTAAATGTCTAAATGTTTAGTAGGGTATACCAGTGTTTATTAAATAAAATTTATTTTTTGTTCGAAAGGAGACAACATGAATAGTGAGGCAGAAGTTTTACTTAATGAAAATAATAATGATATGGTAAAAATAAAAACCGGTCAGGAATTTAGAGAATCAGGATTACTTTGGTTTATAAATTCAATACTTCATACATTTGGTTGGGCTATAGCATGGAATCCAGATACAGATGAATTATTAGCAACCAGAGTGAAATTTAGAGGATTTGATGAAAAGACTTCAACGGCTGGATATCAAAAAGTAAGTCAGTATTTGAAAGATAATATTGATGAGATATTAAAAGAATCTTTAGAATAGGAGAATTTTATGTATCAAAGGCTTTTTAGAATAGTATGTGATGATTGGGAAGTACTCTATGACATTGATAGGAAAATGATATGTCAAGGCCATGAAATACTCTGGGACGAATGGTTTAAAGTAGGTCAAAAAAATCCAAATGCAAAAATGTGTTCCATATATCTTACTGAGAAAGATCAAGATGAATTTGACTTATGGGATTTTCCTGTATATTTTGATAATCTACCAGAGGCAATAAGAAGTAAAATATCATGCTAAATACAGGAGATTGTAATGACAAGAGATAAATTTAAACTATATACTTGGGAATTAAAACATAGAATAAATCAACAAAATATTATTGAAAGACAATGCTCAGTATGCAAAGAGTGGAAAATAGAAAATGAAGAAAATTTTTATTATATTAATAAAAACAAAAAAGAATTAGGGTTTTCAGCTCGATGTAGAGAATGCGGAAGAAAATATTCAAGAAAAAAAATTACTGATGATCCCACATATAATAGGGAAAGCGCAGCAAAATTTTATAAGGCAAACAGAGAACAAGAAATTGAGAGATTAAGACAATGGCGAATAGATAATGCACAAAGGAAATATGAATATCAAAAAAAGTATTATGAAGAACATCCGCATCAAATAAGGGCTTATAATTACAATAAACTGCATAATGCGTTGCATGATATTACTATTCAAGAATGGGAAAATTGTAAAAAGTATTTTAACCATCGATGTGCTTATTGTGGGCTACCAATAGAAAAACATTTGGTTACTTATCGTAATACATTGAGGTTCACTGATTTTCACAAAGAACACGTAATACATAAAGGGAGTAATTACTTAGACAATTGTGTGCCAAGTTGCAAAAATTGCAATAGTCAAAAATGGGAGTTTGCTCTGGAAGAATGGTTTAATGTAAATAACTCAATATTTTCTCAAGAAAGACTAGAAAAAATTCATCAGTGGTTAAGTGAAGATTACAAAAAATATATAAAAAATTAATTAAGTATATACTTTTATGGAGGATAAAATGAAAGAAAATTTAACTGAAGTAATATTTATTCTTGATCGGAGTGGATCAATGAGTCCTCTTACAAATGACACAATAGGAGGTTTTAACACCTTTATAGAAAAGCAAAAGGAAGTATCTGGTGAAGTACTTCTAACTACAGTACTCTTTGATGACCAGTATGAAATACTGCATAATGGAGTAAATCTCAAAGAAGTAAAGGCTCTTACCAATAAGCAGTATTTCACAAGGGGTTGGACGGCTCTATTAGATGCTATAGGTAAAACTATTAATACTGTCGGAGCTAGGCTTAATAATACTCCTGAAGATGATAAACCTTCAAATGTAATAATGGTTATAACTACTGACGGAGAAGAAAATTCAAGTAAAGAATTCAATCAGGCTCAGATAAAAGAAATGATTGAACAGCAAACTAAAGTATACAATTGGACGTTTCTTTTCTTGGGAGCTGGGATAGATAGTATTGCTACAGCTAAGAGTTATGGAATAAAAGGTAATATGGCTTCAAATTACTCCGCTAGTAGTATTGGAACACAGTCTTTATATAACTCGGTTTGTGATTCGGTTGCTAGTTATAGAGCTACTGGAAAAATTGATGCCGATTGGAATAAAGATATAAAATAAATATTTTATAGAATAGGAGAGTAAAATAATGCAATTATACAATTTAAGCAAAGCATACAACGAATTATGGGAAATGGTCGAAGATCCTGAAATGGATTTAGAATGTTTAGAAGATACTATATCCGGTATCGAAGGTGATATTGAAAACAAGGCCGAGAACATAGTTAAATTCATGAGGTCACTCGAAGCCTATGAAGCTGCAATTAAAAAAGAAGAAGATAACCTTACCGCTAAAAGAAAAACTCTCGAAAATAGGCGTGAGAGGCTCAAAGGATATCTTGATACTAATTTGAGGACTATGGGCATTAAGGAATTATCTGCTGGTATATTTAAGCTCAAGTACCAAAAATCTCCGCCTAGTGTTAGGGCTGATGAAGCCAATGAAGGCCTTAAAGCTTGTAAGCGGTTTTGGGTTCAACATCCTGATACTCTTGATAAAAAAGGTTTATTAGAGGCTCTAAAAGCTGGAGAGATTATACCAGGAGCAGAAATATCTCAGGGAGATCATTTGAGAATCAGATAAATTTTAAATATATATTGACAATTCAAACACTTAGTAGTATAATATATATGTAAGGATGAAGAAGGGACTGAGAGATCGGTCCTTTTAAATCCGATAAAATCCGATGTTTATTCAGAAAGGATATTAATGATTAAGGTAGATAATATAGAAGTATTTAATCTTGAAGGTGCTATTCGTGGGATGCGTAACCCTTTAGAGAGTTGGAGCCAATCAGATAGTAAATGGGATTTACAAAGTCTAAATATTATTGAATATGTAATAGGCCCTAAAGATAAAGAATTAGCTTTAAAACTTATAAAAGCTGGCTCTGACCATCGAAAATTTCTTAGGCAAATATTTATATCTATGGATATTACAGCTCCTATGACTTGGTGGTGGGATCATGACACTTATAAAGTTTCGACAGTAAGGAACAGCACTTCTAGAATGCACAAACTCGGAACTAGGCTATTGACTCCAGATGATTTTAGTTGGGACGACGAAGACGGTGTAGTGAATATTACGCCATTAAGAAAGTATACACTAGATGATTTAAATAGCCGGATAGAACAGTTTCAAGAATTAAGAAAAACAAATATCAAAACAGCTATGAAATTGTGGAGAGATATTATATTGGATCTTCCAGATAGTTATAATTTTCTGTCTACATGGACAGGTAGCTACGAAAACTTGAGGAATATTTATCCTGCAAGAAAAAATCATAAGCAAAGAGAATATAGAGATTTTTGTAAGATAATTGAGGGATTGCCTAATGCAGAATTTATAACAATTAACAATTAAAATATTAAGGAGTAAGATACATGATAAAAGATTCAGGAGCACGTAGAGAATTTACTAGCGGTGCGGTAAGAGATATAGCAGAAGGAAAGGGTCGCTGTGACCTACTTCCTTTAGATATATTAGGTCATTTTTTAGAATCAGAAGTTTTGCTTAATATAGATGAATATATATGGACAGGCGATGCGAAAGCTCTTTGGAGTGCAATAAAGAGTTTTTGTCAAGAATATTCAGGAAAAATTCCTGATGTTTATACGGCATCATTAGAAGCTTCAATTCAATATGAAGAAGGTGCAAAAAAATATTCACCCAGAAATTGGCAAAAGGGCATAGATCTTCATTGTTTTATTGATAGTGGAGTACGGCATTATCTAAAGTTTAAAAGAGGTGATAATGATGAACCTCATGATAGGGCGTTTATATGGAATATGCTTGGTGCTTTGTGGACACAGAAAAATAAGCAAGAGCTTATCGATTTGCCATTTGCAGAAACAGTACAAGGAGGTAATTAATGAATAAAGTTAAATGCTATCTTGCTGGAAAAATGTCGGGGTTAACTTGGGAACAGATGAATGGATGGAGAGAAGAAGCTACAAACCTTTTTAACAAAAAAAATAATAATATTCATCTAGAAAATCCATGCAATTATTACAATTTTGAAATAGATCCTGCGTCATTTTCAGATCATGAGTGCAAAGAATTTGATTTATGGCTAATTAAAAATTGTGATGTCGTTCTAGTTAATCTTGGATTTTCAAGCAGTATAGGTACAGCTATAGAACTTGAGTTAGCTTCTCGCTTCTGGAATAAACCTGTAATAGCTTATGGATATCATGATGAGGTTCACCCCTGGATGAAGCTATCAGTAACAAAGTTTTGCAACTCCCTAGAAGAAGCTATTGACCATATCTTAAAGTTTTACGTTTCAAATATATAATGGCAAGAATTGAACTCTGTTCCAATTTTGAATGTAAACATAAGTATTGGTGTAAAAAATATTGCACGAAATCTCACGATGACTATAAAAACTCAACAGATCTAAAAGATGAGTGTAATGAAGCCAATAATTATGTTTTATTCAAGAACTGGAAATATGAATAAAAGTAAGATTTTATGTATTAATTGGAGGTAATATGTTTAAAAAAATTAAAGAGTTTTTAGATCTTCAAATTCAATTATTGTTAAAACAATTAGAAATTGCTATAAAAACTTTAGATGAGACTGACTTCAGAAAACAATGGAATTTAGATACAGGTAAAATGTTTAATGATTTAATATCTAAATATCCAATATCAGAAGAAGAACTGTTATATATTTCTGAAACCGTTTGTGAATTTGTTGCTGTAACTAGAGTTACAGATATTAAAAAATATCTATTTACAGATTATGAATTAAAAATACCAAGGCGAAAAACCAAATAGAATTAAAGTTTTATCAGAAAGTGAGGTTAAAATGAATTCAAATATTATTAAAGATTTAGTTAATGAAGAACTGAGAAAAGCAACTGAAAAATTTAAACCACTTAAATCAACGCATGAGGGATATGCAGTAATTCTCGAAGAGATTGATGAGTTATATGATGATATAGATTGTATAAAGTCATATATAAATAAAATATGGGTTCAGGTAAAAGCCAACAATAAAAATGTAGACACTCCATCAATGGAATATTCAGTTGAATATCTTTATAGTTATGCTTTATTAGCTATAAAAGAAGCTATTCAAGTTGCTGCAATGGCGAAGAGATTTCAGATGGATATATTTAATTAGATCAAATTAAATAGTGGCAGGTCAATCCTGCCTTTGACATAGAGAGGTGATTAATTGAGGGAAGAATTAAAGTGTATGATTTATAAAAATCATTTAAATCAATGGGAATATGGCGAAGAATTTTTAAACTGGCTTCAGAACAATGCCAGTAATTTTTCTGGATTGTTGCCACTTACAAAGTATATGGATATGAATCTTGATACAATAAGAAGAATAATTGATAACAATAATTTGACTATGAGTTATAATCCACAACTTAATAAACATTCTCCAGAATATAAAGCATTGTATCAAAATTATGATTGGTGTTATGAAAAATTTATGGTTGAGGGTTTAAATCATGATGAGATGGCAAAAGAAGCTAATGCTTCGAAAAGGGTAATTAAAAAATGGATAACAGAAATACATAGAATAACACCGGAATATAGACAAAAAACTACTAAGTTTACCAAACAACAACACGACCTATTAATAGGATCTTTACTTGGTGATGGTCATATAGATAAACGTGAAACACAACCAGTTTTTATAGTATCACATGCAAACAATCAAAAGGATTATTTGTTTTATAAATATGATATATTACAAAGTTTATGCAATAAAGAACCTTCTTTTATAAATTCTTCAACTAAAAAATTTGGGGATAAGGAATATGCTGTACAATCAGCATATAGAATTTGCACTAGAATTTATGACGAATTTAAAGTATATAGAAGTATGTCAAAAAGAGAATTAATAAATGAATTAAACGAGTTTTCTTTAAGCATACTTGTATTGGATGATGGATTTAGAGGTAAATCATATTGGAATATATGTTTGGCCGAATACTCTCAAGAGGATATTGAATTTACTTTAGCAGTTTTAAAAGATAAATTTGGTTTAAATGCTCGTCAATCAAATCACGATAAACGGTATATAAATACTACCTCAGACTCATCTAGAAAACTAGATGAAATAATACTAAAAAATATTCCTAATAATTTAGATATAATAAAGTACAAAATTATTGAAAATAATAATATTTGTGATGAGCAAGTTAGATTGATGATATCTTATAAAAATGAAATGTATTTATTGACAGATTTTGCATCAAAGTTTAATATGCCATATAACTTTGTTTGGGACAAATACAATAATAAGTATTGCGCCGAGGAAATCATCCATATGTATCATGGAGGTAAAAATGAAAAATTATATAGTGCATCATTTACATGATGATACTAGTAATTGTAATGGTTATGCTGATTCGTGTACTTCATATAAAGAATATATTAAACTTGCTAAAAAACAAAACATGAAAGCAATCGCTTTTTCAAATCATGGAGGAATATATGATTGGATTAAAAAGAAACAAGATTGTGATAAGGCAAGTATTAAATATATTCATGGTATAGAACTATATGTCTGTACTAAACTTGAAAATGATGAACGTGGAAATCATATAGGATTATATGCTAAGAATTTTACAGGTGTACTTGAATTAAATTCTTTAATTTCAAAGTCTACTTCAAAAGGTAAATTGTCTGATAATACTGATAGACATATGTATTATAATCCAAGGATATCATTTGATGAATTACTAAGTACATCCGATAATATTATAGTTACAACCGCATGTCTTAATTCATTATTGTGGCATAAAAGAAATAATGTCGATGAATATATTTATGTTGAAAGATTTCTAAAATGGATGTCTAAGAATAGTCATAGATGTTTTTTAGAAGTTCAATATCATGGATGTAGTGATCAAATTGAATATAACAAAATGCTTTATGCATGGAGTAAACAATATAATATTCCGTTGATAGCCGGTACCGATACACACTCATCAAATGCATATAAAGCTGAATGCAGAAAGATTCTTCAGAAGTCCAAAAAGAGCTATTATGGTCAAGAAGACGAATTCGATATGATCTGGAAGACATATGATGAATTAGTTTTAAAATTCAAAGAACAAAATGCTTTGCCCGAAGAAGTGTATTTAGAAGCAATCAATAATACTAATAAGCTTGCTGATATGGTAGAAGATTTTAAACTTGATAAAACCTTTAAATATCCTAATTTATATGGTGATAATTCACTAAAGCAATGGCAGCAAGCAATCAATAAAAAATATAAGTATAAAAAAGATAATGGTATTATTGATGATAGTACTGGTATTTATATAAAACGAATTCATGAAGAATTTGAGGCAATGTCAAAACAGGGTATGGATAGTTTTATGCTATTTATGTCTGAATTAGTTGACTATTGTAATGAGAATGGTATACCCTATGGTTTTTGTAGAGGATCTGTGGGTGGAAGTGTAATTGCTTATATTACCGATATTACAGATGTAGATCCTGTAAAGTGGAATACAGTATTCTCACGTTTTTGTAATGCCGATAGAATTAGCCTTGCAGATATTGATATAGACTTCGCTCCTGAAGATAGACAAAAAGTATATGAATATATTATAAAAAGATTTACTCCACAAAAAACAGCTTATATTGCACAGTTTGGAACACTTAAAGATAGAGGAACGATTGAGACTCTTGCTAGAGGCTTAGAATACAAAGATTTAGATATAGTTATGAATATTAAAAATGAATTTGAAGAAATATTCGCTGAGTATAGTAAAATAATTCAAGAAGAAGTCAACCTTGAAGAGCTTGAAGGCGATGCAAGCGGTATAGATTTTGATTACCATGATATTTATAAAAATAGAATCAGAAATACTTTGGCTGTCGATAAGGTAGATATTCTCAAAGAAAGATTTTTAAAACTCAAATCTGATAACAAAGATATATTCTATTATTTCGATGGCATTAAAGGTACTATAGTATCTAAGGGGAATCATCCAGCAGGTATAATTGGATCTCCAATAACATTACCGGATAACTTAGGTGTATTCTACAAAGATGGTAATGAAGATATGCCTGTAGCTCAATGTGCCATGAAAGCAGTAGACTCAGTTAATTTTGTTAAATTTGATATACTAGGATTAAAAACCGTTGGAGTAATGAAAGATGTTTATAACTATATTAGCTCTCATTATTTAAAAGCACATGAAATTGATTGGAATGACGATGCAGTATGGGATGATATGATTAAATCAAAAGTTGGCGTATTCCAGTTCGAGGGGGACTACGCATTTGACTTACTACAACGCTTTCAGCCTCGCTATATAAATGACATGTCATTAGTTAATAGCGCATTAAGGCCATCTGGTAAATCATATAGAGATAGGTTAATTGCTAAAGAGTTTAATCAAAACCCATCTCAAGCTATTGATGAATTATTAAAGGAAAATTATGGATATTTAGTTTATCAAGAGGACACAATTAAGTTTCTCACTGATATTTGTGGTTTTAGTGGCTCACTTGCAGATACTACTAGAAGAGCTATAGGTAAAAAAGATATTGAATTATTAAATCAGCAATTACCTAAAATACTTGAAGGATATTGTAGTAAATCTGATAAACCAAGAGAAATTGCAGAACAAGAGGCTAAACAATTTCTTCAAATTATAGATGACTCTTCTGAATATCAGTTTGGATATAATCATTCAACTGGTTATAGTATGATAGGTTATGGTAGCACTAGACTAAAGACATATTATCCTTTAGAATTTATTACTGCATATCTTAATAGAGCTGAAAATGATATAGATGTTCAAAATGGAATTAGTTTAGCTAAAGAAAAAGGAATAAAAATACAACCTATAAAGTTTAGAAAATCTCATAATAATTATTGTCTTGATAAAAGTACTAATAGTATTTACAAAGGTTTGTCATCGGTAAAAGGATTTGGAGAAAGAAATAATATAGCTGAACAGCTATATAAACTAAAGGATAAAGAGTATAAGAGTTTTATCGATTTACTTTGTGATATTGAAAACGAAGCTTCTGTAAATCGAGGTCAGCTTGAAATATTGATTAAACTTGATTTCTTCAAAGAATTTGGAAACATTAATAAGCTTCTTAAAAGTGTTGAAATCTTCAATAACCTGTATGGAAGAAAGCAAATCAAGAAAGATCAGATTGAACAACTAGGATTGACCGAAGAGATTATTAGAAAGAATGGTTGTAAAGAAACTGCAAAACAGTTTAAGGATTTAAACATTATAGGAATGATTAATGATGTGTATAACTCTATTGAGGACACCAAAATATCTATTGCTGAAAAGCTGAAATATGAATTTGAATATTTTGGTTATTGCCAATCGACCTATAAATGTGACGAAAATTGTGTTTTCATATTTGAAGAGGATTTAACCTATACTCCTAAAATCAAATGTTATCATTTGTTAACTGGAGAAATCGAAGAGATAAAAGTGTATATGAATGTTTATTATTCACAACCCACAACAGATAATCCAGAAAGAAAACAATTATTAAAGCCTTTTGATATTATTTGTATTGGTAAAACAATAGACAGACAAAGAAGTAAAAAGAATCCAAATCCAACATGTGAAGAAGATAAATGGTTGCCAGGTGAAGGCACAGAAAAAATCATGTTTAGCTGGACTAAAATTCAAAGCATAAACAATTAAAAAATTTAATAGTAAAGGGTGATTATTATTTACCTACTCAGTTTCGACCAGGCAGGAAAACTTGGCTGGTCTTTATTTGACACTGAATCTAAAAAACTTATAGACTATGGAATTGAAGATTTTACAAAAGTTAGAACACCTGAAGGAAGAATCTCAAAAATCAAAACCAGAATGAATGAATTAATCATAACTACCAAAGCCGAAGTATTTGCCATCGAGAACATCCAATACCAAGGTATGCTTAATGCTTATACCTTCTTAGCTAAACTGCTAGGAGTAGTTGAGAACAATTTTTTTGAAAAAGAAATGGTATATATAATGGTAAAATCCTCTGAGTGGAAAAGCACATGTGGAGTTAAAGGTAGAAAAAGAGAAGAACAAAAAGCTAACG